CCCTCCACCCGAGGGTGAAGACTGGTACTGGATAAGCATCTGTTGGTTAGCTCTATTACCCTGGTTTCCTGCACCCCCTCCACCCCCACCCCCATAGACACTGTATCCTTGTGAATTGTACCTAAAGTCTGTGTTAACATCTCCTTGAACATAAAAAGCAGGTGTCCCTGCATACGCCGGTGGATTTTGATTGTTACCTTGCCAATTTCGACCCCCTGTTCCACCATACCCTGTAGATGTTGCACCATTTCTTAGCCAGAGCCTATTGTTAAAAGCATTTTGAAGATATACAGTCTGATAAGTCTCTGCAGGTTGATTAAAAAATATAGTAGTCGAGTTGTTGTTTGAACCAAAAGACCCTCCGTTCTGTTGGTATATTTGCATCAATGCCATGCTACACACACCCCTGAGACCTCTCGATCCCTGAGTAGATGCAGTTGGAAAGTTCCAGTTGACCCTGTTCCCTTGCCCAGTGTGGTAATACTGTGACATAGAGAGACCATATCCTAAAACCTGATTCACTCTATTCATAGGCGCGGTCTGTGTACCCTGGTTATTCCAAGGCGTATTAGCCATTTCTAATTAAAAACAACATATTATTTTACTGTAATGTACTCGGTGATGAAAAACATCATATCACTAGAGCATGCTGAAATTTTAGCATCTATAGTTCGGTCACAACCTGTAAAGAAAGGTGACGATACAGTCCCTGATTCTTATTCATATTACAACTTGCCCGAAGTCAACATTCTGCTTGGTCTTTTGTGTGAACGAGTTTCGGCCAATTGTGGAAAAAAGCTTCTGCCTACATACTCATATACACGGGTCTACAAAAATGGTACTGAACTTAAAAAACACACAGACCGCCCGTCTTGTGAATGGTCCGTGACAATAAACCTGAGTCAGGACACGCCTTGGCCAATATTTATGGGCGGCACTGAACTAACCCTCGGTGTGGGCGATGGCTGTGTGTACCAAGGCTGTCTCATCGAACACTGGAGGACAAAATTCACAGGAAAAGAATACATACAAGTGTTCCTCCACTATGTCGACGAAAATGGACCATACAAAGTAAACTGGTACGATGCGGAACACAAAAAAGCAGATACAGCACTTTTTAGCTACAAGTACATCAGCCTAAACAACACAATAGACTGGTGGCAATCCGCAAATGTATTCAACACACAAGAATGCACTCAAATTATTAACATGTTCAAAAATAATGTTAATAAATCAACTGTCGGAGACGGTAAAATTAAAGAAAATTTAAGAAAAAGTCAGAATAATTGGATTATTAAAACAAAAGATAACCATTGGATTTATCATAAAATTTTCGAAGCTGTTGGATTCGCGAACGACACTTTCTTTAACCTTAAGATTTCTGAACTTGGTGAAGAAATTCAGTTTACAAAATACAGTGAAGATGAATACTATAATTGGCACATTGATTTTACTCCTGAAAATAATAGGAAACTAAGTGCATCTGTTCAGCTTTCGGACTCTTCCGATTATGAAGGTGGTGAGCTTGAGTTTGGTCCTGATATGGGGGTGGCTAGCAAAGATCAGGGAACTGTGATTGTTTTTCCGTCATTTATGAGTCACAGGGTGAAACCGGTTACGCGTGGAACTAGGTATTCCTTGGTCGCGTGGATTACTGGCCCTCCTCTTCAGTGAGTGTCGGTACTATTATGTACCCTTCATCTATCCACCACTTGAATGTAAATGTGTTGGGAAACATAACACTCGCATGAGCACATACATTTAAAACTGAGAATTTCTGTTTAAAATTAATTTGATCCAAAAATATAAAAAAGTGTGCAAACTGAGGAAACAATTGGGTCTTGGGCAGGTCACTTGATTTTATTACTTTGAACTTTGGTTGACCTTGATTGATCGGGACATCCAACTTTGTTTTTTCATAGTACTCATTTATACGAGTATAATATTGTCGTGTAAGTTCTTCATTATCTTCATCATTGATACCGTGTTCTATAAATCTATCGGCCTGTTCTAGCGTAACTTCATTAACAAATGTGTGGACATAGTCGGCGTCGTAGTATACAACTTGGAGTTCTGAAAGAATGTGTAGTGGGTAAGGGTTCCACAGGTACAGAAGGTCCCGGTCTTCGGGTGGGAAAAACAGTATTCTTTTGGTTCCTTTTACTTGGTGCAGGTAGTTGTCATCTAAATCATAGTGTAAAAGTGTACGAACATTCCCAAAATTAATCCATACACTATTGTTTCTGTACTGCCTTTTTCTGTCAGTGGCATACTTGTCCAAGTGGGGAAACTTTCTACTCTGGACCACATATGAGTGTGGGTCTTTCTCTTCATAAAACTGTTTGAGTGGTTTCAGAACTTGTTGTTTGAGTGAATCTTTGCATTTTGAAATTATATTAGATGATCCAAATAAATTCGATGAACTGATGTTTACTTCAACTTCTGTATTTTCGTCCAGTTCTAAATCTTTTATTTCGTGTCTGAATTTTATTGGGATGTCGTTGTTTCTCGTACCCTCTTCGACATCAGATATGTACCAAGAGTTTACAGCTTCGTTCAGCTCACCTTCTGAAAACACGAAATGAAACCAGCCAGCCGGAATAAACACACCCTCACCGGGACCTATTGTAATTTCTGATTTGTGTGCAGTGTAGTACAGTGGATAAAGAATTTTGTCCGGAAATTCATCTTCTATTTTGGAATATCTCCTTTCACTGAAAAACTGTTCAACATTCATGCTGTATCTACATATGAAAAAATAAATCAAGATAATAGAATGGAGACGCTGGTCTATGCAGATTCAAGAAATCGTGATTCAAATCTGTATCCTTCAGGAAACTCGTATGTGCTCCACCTGACCAATCCTCTCAAGGGTGTCACCCAAGTGGATCTTGTTGCGGCTGAATTTCCAAATACATTCTATAATTTGTTGAATGGAAAGGCTTGTATCACCTTTAACGGTACCGAATTTCATCTGAGTCCAGGGTACTATACTGCCGGTGGTCTCGCGGGTGAGTTCAACAACAGGCTCCCACCAAGTCAGAATGGATATCAATTTTCAAATGTAAATTGGATATGTTCCCAGGGTAGGTATCTGTTCGTGTCTGGCTCCTCCTTTACACTTTCAATTTCGAATTCAATTTCAAAATTAGTAGGTATACCTGCAGGGACTTATACTTCCAACTCCACCTCTACTGACGAGGTCCTGAATCAGATGTATGGGGGAAGTGCATGGTTTATAAAGTCTCACAAGATGGCCGACTTTTCAACTAATGAATTCATATTTTTGGACATAGAGGAGCTCAGGACCCCAACCACTTCTGAGGCACTCGCTATGAAACCTGACGGTTCAGGAACATTCAGCGGTGCAAATGCACGAAATTCATTTGGTATGATTCCTGTCAATGTCAACTCTGGGGCGGTCAAGTCTTTCAACGAGGGTTCTGATTTTGAAATCAAAATTGAGTATCCCCACCCGATAGATGTCATAAGTCGTCTGACGATACGCTGGGTGGATGCCTCCGGACAACTCGTGAGCTTTAATGGAATAGAAAACAATGCCGCCCTGCTCAGATTCCACCAGGACAAGAAAGAGCCCCCGCCGCCCCCGCCTGAAATAGACAAGGTTGAACTCAGAAGAATCCTGGAGGACATGATTACAGTTCAGAAACCACAAAAGGAGGAGGAAAAGCGTCCTCTTGTGGGTCGTTGGACCCTGGTTATTTTTTTGATTTTAGCTGTAGTTGTCTATTATTACACGAAACGAGTTAGCGCCGTGGTTCCTGTCGTTCAGGGTCCACCTGCTGTGAGACCAGCCCCACTTGTTTAGCGGGTCACTGCGTAGATTGGCTGGCCTGGCTCCTTGATCTGCACATTAGTCACCAGAGCCTTGATGCTCAGGTACACCAGGATGGACAGCAGGGTGGTGAAGATGGCGCTCAGCACATAGTACTGGCCGCCGTTCTTGCTCACCTGAACCACCTGGGAGATCATGTAGCGGACTGCGTCCATCCATGCGACCGCGGCCGCAAAGGAGAAACCTGCCACAATAGAGTTCAGAGACTGGGACTCGAGCTGGAGAGCAACTGAACCAACAACACCTGCCATATGTACTATTTATCACGAAAAAAATCTTCCTCCTCTTCTTCGTACTCCTCCTCCTGAAGAATTTTGGAATATTTCACCTTGGATGGAAGCTCGTCCTCTGGCTCTTCCACCTCGACTTCAACAAACTCTGTGTACTGACGCGTTGGCTGATATGGGACAGGGTCATTTATATTCAATCCTGTTATATACTGTTCCATCCATTAAACCTAATTTAGTTATACATTCTGTCCTGCCCGGTCTACCGCATTCTTGAGTGACTGTTCCAGTGGGCTCTCTGGGACCCAAGAGTCCCAAGTATCGAAACACTCATTCATCTTGACAATCATCTCATCTGTGCCTGTGTACCGTGTAAACTCATTCCCTTCTGAGTCATCTACGACGCCTTCCGAATCTGTTTCCCACTCCTCTTCATCCTCCTCGTCTTCCTCATAAATTTCAGGAAAAAGAGTTCCAACCTGTTTTCCTGCGACATTTCGGGCCGCAAACATAAGTCCTATCTGGACATCCTGTTGTGTCACCACATCACGGCCACAAGCCTTGGCGTAATGTGATGCCAGAACAACTCCGGACTCGAGCACAGGCAAAAAGAGGTCTGAGATCTCCTGGGGGATCTCTGTCGCCATACTTAGTTACCTGGGAATCTGTTTATCTGACCGTACTCCTCATTGTTGGGGAACAGAACACGACCCTCCTTGAAAAAGTTATAACTTACTGCATAGACCCTGATAAATCTACTCTGACTACTTGAATTCATTGTCAATTCTAAAACTTGATTATTAATTCGAGACATGTTCACCTGACCGCACGGTACTGGGTTTTCTGGATCTAGGCTGAATGAATACATATAGAACTTTCGATCGGGTACACGGGTGTGGTACTCCATCGCCTGGACCACCCTCAGGTACAGTGGGACACCTATGTTCTTGTCTATTCTGTCAGCGTTGTTCAATTTTAAAACTAAATTGGAAAGTTGTTCTGAGGTACCGTTTGTGTAGGAAGTCAGGTCACCACTGAAATATCCGTCAGTTGTGTAATCAAATGAAAATGCATTTGTATTTTGGATGACCAAGAACAGTTCTTTAACTGGATTCATAAAACCTAACTGGAGTCTGACATTGTTTACGCCTTGAGGTGCAAAAAATTCGACTCGTTGGATTTGCTCATAGATCTGGATATCTCTTTTTAATTTAGTTCCTAAATAGGCATACTCTACGAGGATCTGCATATTTATAGGCAGGGTGTATTCGTACACTGGTATGGTGAAGAGTGATGACTTTCTGAGCACGACGCGCAGCTCTACATGTGCGTCTCCCATCTCAAATCCCTTTTGAAAACAGGAAAAGGGCAGGGGGAGGGTGTATTCAGAGTTTACAGTGGCTGAAGTTGCGGGATAGACGCGGCCCGAAAGGTACTGGAGGGTAGTCTGCTTGCCCTTCGGGGTCTTCAAGTCGAACATCATCTCGATGTACTCGCCGTATAGACGCTCAACCATCTGACCATCGTACAAAATTTCAACATATTCAATCATATATGTCATCACCGAGTCGCAAAAGGCGGACGGGATAATTGGAGGAATGAATTTTAGGTATACATTTGTGATTAGATCACCTCTTTTTGTAATTTGTACCAAGTTATCAGTGCCGAAACGGACATCTGTATCGAAGGACAACACCTCGAGGCGTTTTGCAAATGGAATTTGACCGGTGTATTTTTCTAAAAAGTATGTTATTTCAGGGTCGCCTACAAGCATAACATCGTCTGCCCCAAAGTAGGCAAGTGTGGCTCTTCCAGCCATCTCTGATATTTACACCTAAAAAAAGAAGGCTTGGTTTAGTGCACGCTTCGCGTGTTCGAGTGGACTCTATGAGTCCTAACACTTAGTGCACCTGTGAAAAGTTGAACATGAGTCCGGCCAGACCATTTTCGATTCTTAATATGTTATAATTCATAGCATACACACGAAGGAGTCGACCGGTCGAAGTAAGTGGATTCAGTGTGAGCTCAAGAGCTACATCCTTGATTCTGCTCAGATTAACCTGTCCTGTTGGTCTTGGATTCATAGGGTCATTTGCAAACGAGTAGACATAAAAAGCTCGTACTGGTGTGACATTGTATTTTTGAAATGTCTGCACATACTGGAGGTATTGCGAGTCGACCACTTGTCGACTCAGAAACTCCTGACCGTTGAATTTCAATCCTAAATTCAAAAGTCCGTTGTTTGAAAAGTCATACGGTGCCTGTCCTGCATTTTGAATTACAATGTATAATTCACGGACAGGGTTCAGGAACGGTAGACTAAACACTCCTGTTGAAAAATTTGGTTCAAGAATAAATGATATAGCCTGGGACTGTGTAATAAGGTATTCGAGCCTGTTGTTATTCATCCACTTGGTTTCATTTTCGGACAAGAATCCGTACTCGACAATCATCGTCATAGACATACTCTGATTCAGGGATGAAATATTAGAAACAAATGTCAAATTGGAAAATGGTTGGAGTGTCACGGCAACCTCGAGATCAGATCTTCCGAGTGCACACACCGGAATGGAAAGTTCTGAATTTCCATAGAAATAGAATGGTAAATTAGTGTAATATGTCCGGCCCGGATCGAACACATTGGAAGTGTCTTGTTTTCCAGTCAGCAGTTTGAGTCCGGGCTGATTTTCATATGGAACATACAAATCATTGTACAGTTCGATTTGTTCACCGGACAAGCTCTGGATGACTTGGCCGCCAATTCTGAGGTCTGCTTGTTGTATAGCGTATGTACCGACCGAGTCCACATAGGTGTAGACGGGCACCAAGTTACTTGCGAAAATTCCGAGAGAAAAGACGGTATTGGCATACACGGATGTTGTTGTTCCGGTTGATGTTAAGAATGATACAGATGCAAGTGCGGGCGTAACAGGTGATGCATTTGGGATGTAAAAAGGTATTCCCACGACATATGGCGGGAGCAGACCGACGCTAATCACGTGGGTCGCTGTAGTTGTGTAAGAGCCCGTGATAGACACAGTCACGGATTTGAGTACATCCTGTGTACACAAAACTGCTTGGAGATAATACAACCCACCCACATAAATTGCAATTTGAGAACCGGCTCGTGCAATTTGATTGGTGCCTCCGTACTGGGTCCAACCTGCTCCGTTAAAGTTGATTGGCGAACTCAAAATAAAACTTGGAATGTTCGGCACAAACATAAGACCGTTTTGAGGATACGACGAAGTTGGGATCAGGGCTGTGTTCTGGATAAAGTGAATATAAGAAACATTTGAACCCACAATTGTATCTGTAGTGACGGACCCTGTCAAGCTCTGCATTGTGATGTCGATAAAGTAGGGTAGTGAAGTGTACGAAACATACACTGGGAGCATAAAGTCCAGACTGGCAAATCCGTACTGGCCCTGGTATGTCGTGTAGGTGTATGCATTTGCACCGCGTGTGCCGTTGCTAATCGTGACACTCGTAGTTGTACTTGTTTGGAGAGCAAGCACAACTGACATCAGAAATGTTCCGGTTTGGTTGAATGTGAAGCTGTTGGCCGATCCAGGTATTAAAGTTGTCAAAGGAGTTACGGGTGAAGTGTATCGTGTAAAGCTTGGAAGGGCCATTTGTGTTCCGGACACGAGGCCCGCGCTTGGACTTACTATAAACATATCGTCAACGGGTCCAACTGATATCCACGAACCTGGTTCGAGAATTCCGCCTATTGGTAAAGTTCTATAATCTATGTACATGTAAACCACTGAACTTCCGGGTGGAATTGTAATATTTACCGGAATTGAAAATATGGGTGTGGGGGTTGTCGCGGACAGGGTCAGCACGCGCTCAGACAAAAACTGAGCAGTGCCCGGGTGACCATCGGTTGTACTAATTCCGAAACCTATGGAATATGTTGCGGTCGGTGCAGTTGTTATAAATGACCCCCTAATACAATACTGACCAGGAACTGTAAAACCTATACAGCCCTGCAAAGACTGGAAACAAAAAGTAGAACCAGAAACTTGAGAAATATTCAGATATTTTGAAAAATCCAGATATACATAATTTTGTGCCGTGTCGCCGGCTCGAGTCACAAAGCGAAACGGTGTTGTTGCGTTTGTTGAGGGTATAATTTGGGTTTGAGTTTGGAAATAAATACCGGATCTTTTTGCTGCGGATGGGATGCCGCTTCCTCTCGTCCAACCACCTTGTTCGAGACTGAAATCAGAGTATCCCACGAGATAACTTCCAAGAGGGACTTGTTTGTGGAAACTCGTAGATGTAACTAGATAGTTCAAGTTACCGTCGGGTAACACATTATCAAAATTTTTGGGGTCCAGGCCCCAAAATGTCGCCTGGCCAGGTTCTACAGTCACATTTGAATATGAAATAAAACCAAATTTACTTATATTTGCATCATAAATCACATTTGTTGTAAGGGTCGTACCTGTAATGTAAACAGTGTTACCTGAATTGATGGTCCCGGTCGTTTGGGACTGGATCGTGAATGTGACGCTTGTCGCCGTGTAGCTCGCGACAGTCATATTTCCGGTCACGGCCGAGGTTGTGCCTACGTACCCGGTAAAGATGTTGTAGTTCGGGAGGATATTTCCAGTATTAAATGGAATTGTGATGCTCGTACCTGTAACTGGGGCTACAGATGCACTGGTCAAGTAAGGGACTGCTGGGGCGTTATTCATCCACCCAAAAGTAGTTTGGAATTGAGATTGTAAATTGGTGGAGTAAAAGGTGATGCCTAAAGTGGGCCCACGAATATACCTCCCATCGATACTAATTTTGGGATAAAATCCAGCCTCACTGGCAATATTAGACCAATTCCAATCATTACCTGGATTGTTCAGAAAAGGCATATTAAGTTTTAAAGTCATGCCCCTGACAATGTCACCTTTGAATGGAATTTTACATATAGATTGGGTCCCGAAGGCTTGTTGGGTTCCGGTAAAAGGGATATCGTACGCCTCGAGCACGAATGGGGTGTTCCTCGAGTAAAGTCCCTGGAAATAAGTGACACTCGGGCTCCCTGTAAGATACGCATCTTGTTGGCCCACTGCAGCCAACTGGATGTATCCAGCTGATGCCATCTAATACAAACTCAGGTTTTTTTAAAGTAAACAAACTTCACCGCGTCCAATTTTAATTCATAATTTGAATGTTAAATACAGGAATGAGTTTTAGTCTCAAGAGGTTCGATCCCTCGAAGATGAGGAATGACCGGGTGTGTGTATTCATAGGCAAGAGAGGTACGGGAAAGTCCACACTCGTGACTGACATCCTTTGGCACAAGCGGGGCATCCCAGCGGGAATAGCAATGTCCGGTACCGAGGATGGAAACGGGCACTACCGCCAGTTTATCCCGGACCTTTTCGTCTACGGAGACTACAACCGGGAAGCCATCGAGAAAATCATGGAAAGACAACGCAAAATTGCAGCCCGGGTTGGAAAAGAAAAACTTCCTCCTGTGTTTATCCTTATGGATGACTGTATGTACGATAGAGCCTTTATGCGCGATACAGTCATGAGAAGCCTGTTTATGAATGGACGCCACTGGAACATATTCTTTATGATGACCACACAGTATGTCATGGATATGACCCCTATGATCAGATCAAACACAGACTATGTGTTTGTACTCCGAGACAATGTCAAACAAAATAGAGAAAATTTGTACAAATGTTTCTTTGGAATGTTTCCGAGTTTTGATTCCTTCTGTCAGGTGATGGATGCGTGCACTGAAAACTACGAGTGTCTCGTACTGGACACCACTTGCAAGACTAACAAGATTCAGGACATGGTGTTTTGGTACAAGGCTCCGATCCGAAAAAATTTCAAGGTTGGGAGCCCTTCATTCTGGCAGTTTCACCAGAAAAACTACAACCCCAGACACCAAGCAAACCACCCAGTCACAAATCCGCCAAGAGCTCGGGGCGCGCCGACAATTGTTGTGAAAAAAACAAGATAATAACAAATGATGAACTATGATCCGAATGCGGGTATAGATATGATTAAGGATATCGAAGTCGAAGAGAAAAAAGATGGTGTCCCCACAGGACTGCTTCGAAACGAGCAGGAAAATAAAATTGATAAATCTCAAATGGCAGAGTTTTCTTCACCAATTGAGGAAGTTATGGCGGGTCCAGGCCAGATGATGCAAGACGAAGTTATGGGGTCTTCCAGAATTCCTATTGGACAAAAGTCTTCATACAGATCCGAGGATCAGGGTGAGCCCAAAAAGGGCAAGTCAATCAACCCTTTTGGACTTACAGATGATCAGTTTCATGCTGCGATCGCGGGCATCGTCGCAGTGGTTGCATTCTCCAAGCCCGTCCAGACCAAACTAATTTCAATGGTTCCTAATTTTCTGAATGAGGCCAGCGAGCTTACACCGACTGGGATGGTTGTTTCTGCTCTGGTTGCGGCTTTGATATTTTTCTTTGTGAAGCAGTATCTGGCGAAGTAGGAACCAACTCCGTAGGAGTTGTGACAGCGAGGCTTCATGAAGTTTTTGCTTCACTGGCTCCAACTGCTTTCGCAGTTGACGGGTTTTCCCCCACCTTTTCTCCACAGTACATCTGGGACTGTACCGGAGAATACACCCCGAGTGATGTGCATATAGACCTAAGGTCCCTAAAATTGTCCCAAAACCTCTGTGTGTGATCATATTCAGTCACAGTGAGATGAGCAAGCTCATGCAAAAATACATACATCGCGGACTCTATATCTTCACCATCGATGCAGATATAGATCTCGTATCCCTTGTTTACATTTGATCCTACTATCCCTGAGTGCCTATCGGTCCCTGTGATTATTGCATTTTTGTTGCAAATTAGTTTCCACCTGTCCTCGTGTGGGAGACCCTTCTGGATAATCTTGTAGCGCCTCTTAATCTCTTTTAGCATAGGTGGGTCCTCTGTCATAGCTACAAGGTCAGCGAAAACCGCTACAAGGACCCCGAGTACTAACAGACTCATCTACTATTGCTTTACAAAAACAAATTGGGAATATATGTCCGAAACTAGCCCGTTTGGGGTTTTCAGCATAGGCTCCCATACTACCATCTTGAACCCATATGTGCTCATGGAACTAATAAACAGGTCCTTGTTCAGGAGTGGTTCCTCCTTGGCACCCTGTGCATAGTATGGCCCGTCCATGAGGTGCACCATCAGCTTGTCACCCCGGACCTCCAGACTGTTTCCGAGTCTGTCTACGAATTTTGAACTAGAATTCAAAATTGACTGGAGTCTAGTATTGTCAGGAGTGATCCCGATCAGGTACCCCCCTTTTTTTACAGCCTGTGCTATAGCCCAAACAGACTTTGTGTATGTATCCATATTTTCAAATATGTAGTGCAGGGCAAAGTTGTAGCACACGACATCATACGGCCCCCATGCAAGTGTGTTTGTAATGTCACCCGGTGGAAGAAACCAAATTCCGTAACCACTTTCGGTCGACCGATTGACCGCCTCTCGGAGTGATCCAGGGTCAGGGTCAATAGCCGTCACTTTTAGATTCTTAATTAGATTCCACTTGTGGATATCACCTCCTCGGCCACATCCACAGTCAAGGACGTGTTGGCCCGGTTTTACCCAATCCAAAATTAATTTTCGCTTGCAGTTGTTGTGTAGCTTGCGTAGTTGGTCCATAGTTATCAGGGTGCTCTGCTCTTTAACAGGTGGGGGGCCCGGGGTCGCACGCTTTTTTCAATACTTAAAGAAGACCCTTACTGAGTAGGTACATACAGATGGGTACTCTCGAGCAGGACTACATTACTGTTCCAGGCCAGGTTTTTGCGTGCGTTTCATTTGTTGGCCCAGATTTGCCCCAGAAGAATGAGAAGTTTGGGATGAAGATTCGTGGAGCTTTTGCGACCCGCGATGAGGCGGCGAGCCACGCCAAGCGTCTGCAGAAGGAGGATGCATTGGTTGATATTTATGTGGTCGATATGTACAAGTGGCTCCTGATCCCTCCTGATCGTGAGCAGATTGATGATGTGCACTATCAGAATGAGAAACTCGAGGAGATTATGAGCAAGTACAAGGAGAATCAGGCAGCCGCAGCCGCAATGTTCGAGAAACGCAAGCGGGATGCGGTCGCCAAGCCCATCGGTGGAGAGTTCCCCTTCATTGACCCGTCGGATGAGAATTCCAAGTTTTACTCCAAGCCCGATGTGCCTCCGATCCCACACCCCGCGGAAGTTCTGGAGGACCTCAAAAAGGAGTTCCCGGACAAGCCAATCGAGGAGCTTGTCAAGATGGCCGACGATAAGGTGGCCCAGATTATCGAGGAGCGCCGCATCGAGACAGACGCCAAGGTACAGAAGGTTATGGACAGTATCAAGGAGGACGCAGAGGCGGCCGACTCACAGGTTTGAATTAAAAATATCCATAAAATATAGTGATGTTCATTATTACATTGTTTGGGTGCGCACTTGTAATATATCTAGTCTGGTTATCAATTTCAAGCATCAAAACAAGTTGTCCCCCGCGGATCTCGCCAGCAGTAAATGCTTATGATAACCAGTATGATGTGTTTAGAGATATGGAGCCCAAATCACAGGTTCGTGAAAACCCATGGGTTGGATTTTTACAAGAAGATCTGACAAAAAATAGAACGGGTCCTATTGGTAACTTTATAGGGAACAATTCATCTTCGGGTAAGCTTGTGCTTTTTCCAGTTATTTAGTTGGATTAATAATAACAGGTCTCATATTTGTCAATAAAATTCCAATCACAATCCCAATAAGAATCCCTAACACGATGGGATTGTTCTTGAGTTTATCGATTTGATTTTCGGCCGGTGGTGGGGCTTGTCTGAACATAGGCATGGGTGAAGGTGCCGCCGGCCATTCGTTCGCCGGTGGCTCAGACTCTTCGTTTTTTGACGACAGGAACGGAGGAGGATGGCGTTCGCTCATTGTCTTCATCGTCACTCTCGTTTTTATCTGGAACAACAAATCCTTCTAAGTTGCCATATTCATCTGCATCTTCATCGTCATCATCAGTGTACTCTTCGTCCTCGTCCTCATCCTCGTCGTCCGTATCGGGCTCCTCTGTGTCGTAATCCTCCGCAGAATAATCATCTTCAACCTGTTCAACTGGCTCATAGCGAACCGGGGGCTTAGAGACGCGACCGCTACGGGTGCGCACCTCAACCGCGTGCGAATTCTCCGAATTCTCACTGCCCGTGGGATCTGACTCTGGCTGGGACGAAACTTGAACCTGCTCCATCCTCTGGGTATTCTTGTATCGTCTCGTTTAAGTACTTTGGAAAGAAGTAAAGACCCTTTGAAAGTGCAATTTCATTTATAACAAGTTCTCCGTCATATGCAAGTTGTCCCGCGATGTCATTGAGTCTGTCTTGATAGACAGTGTCGTCTGCGTGCCGAACACCCAACCCTATGTCCCTTATGTTTTCGACTGCGGTGTACAGAGCCTTGGCCGAAAGGTCTATGTCCGTGTCTAATTTATTCTTAAAAAGGGTCATGTTATTGAGGAAGCGTTGCCAGCTCACCGGATCTAGGCCAGAGTAGGGATGCACCGCCTGTTCGAACTTCAGGAACTGACCTTGTGTTCCTTTGGGTGATAAGATCCATAAAACTGCTATTAGGAGGGCTACCAACAGTAACGACTTCATCTACTATACTCGGAGGAAGAATATGCTCAGACCCAACGAAGCCCTTACACTCCTCATTGAAACACCGCTGACTCACACGACCTTTACTCAATAGAAACCAAACATGATTTGACTTGTGATCATCTCGGATCCGCTCACAATATTTTGAATCCGTCTGAATGTACCAAGCATCACTCCCCTCTTCCATTCTCTGAATCTTTTTCACTTGAGCTCTCCGCTGTCCAGGGAGATACCTTTGGATAAACTCCTCGATACAATCACTTCCGGGAGCATCAACCTCCTCCTCGACCTGCTTTTCATTCGTCGGACACCTAATAGAAAACAAAGAAAGTGTCTCTGCGTTCGGTTCCTTTGAAAACTCCTTCCCATCCAGAGTTCGCCACGGAAGATACGGTCCACCCGATGGCTTTTTGTGAGACCAGAGCATCCGGAGCCCAGACCCCCCATACACACTCGAATCAATCACCTGCGACCAATCCAACCCTTCCACATCTGGAAGGTCCAAAATAATTTTTGAACGGTTTGCGGTTGCTTGTTGTTTCGTAACCTTCAGGTCCGGCCAGTGAATGTGGACCCCGCTCTTTATCAGTGAGTCCTTCACGGGCCGAGGCTGTGCTCGGGCTATGCAGCACCTGCCCGGACTCCCGAGTGACTCGTGGATACATCTACAAATTCTCAATAGAAATTCATCCGATAGTTTTTCAGGTGCTTTGTAGTCAAGGTCGACAAAGAACTTGAAAACATTGGTTTTCTGTTCAACCACATATAGTTTTGTGCGTTTGAGTTCCTGGATGTAGACACGGAAAAAGTGGTCCATGTCTTCATCAAGGACGAATAGGATCCCTCCGTCCATAAGGGTATGTGTTCCCGGCGCCTTGGGGACAAGCCAGGCATCCATTATCTATTAAGGGCAACTAGTCTCTAAGTTCAGTTGCTACGCAACTGTGATACCACGAAGTGGCGCTCTGCGAGACACAGGCACAAAGTGCCTGAATCAGTCTTCCTCGTCGGAGGAAGTCTCGAGTGATACACGGGCCCAAAAGCTCTTCACTTTCTCACTCTTTTTGGTCTCCTCTTGAACGGGGGCTGGGTCCGGGGCCGGGGGTGCCTCTTCTGGGGCTTTTGGTGGTTCGGGCACCTCTTCCTCTGCATCCTCCAGTCTCTCAATTTCATAACACAATCTGCGAATGGTCAGTTTCTCTGCAAGCTCCTCGGCGGTCGTTCCGTCATTCAGTAACTTGGCCAATTTTTCGGCATACCACATCTTGCTGGGCGTCATCCTGTTATTACTTTTCTAAATTTTGTATGAATTTTAAACACATAAATCCACATTCTTTCCATAAAGTACGCCTCTTCTGGGTTTGTGGTCGTGTGCTGTTTGAGTAGGTTTTCGTAGTACTCTTTTGGCCGGGAAAGGATAAAGTCGCGCCGGACTCCAAAGCATGCGCCTACATACATCAAGATGGCCGGAAACTCGACATCGGGACCTATGTGCTCTTTGGTCCACTCACCCAAATGTAAAGGACAGGGAGTCACCCCTGGGCGGGTCTCGTGGAAATCTTCCGGCACATCAACCAGTTTCATATTAGGCGTGTACCCTTTTTTAAGCATATTCAAGTACCACTCCTGAAAAGGAACATCCCCGTGATCAAATGGATTTCCTTGTAAAAATAAAACAAATTCAGGAAGTGAATTGTAATTTTCAACTATAAAGTGGAGATAGGTGTGGGCCTCGCGACCGATATTCTCAAGTGGAATAGTCCCCTCGAGAGCATCGCCTTTGTTGTACACATGGACTTTGTATGGAAGGTTTCGGGTCCAATCGATGGACTCGTTGTATCTCGCGACAACAACTTCCATCAAATTCTAAGATTAAAAGGAGTCTTGTTTTTATTTCGAATTGCGAACATAAATTCAGGGTTTGTAATGACGTGCGCACGAATCATCGGCCACAAGTTTTGTCTATTTGTAATCCCTTCAAGGGTATCGAATTCACATTGATCATTTTCGTCATAATTTTTTCGGAATGGTACAACATTTTCTTCCATTTTTTCCTTTTCTTCCTTGAATCTTTGGACTATGTGTTTGTGTTCGATAGGGGTCATTGGGAGGTCAAAGACGTAGACGTGGTAGTGGTTGATGACACTGACACCGTCTTCGATGTCTTTAGGTTCAGGGGTATCGGTCGAAAACTTGAAGTAGGCGTATGAGCCTCGCTTCAGGTTGATCGTTCCTCGTGTTTCTTCCTCGAGTTCTCTAATTGCACAGCGAAGTGGGTTGAGAATCTCGCGTCGGCGACACCCGCCGGTTACAAAAGTCCACTCTTTGTAGCGCCTATCATGCACTAATAAAAAGTGTGGAATTCCTTCAACTTGGCTCATTGGTATTGCTACTGCTTTGTGTCTTTCCCGAGTCATCATTCTGACTCTTATCTAATTTATCTTCACTAAAAAATTCCTGGAGTTTCCCGCTGCGCTTATCATAAGATATAAGAAACACTATAGCCGCGAGAATAACCCACAGCCAAAATGGCATTTAAAAGGACTATACATTTTTTTACTATTTAGTTGGCGTAGAGGACTGATCCGAGGCCGTTCTGGATTCTGAGCACATTGTAGTTGACTGCGTACAGGTAGGGTGAGGCCACATTGGGGTTGGTGAGTGCGGCGAGGCCGGTGCGTCCGGTGGTCGGATCTGACAGGCCCACTGGGGTCAGAAGGCGGTATGTGTCGATACGAGAGAAGTTCAGTGTGCCGGTCGGCTGGCTCTTTGAGGTGTCCAGGCAGAAGCTGACAATCGCCACATTTGCAACCTGCTGGTTGTGCACATATCCGTAAGGTGTGTTGTAGTACTGGGGGAGGTCGACCCACTGGCCCAGGTGCCGGAACTCGCCAAGATCCGTGCCGTTGATCTGCTGTTTCAACATAAAGTTGGCAGCGGACTGAGCATTGTTTCCGTTCTGGAACACAGTGTTGTAGTTCTGGGACTGGAATGCCAGGAACTTGATTGGCTGAGCAAGGGACAACTCCTGGGTTGAGTTTGGTCCGATTGGAACACGCACAACCTGGTGGATGAGCATGTCGTGGCTATTCTCCGCAAAGAACTTGCGCTCGGACGCATCCAGGTAGATGAAGTTGGCCCAGCAGATGAAAGTCAGACCGGCGTATGTGTTGGTCGAGGTGGAAGTGCCCGGGAAGAAACCAATCTGGGAACCGACCATCTGGGCCTGTGTCGGTAAGCTGAGAGTGGGAGTCGTGTATGTAACAGTCACGGTTGTTGCATTAGAGCTGCTCACCACCACTGGGCCGATGAATGGCAGACCGACCACATATGAACCCGCCTGGATTCCAGTGTTGGAAATTCTGTTAATTGACAGAACTGTGGATGTCGTGGTGATGTTTGTGGCGCCAACCACAACGGCACTGGTTGTTGGGCTGTAAATGTTGATTGTTGAGTTCTGTGAGTACAGCAGGTTGCTGTATGCGCTGTTCGAGTAGTTGATGGCAATATTCGAGAAGAATGTTGGGTACTGAGTTGCGGTGACGCGTGTGGTCACATTGGAAATAGACTGGACCACAGCGCAAGTGTTTGCATCTGGGGTCAGAATGTTAGACAGGAGCTGACCTGGGAAAATTGGGCCCGTGGTGCTGAGCACGACCAGGTTGGCCGTGTTGGGGGTCGTGGTGTCCGAGTAGCTGTAAAACACATTAGCAGTGGCTTGAGGGAATGCTGGCAGAAGTGGGTTGGTCGTTGGGCCAAAGTTCACGGTCTGATTCAGAGAGGATGACCAGGTGATGCGCAGCTCCACATCGTGGAACTGCAGGGCCACCAGAGGCAGAGCCAGGAAGTAATCCTTGCAGAAAAACAGCTTCATTGGGAAGAATGGACCCTTCTGGTTGGTCGGGCCAGTCGTGTTCGCGTTGAGGTAACGGGTCGAGAAGGTCTGGGCGCCCACAACCGGCTCCACATCACTCATCCACTGGAAGTCCTGTGTGTCCACAACCTGACCTCCGATCAGAAGCTCAACCTTGTCAATCACCTTAGACCAGTCCAGGTTAGAAATTGATGCATTATTTAAATCACGGGCGCTAAAGTACACATAGCTTAACAGATCACCCTTTTTCTCGAAGCGTACAAGGGACACACCACCTGCCTGTGGCAGACCCTGAATTACCTGACGCTCAATACTCTGAGCGTAGTGGGTGTACCGCTTGTAGTTCGAACGAAAGAATGAGACTTCGGGTTTTCCAGTCAGCCAAGTGTCCTGGGCCCCGGTAGCGACGAGCTGAACTATGCCTCCGCTCATTTTATAATAGTAGTATAGTTTTTTTTTCAACTAGTTTGCCGATAGCGGCTCTTGAACAAATGAATTCTTTTCGAGTTGCTTTATGGCAATGTCGAGTGTGTCGACCCAAGGGTTCTTGGTGCCCTTGAACTCGTTGAACTTGTCATATGATGGTTTTGTATATGTCTGGTTGAGTGCGGTGCCTCCTCCGACACCGCCAGCCTGAATAGGGAAAGCAATAGATTCGTTTCTGATGTTTGTCATTGCTCCGCCCGCGTTGACGGGGTCGTCTCTCACATTCATTCGGCCGGCATTTCCTGCTCTGTCTGGGTTTGTTCTGTTGTTTGAGAGGTGCGGCAGGGACTTGTCGTGCAGGGCGCCGTCATAGGGCTGGGACACATTGTATTGACCGGGGCCGAACTCGAGAGTGTCTCCACGGAAGCCAGTCTCTTGGCGGATAGTCGTGCGCCGAGTCTTGATCTGGTCCGGGCGACCCTCGAACCCACGGAGTGCGCCGCCTTGGCCCTGGCCACTGTTCTGTGCAGGGTCTCTGTGCCAAGCCTTGCTCGCCTTGGCGGGGTGGGTCACAGCTCCCATTCCACCGGCGCCGCCATTCTTCACGACCGGGTTGGGCGGACCCTCGGCGCCTGGAAGAGTCGTCAGACGCTCCTCATTAATGTTATTAGGCAAAACACGGAAAAACTGCTGGAAACCACCCGTCGCGGACACATCCGGACCGACTCCCAAACCGGGTCCCACATTCAGACGCTCAACTGGGGGAAAGTTATTCATCTTGTTAGTAATGTTCTGACGGTCATACAGGTTGTACACTGGTTGACCATAGGGCGAACGAGTTGCGTTTTTAGATCTGTCTTGAAGGGACGCCACCTCATTCTTGGGGGTAAGGCGGAAATCACCGATTCTTCTACCCAGCTCGGGCGTCATTATTTTCACATCTTGGTAGTCCTGCCAGTGCTCACCTGGATGAGCCATCAGATCAATGTCTCTCTGGGTAATTGTTGGTATCATTTTCTTAGGTGCGGGTTGCGTGGTTGCTGAATCATCGTCCTCACTCAGACGCTTTCCAGCAAACACTAAACCAACGACGGCCGCTATTGCTAACGGGTCCATATTACTATATTATAGGTTTATTTTTTCAAGTTGTATCTCTGTGAGAAACGAACATTCTGATCAATAGTGTATGTGCTGATGGGATCCCATGTCAGGACCCGGAGAGGCAAATTCACATAGCTATTGGGGAAGTCGTAGGGAGCCTCTGTGTAGGGTTTCTTCCACGCGAGCGTGTCGACTGGACGAAGGGCAGACTCTGTATCTGCTATGTCCGTCATAGTCACCGTCGCTGGACCCTGCCACACGCCTTCCTCAAGGGTGACACCCCCAGTGCTATAATACATCTGAGGCATCTTGTTATTGACAGGGATTTTAATTTAGAGTCAAGCGCTTTGCGCTTGGAACTTGCGAAGCATGCTTTGCCGATTCCGAGTGCTGAAGCACTCGATTTTATCTCCCGTTTCCTCCTCTCATTTGGGTCTGTTCGGGGAAGTGGAACCGGCTGCTGTCAATGTCACAAGCGGCGCCTCCACTCTCCTTGCAGAATGGCGAAAATGGTTTTCCGTGGCACGCCTGAGCAAACGCCGTCTGATCGTTTGGAATAGTTGTATTTGGCATTGTGTAAAAGTTGCGCTCGGCATCACGACGACGCTCGAATGGGTGAATCTGGCTCCACTGCTGCTGAACCTCGGTGCGGACACTCGGGTACCAAGCAGCCGCTGGACGGTCCGGCTGATCAACATAGTCTGTCATCAACACATTACCCATTGGGTTATCCAGTGAAGGCATGGACACATTTCCACGCAAGGGACCGGCGACACGCGCATCACCCTGTGCTGGACGCAATTTTGAATCCTTAATCATATTTGAAATTGACATGTAATACAGTATAGCTAACACAAGACCACCAAGCGCCAGGATCCGAGTGTCCCGGTTAATCAAAAATACAATAACGCTCGCATATATTATAAACCGTGCTGTAGATGACACACGCTCTTTCGATGTCTGGCTCGACGAGGGCCAAAACATAAGCATCTGATCTGGATTGAAAAGGTCCTTTGGATCCATATTAGTATATATTACTAAATTAATTGAGCTTCGGGAACCCCCCCTTGCCCTGCATCATTTGGGACATCATCTTCTGTACACTGCTCATGAGCTTTGCCTCGTCGAGCTGGCCACCATCCTCAATTTCCTTTGCAAATTTCTGGGCTGTGCCTTCGACCATCGCAAGCATCTCTGGAGGGAGCATACTGATAGATGTGCCCAACATATACATATTTTGAACATGAGACCATACGGCCGACTTGTTGTTGTCGGTCATCTCGGGCCACACATCAACGACGCCAATTTCCTTCATAAATTTGTTCTTCTCGCTGAAAAAGTTTGGATCGCGAGCAGTTAACAGATGGGCGCGGGAACCCGTATACTTCATGAAACGATCCATAACAATCTTTGTCCTGGGTTTCTTACTCGCCTCCTTAATCACCTCATTGTCGGGATATACGGCAAGAAGGTCATTATAAAATGAATCGAGCATGTTGTTAAATGCGCTATTTGAAGCCATTACAATTAGTGTACATTTAGTCTTTAACTAGTAAGGTTCGTTTGTCATTGCATCACCTTGACCGATCCCCTGGGAAACTATAAAGTACACCAAGAGACCCACGAGAAAGGCTGGTTTCATCATGTCTGAGTTTTTAACTTTTTTTTCTCCATTCATCTTGGATTTTCCAAGGACATATGCAGCTGTAATTGCGGCGGCGATGACGGCTGCACTCATAGGTTCACGGAAGTACTTGTCCATTATTGTTGTTTTGGTATTTTATTTCTACTTTTCTCTCGCATCATCAAATAGTGATTCACCTGACTCGCTGAGTTTGGTGACTGTGGGTGGTTTGAGGGAGGGTGTCACTGCATATGTAGTTGAACCGTTTGGTGTCTCGGAAACTGGTTCGGTCGAGGGTGTTGCGGCCGCGACAGACTCTTGGTTGGCAATGTCCTCCAGATCTTGGGGAGGTGCAGATGCATCTGGCTCTTCCTCCGGGACATGCTGTTCCTCGGAAACCTCCTCGGTTTCAGAACCCTCCTCGGTCTCGTCAAAGTTGGCATCATTTTTCAGGTCACCGACGATAGTGTCCCAAGGAATAAGCTCCTCAATCACAGTCTGAATTTTACATGAAAATCTGCCGTGCAATTCATTTTTACGATCCTCATCCGTCTTGTTTGGGTCGGTGATGATGGTTGGTCTGTAGTACAGGTCCTCCCCGCACGCCTCGTAACACCGCTGAACAAACACATCGTGGGGAGGAAGCTTCAAACCCACCTTTTTGGGTTTCTTATCCATCCGTATTCCATTCATCAAAATTTTTACATGGCAAATAAATACAGCCGCCATAAAGTTCTGGAAAAGCGGATGAGCATTCTTTATTTTGTCAGCGTGCTTCAGACTTATCGATCCGTTCCATGTTTTGATACCACGCAATAATTCCTGATACACGAGCGTGGTGTTCTTACCTTTCGACTCTTTCTTCGCTTCTAGCCATATTTCCCAATATGTTTCAATCATTGAGGGAATCATGGAATCACATAGTTTCTTGGTGAACCGGCGCTCTGACCCTTCAAGAACCTCCATTACTTTTTAATTTTATTTTAAAATTAAGATTTTCCCGAGATTCTCTGGGCTGTTTTCTTGAGATTCATGAGGCTCGGGAATGAAAACTCCGGTTCTAGGACCTCTTCGGTCACTGGTTCCTTTTCTTTCAGTTTTTCCCAGGACACTTCGTAGCTTGTCGGGCCGACCATATTCACCCTGTATCCAAGGCGTGCAAGCTGGCGTCCTATGTATCGCACTGCTTCTGCAAGATCATACCGGGGGAAACCAACCACAAATGGAGGGACCGTCAAGGTTGTTTGCTTATCACCGAGATCGAATCGTGCCTTAATTTTACGAGAAAATTGACCTAGAATATTCTTGTATATTTCCTTTTTTATTTCCTGTCGTACCCTGTTTTTTTCGGCGAGGTCTTTTACAGACACTATCGCTGCCATCTATTTTTACGCTAAATTAAAAACTCGTGCACCGGGCGCAACAATGTCTCCGGTCCGAACAGGGGATGGGCCTGGGATGTAAGATGACGCAGTTGCACTATTTGTAAATGATGTTTGGGGTTCGCTCTTCAGGAACTTTTGCATGTCCTTATCGGTCTGGATGTTCTGACTGTACATCTTTGAAACATTCTCAGTTTCGAACACATCCTTTTCTCTTAGTGTGGATATGCTACTCTCGCGGTACTTTGTGAGCTCTTGCTGGAAGCGGTTTTCGGTTGATTTGGTAATGTCACTGTAATCCATATATGTATCTGGTTTATATGGAGTGAAACCGGCGTCATAGTTGTCCACTTGGGCACTTGTGCTTATCTGGTTGATAGTCACGGAGCCCTCAGGGGTGACTGTGGCGTGGACATCATATTGGGTTCCAAAGTAGCCCTGGGTGTTGAGGAACATAAATCTGCACGAATATGTATTGTTGCCCACAGCATTGATGAAGAGGGTCTCGAGGGGGACCTCATCGGGCTTACCCTTTTGGACAGCCTCGATGACTGCCTGAATGATATTAGGTGCGATGCTCTGTTTCTTGTCAGATGCTATATCGTACTGACTTTTCGGGTCCCAGAAAAAGAACAGATACAGCAGGACTATGAGAAGGACCCATATGAGTGTTTCCATATATTCTAATACAGGATAATCTTTTCGGTTGTGTATCAACCGGATCCTCAAAGTGTTTACAGCTTGGTGTCATTTCCGGTCCCTGTGGGACCGACTAGATCTTTTCAACTGCGTCCAGCTCTCCAAGAAACTTCGTACGGGTATAGTAGACAAGGTATGGCTTTACTTGTATTTTCTGACAGGTGCCAATACTGTCAAGAAATACTCAAGTTTATCAACAGCGAACCATCAATCCAACCTATTTTACGCTTCTGGAACATTACGACCCAAGGCGTCCCCTCCAAGAAAATTACCCGTGTACCGACACTCGTCACCAACGAAGGAAAAATGATGGTCGGGTCCGAAGTCCGAGCCTGGATAGAATCTATGATCCCATCTGAAATAGAATCATTTAACAACGACAATTTTACTTTTAATTTAGACGGTTCAGAAAACCTTGATTCAGCATTCAACCTGGAAAAGTATGGGGCGAGCCTCCAACCTACACTCACCCCTGAACTTGAAGCTAAAATTAATGAAAACCCTTCAATTGCTTATCAGAAAAGAAGTGCCAACTAATGTTCAAGTCCGAAGGACTTGGCTTGCGCGAAGCGTGAATTCCGACTTCGTCCGTACCCAATTGCTCCGCAATTGATTTAAACACTTAAAGTTGTGACTACAAATACAAGTATGCATTTGAAAACTGTGCAGGCCTCTGCTTTTAAAGCAGTTTTCGAGGTTCTTAAAGATATTATTAACGATGTAAATGTGTATTTCACCGAATCCGGGATACGCATTCTCACCATTGATACAGCCCATGTGACTCTTGTGCATATGAATCTCGTGGCTGAAAATTTTGAAGAGTACGAGTGCTCCAACACAATAATTGCAGGAATGAATATGTCCAATATGTTCAAACTGCTCAAGTCGGTTTCGTCCCAAGACACTCTCACGATAGACATCGAAGGAAGAGACTTTATGAATATTAAAATTGAAAATTCAGTCAAGAAATCATTCACCTCTTTCAAGCTTAAGCTCCTTGATATCAACGAGGATGAGCTCGAGGTTCCTGATATCGATATGGATGTGATCACGACTTTACCCTCGATTGACTTTCAGAAAATTGCAAGAGATATGGGAAATCTTTCAAACGAGATTACTATCATTCGGGACGGGACTACACTCGAGTTTAGCTGTCTAGGAGACTTTGCAGATCAAATTACAAAGATCGAGTGCCCCGAATCTGTAAAAAAGATTGGAAACACCTACAGCCTCAAGTACATCGGGATGTACACAAGAGCAACCGGAATGTGCTCGAGCGTCCAAATAATGCAAAATTCTAGTCGATCAGATATTCCAATTATTTTTAGGTACTCAATTGCAAACTTGGGAGATTTAAAGTTTTACTTGGCCGCAAAGGTTGATGAATAGTTAAAAAAATTTGGATGTTGTATATATATGGAGGCGAGATATGCTGAAAGGGTCCGAGCATGTAAGACTGATGAAGAACTTTATGAATACCTTTTGGATACTGTTTCTGTTATGCGTGAATACATCAAAGATGAGGCCGATGGCCCTTCCGTCGAGACGAAAGATGTCGTCGGTCTGAAAATAAAGTCCAAAACAGGCACAAGACGAAAAGACATTTACAACAGATACCTGCTCGAGGTGGAAAAAGAGCACGACAAGAATGAAAAACCACAAAACCCAGACATTATGCCTTGCAAAAATTGTAATGCAAAATTTTCATTTATTTTAGATGAAATTGTTGCGGACAAGATATGCAAGGAGTGTGGGTACACAGAGTACTATCCGACCGAAGAGGTTGGATTCAAGGAAGAACAGGATATGGAAAAGAATATAATTTATTCTTACAAAAGGGAGAATCACTTTAATGAGTGGGTTTCACAGTTTCAGGCAAAAGAATCTACAAATGTGCCCGATGATGTGATATCTCTTTTACGGAATGAATTTAAGAAACAAAAGATAAGAGAGTTGTCTGAAATTACACACGAAAAGGTCAAGACCCTCCTCAAGAAGCTCGACAAATCTAAATACTATGAGCATGTTCCTTATATTGCCACTATGTTGAACGGAATACAACCCCCGACGATGCCTCAATCCCTGGAAGACAAATTACGACTTATGTTCCACCAGATTCAAAAACCGTTCGAGAAACACAAGCCCGAAAAGAGGAAAAACTTCCTCTCGTACTCATATGTGTTGTACAAGTTCTGCGAACTCCTTGGCGAGGACAGCTACCTGCCGTGCTTCCCGCTCCTCAAGTCAAAAGAAAAGCTTTATGCGCAAGACGAAATTTGGAAGAAAATTTGTGTTGAACTTCAATGGGAATATATAAAGACGGTTTAAACAATGAATTCAATCTCCACAATAGACTTGTCGTTAGGAAAGTTAATCAGGTACCCCTCTTTACAGTTGGTGAGTTCCATGTATTTTTGAATTTGAGTTCGATATTGATCATTCAACCGTGAGACTGCCTTGATCTCAATCACAATCTTGTGGTCAATGATGAGGTCCGACCGGACATTACCAATATTGTGTCCTTCGTAGCTTACAGGTATGATGCGCTCAGTCTCGTAGGGGATGTTGCGTTTTCTGAGCTCAACCTCGAACGCATTGTGGTACACGCGCTCAGAGTATCCAGGACCTAGTGCAGACCAGATACTCTGAGCCATACTCCGGACATCGTCCGCCATGCTCTATCTTTTATTCTTGGGTTTAAGTAGGAATGACTTCTAATTTCGTCAGTAAAAACATAATATTCAATTTTCTGACACAAGTTGGGATATCTGTGCCACACGCCAGAGATGTTGCGATGACAACAGGTATTGATTTATCAAAAGCTATTTCATATTATGTTGCAACTTTACACAACTTTGATCACCGTGAAGCCCTCAATTTTGCCATAAAATTAACACCTTCACAAACTAATAGTTTAATTAGACTTGGTTCTAACGGAAATGGGAAAGTGCTTGATGAATACTATCGGGCACGCCTCGCTAACTTAAATCATAATACGGCAATTTCATTAACACGTAATCAAGTTAATGACATATATAGTCTAAGTAAACCAAACGGCAAATCAAACAAAGCGACCAGAAATAGAAGGGTTAAAGCATATTATAATGCGCGTCGTAACAAACTCAATCATAACATCGCAATGATGTCTGCTCAAATAAATTTAAATCCTGCGTAATATAAATGTCCTCCAACAGTGTGAACAAAAAGCTCGGTGTGTTTACCCATTTAATGACCCATCATAAAATATCTGTTAATAATGCACGGAAGGTTTCCAACGCGACAGGAAACAAGGCCAAAGCTGAATTTTATATTGTAGCCAAAAATTCTGGTTTGAACCATAATCAAGCACTCAGAGTTATGACTAATACAAATACAAATGAGATGAAGAGTTTTGCATCATCTTTTAAGTCTTTCGCGCCAAACGATCAGAAACGAGTGGTTAGTCAGTATTTCAACCACCGTAAAAATGGTAATACTCACAACAAAGCGATTAACCGCGTTTTTGGGTCATTTTTTGGATAGCCGTCAGGTGTTCCTGATCAACCTTGTGTTCCTTTTTGGGTTTGAAGAACATTCTGCGGACCCACTCAAAGTCCTGTCTGTATCTCTTTGATGCGGTGGGCAGGGTACGCTTAGTGTATGTGCTGACTGCAATCAGTCTGCGCATAACTGCGAGTGGATTCTCACCGCCTTTCTTGATGGCGCGGGTCAGGGCCTTGTGCCGGTCTGCCGTGGCCTCGACGGGGTGGTAGTGGAACTTGGTCAACATACCGTGCTTCAGGGGTCCGATCAGCTTGGGACCCTTGCCGGCCGCACCCACATCCTTCAGGGGGGCAGCCTTCACATAGGTCTTGCCCGCAGGACGCACATACCGAATAGTCTTGCCGTTACGGTGAACCGTAATAGTCTTCTTTTTCCGGTTCTGGATGTAAGCAGAACGCAATATTGACTTCATTTTACTTTAGAATTACAAAAAAAATTGGTCTCTGCCTGTCCGATCATAAACATTCGTAGCTTCATCTCCGAGTCCATATTGAAATCAAACATATCTATAGTGTCCATGTTCATAGATACCCTAGGGACATCGTATTTTGATCTTAAATGTAAAATTGCGGACATGACCTCGAGTCCGTACTGCTTGAGGTCTTTTATATCTTTCTTTTTGTTTGAAAATTCGAGTTCAAGGGCGAGGATGTCGTCTCTTGGTTTCCCCATAAATGGGGCGCACGGGAGACTCTCTGCCGAACCTCCATCCACATAGTGCCACCCGTTGAATTTTGAAACTGAAAACAAAAAGGGAACAGCGATCGACATGCACACTGCGTCTATGACACTCATTTGTGGAGTCTGATCGACACTGAAATAATCAGTGCGTTTCAGATCAACACAAAACGCAGACACGTGGAGCTTCACTGGACACAACTTGTAGAGCTCCTCAAAGGTAATTTCATTTTTAGATGTAAAATCAAGACAGACCTGGGCAAGGACCTTCCGGGCCTTTGAAATAGGTACAACTCCGAAATTATTAAATAAACTCTTTATATTAGGTTTCATAATTTGCTTTATAGGTGTCTTGAGTGCAAAGTCGAGCACCTTTGCAATGTCTTTTTTCATAATTAAATAGAAAAACGCGAGGAGACTTCCTGCACTGGACCCTGAAATCTCCTCGAGGTCTTTTAAATTTCCAGATTCCTCGAGTTTATGCAAAGCACCCATAAAAACAAATAAGCCCATGGCACCTGGGCCTATTGCTAGGTACTTCATCTATTTTAGAATTTTAATTTAAAATTAAATCAACTGCGCAGCAGTTGGTTACGGAGTGTAAGTCCTTCGGACTTTATCTAATAATACTCTGGGAACACAGTTCTCAGTGTAGCAAACACTATCGCGAAAATGAATGCGTGGATAGCCACCACAATTGGGAGCTCACCCTTTGGTGGAAGAGTGAACAGGATGTGTGGGCTCAGAATTAAAAACAGAATTGCTGGGACAACCAGGTCCGCCTTTGTCACTGTGGTTTTAGTTATGAATTTAGAAATTATAAAGTAAACAAGACCTAGTGCTGCTGCGTGCAGAAACACAGTCTCTTTTTTGTTCTTAAATTGGAAAGCTGCAAAGAGGAGTGCTGGGACAACAACCTTCTGGCCTGAGATATCAATCATTTAATTATTAACAATATAAAATTCAGTTGCGAAGCAACTGGTATAGGACAAAGTCTGTTCCCATCTGGCTAGTACAGCTTCGCAGTAAATAAATGGGTTACCCATTTACTATAAAAGTATTCATCCAGTCTGTGAAATTTTCGCGCGTGATGTTTTCGTGGATGACTTGGATATTCTTTACTGCTTCCCAAATGAGTATAATCTCGACACTCGGGGGCTCTTCTGTGTAGAATGACTGGGGATTCATCACAAAGTCCACAAACCTGGGGAACCCGACCGGTAGATTCATATAGTACTGATCTGCGTGTTCCCTGATGGTCATCCATGCATCCAGAAGCTGTTCCGAATACCAGTCCTGGTAATCTTCTGGATGAAGGGGATCGGGCTCAGACTCGGCCGAGTCATCCGAGTCGTATGCAATTTGGTAGTCATAGGCATCACGAGAGTACTCATCATTGATACCCATGGTGTTTTGACTTAGTCTAAGAGGACACCAGGTCTTTAAGCCCTGTGACACTCACGGTACTCTTTTCCTTCACTGGGGCGGCGTCTTGGATGTGTCTGAAAACCTCCTCGGCCTTCACCTGATCGCCGTGAAAGTATGCCGTGAGACCCTTGAGGATAACCTCCTTTGTGATGCTGCCCTTGATCTTTTTTCTCTTGAGGTTCACCTTGATCTTGTCACGGACCTTGACGGCATCAATTTCTAAATCAATCATCTGCTTGGTAACGAATTCGCGAAGTTCCTTTTCGCGCTTGTTAAGCACGGTAAGATCTTTGCGAACTGATGTGAGTTGGGTCTTTATGCCGACCCATTCCGTCATCGCCTGTTTGAAACGCTCATCAGCCATTATACTAATTTTGTACCTAATTTTTTAAGTAAGAATTCGCAGTACGACTTTAATAGGCTGCGCCAATCTCGAACTTGGGTCTCATGGTGTCTGGTGGGATTGTGCTGAGGTTGAAGATGGACACTGGGGTGCGGGGGTTGATTGGCTCGGAGCGGAAGTCGCGGTTAGCGTTTCTGAGCACTCCACCGATAGTCTCTGGGTAGCCAATCTGGCTGCGGGGATCCAGATAGTTCTGGTTGGTCAGGATCTTCTCTGGGCTGAACTGGCCGAAATCCTCGGTCTGCACCACCTCGCGGGGGATCAGGCTTGCGGCGCTCACAGAGTCAGCCCCGCTGTACTGTGGGTCCACAGCGCTTGATGCAATAGCGTTGTTAGACTCGTTACCCGCAGAGGCCATACCACCTGCACCTGAGTACAGATTGCTACCTAAGCTGAATCCACCTGGGATGCTGGCGCCGCTTCCGACGCCATATCCGCTTGACCGGGGGGACAATATCAGAAAAAGAACCACAGCCGCCAGAACAAGGATGACAAGATTCTTACGGTCCATTTATATTAATTGACGATATTTTTCTTGAGTCTAGTCTAGATAATCTGCTGGGTCGTCCTCCACTGGGTCATCATCGAACATGTACTCCTTTGAAAACTCTGGGGCCTTGGGGGCTCCGCGGACACGGACTTGGAGCACGCGCCAAATGGGACCGAATGACTTTTTCAGGAACCACAGGCCTGACAGCTCGAGCACAATGTCACACTGGGTGTCCTTTTTCACATTCTCAAGTGAAATTGGATTCTTCTGACGGTCAAAGGCACGAGTGATAAACTCACCCTTGATGGTCGCCAGAGACGCGCCGACCAGACCGTCTGTGATGCTCTCTTGGTAGGCGTTCTGAATGGTCTCATCTGAGAGCTCCTTGCCGAACCACTCCACCTTGGAATTTTTAGCCTGACCCAAAATCTCCTCATCAATACCCTTGAAAAAATCTAGCTGATCGTCCTTGACCTTCAGATTCAGATTCTTTGTGGTGAGATCGTCCTGAAGCAAAACATCATTCAGCTGCTTACGCTGACCGGTAATCTTCAAAAAGTAACGACCGTCTGGCAGTTTCTGGGGGGTTGCATACTCCATCTCTATACTGTATTATTTTTGTTTCTTTATATCAGAATGAGCGCAGGCTGTAAGGTGGACTTTTTGACAAAAGGTTGTCAGTGCTTAACAGATCCTATGGATCCGACCAATCCTATCTGTGCATATGTTTCGACTGACAACGGTCTGGTGTACCCCTGTGACATAGGCTGCTGTCAGCCAAACTGCGGAACAAAACCAGGACACCTCCCGAGAATGGATGTCGAGTTCCGCCCAACTTTCGGTGGCACCCTGCCTCCTGGTTTTAATGTAAATTTACCAACAAATTCGGACACCAGTCGAAAGTTTGAAGCCCCCTTTACCCCTATACCAGATGAAACACCTAAGGTTAAAGACATTGCCTTGAGAATTGCTCTAAGTTTGCTTGCGATGTTAGTTTTCGCCCTCTACATCGGCTTAAAGACTTAGGTCCTGAGTACAGTAGACATGGCTGCTTCCACCGTTACCCTCGAGACCCTCGACAAGGAGCTGAAGACTATCCGTAAGGAGCTGCGTAAGATTAAGGCTTTCATTGAGGACCCGACCGGCGAGAAGGCTGCGGCCCGCTCCCAGAACAATGGTTTCAAGAAGCCCCTGCAGGTTTCCCCGGAGCTGCGGGCCTTCCTGAGCCTGGGCCCTGAGGACCGCATTTCCCGTGCGGATGTGACCAAGAAGGTGAATGTGTATCTGGAGGCTCACAAGCTGAAGAATGGCCAGAACATCACGATGGATGAGACTCTGAAGAAACTGCTGAACCCACCGGCAGACACCCAGATCACCTTCCTGAACATTCAGAAGTACATCAACCCTCACTTTGTGAAGGAGCCAAAGGAGCCAAAGACCACCAAGCGTAAGGAGTCTGAGCCCGCCCTGACCACCTCGGATGTCAAGGTTGAGCGCCCCAAGGTGGCCAAGAAACTGAAGGCGGCCGCAACTGCGTAGTGGCTTAAAAGTAAAATACTAGTGTAATTGTATGGAGACTGTTCCTGCACCCGACTTGTCCAGGGACCTTATCAACACAATCGTAGGAACCAAAGTAAATAACCTGACATTGTATCAGCGTGCTTTCACTCATAAAAGCGCGCTGAAGCGATATCAAGGTCTAACCAAATCGTATGAAACTCTCGAATTCATGGGAGACTCTGTGCTCGGATTTATTATTACGAAATATCTTTTTGATTTGTACGAAGAGAAACAGGAGGGTTTTTTGACCAAGGCGCGGACAAAGATGGTCCGGGGAAAGACTCTGTGTGAAATTTCCAAGTTTCTCGGTTTGCAGAAGCTCGTGTTGATGGATGAGAAAGGGGAGCGCAACGGGTGGGTCACAAACGATAACATCATGGAAGATGTGTTCGAGGCGCTCGTCGGGGCTATTTATTTGGATCTGGGGATGGTTCACGCCAAGAATTTCGTGCTTGATACATTTTCCAAGGTGGAGACTTCGCTCGAAGATGACAACTACAAAGACCAGCTTATGAGGTGGTGCCAGGTTCTAAAATTTCCATTGCCAGAGTATAATGTACTTAGTCACGCGGGTGGTACCTTTTGCGTGCAAGTCGTTGTCGATGGACTCGATTGCGGGTGTGGCTTTGCGACAACCAAGAAAGAGGCCGAGCAGAATGCAGCCCAAATCGTACTTAAAACAGACCCGCGCTTTAAGAACAAGGAGATACCAGTCAATGGACCCAAAAATAGAAAAACTCCTGAAGGCGACCTACTTCGATCAAAGAAGTCCAGAATGGTTGGCCCTGAGGGGGACAATGTTGACAGCAAGTGATGCGGCGACCGCAATCGGCGACAACCCATATGAATCCCCGGAAGGCCTCTACATCAAAAAGGTTGGAGGCCGGAAGTTTGCCGGAAATGCAGCGACCGAAAGGGGGACCCTCCTCGAACCGATCGCTCGGGACCTCTACGACGCGCGCTACAACCGAAAGTCGCACGAAATTGGTCTCGTGCAGCACCCACAACACCCCTGGCTCGGAGGGTCACCGGACGGCATCACCGAGTGTGGACGACTGATCGAAATCAAGTGCCCGCTCACCAGGAAAATTCAAGACAAAGTTCCTAAACACTACGTCGCACAAGTTCAACTCTTGATGGAAATTCTCGATCTGGACCAGTGTGATTTCATCCAGTACAGACCGGCCGGCGATGGAGCCCCAGAGGAGTTTGTAGTGACCAACCTCAAACGGGACCACGAATGGTTCGCCCGTAATTTGCCCATCATGAAAAACTTCTGGGACAGGGTCATTGCAGGCCGCAAGGTGGGCTTTACCTGTGAAGTCATCGACGAGGAACCCAGACAGATAGAGCAGAAAGATCCTGTTTGTGAAATAGTAGATGAAGTGCAAGTTTTGCAGGAAGGGGTTGGGGATTCTTAAATGTAAATATTGCACTTCAGACCTGTGCTCAACCTGCATTCAATTGGAAACACACAAGTGCCCCCAATTGAGTGCAAAAAAAGAAATGCTACTAGAAAATCTACAATCAAAACTAGTCAAAGTTGTTGCACCCAAAGTTGAAAAAATTTAATTTACTTTTTCTTTTTCAAAATAAGCAAAAGTAACACGATTATGATGATTATTGCGATCCATGGGAAATTGTCTCTTCCGATGATTCTGGGTCTCCCTGGTCTGTCCCAGGTCACCTTTCCGTTGTCGTACTCAAACTTGCGCGCAGGGTACATTCTATAGGGTGCTGGGTTTACATCGGCTGTTTTGAGGTACATAGGGCCAGACATATTCAGACGCTGGGGGTTAAAGTGATCCACGTCCTCTTCGTCTATGATCGAGGGGTACTCTGTTGGGGTCTCATCCATTAGCGTGACATAAGACCCGTCCATGTACATTTTTTTGGGGAAACCATCCGAGTTGATACCATAATCACCTGTCCAGGTGGTTACATTGTATTTATTAATTTGAATATCATCATTTAGACGAGCGACACTCGCCATTTACTAAGTGTCCACATTATTTTCCTTGTAAAATTTTGAGTTTACTTTCTGTCTGTGGAGATCCCACATCTCGTCCATGTCAATGTTCAACATATGGGCCAATTGAAACAGGTAACTGAAAACATCCCCCATCTCCATTACCACATCTGTACCCCTGTCCTTCCTCAAGCCCGTCTTTCTGTAAATTCGATGAGCTTGGCGAATACTTGACGCAAGTTCCCCCATTTCTTCATTTAGGAGCATCCAAACGATACTCACTGGTGCTTTATCCCACCCCTTTGTTTTACACATCTCTGCGGTCTCCTCTTTGTATCTATTCATCATACTTACCTAGGGTCTCACTCTTTTAAGAGGTGTCGAACCGGTGAAGCACCTTGCGGTACCTGTAAACAATTAGAATAGATAGTATCAACATACCAAGTTCCGAAAACAACTTCCAATTTTCGGCCCGGTCCGGGTCTCCTGACCGCTTGAGTGCCCAAGGCTCGACGATAGAGTTACTTACCAATCTTATAAGCCGATCGAGTGCAAAAAATATAAGAAAGCCAAACAAGATGTCGTCGAGGGCCTTCATTCCTATTTAGAATCCAATTTTAAAATTGTTGGGGATCTTGTTGCCGTAGGTGGATGTGCTCACTGGTGGGGCGAGCGGGACTGGGTTGCTCGAAATGTCGCGCATGTACAGGAGCTGTTGGAGCATTCCGGTGCTGATTGTGCCGGTCGCCTCCTCGACTACTTTCTCATTCATCTTTTCAACCTGCTGACGCACATCCTGGTAGGGGTTCCCCAGCATATTGATGTAGACACGCTTCATAAGAGCCTGGAGGTCCGCATCATTCTGATCCGAAATTGTGTAGCCAGTCTTTTGTCTGATGGACTCTACGATACCTCTCTGAATAGTCGCCCTGTTGAACGATGAGAAAAATGCATCACTGAGGGGGTTGGGCCAGAACTGAGTAGCCATGTTACTATCTGCTTAGAGAAAAAAACCCCTAGTACTACAATGAAGGTTGTCAAGAGGTCAGGTGATGTCGTCGAGATGCTCTTTGATAAAGTTACTCGTCGAATTTCCAAACTAAATTGCGAACCTGAATTTGTTCCCCTTAATGTACACCCTGATAAGGTGGCCCAAAAGGTTTTCAACTCACTCTACGATGGCATCTCAACATCTGAAATTGATAACCTTAGTTCAGAGGTTGCCATCGCTATGATCACGGAACACCCCGACTATGAAACCCTTGCTATGCGCATCGCCGTGAGCAACCTCCAAAAGAATTCACACAAGTGTTTCAGTGATGCTATGCTTGCACTCTATGCCAAGAACATCGTAAGTGTAGATTTTATCAAGTCCGTGTGTTTGAATCTGGATACTTGGATTGACCACAAGCGTGACTACAACTTTGGTTACTTTGGTATCAAGACTCTCCAGAAGGGTTACCTGAATGAAGGCGAGACCCCGCAGTACCTGTTTATGCGGGTCGCACTGGCTATTCACGGTGACGACTACCCCCGAGTCAAGGAGACTTATGACTTGATGTCCCAGAAGTTTTTCACTCACGCCTCGCCTACTATGTTCAACGCTGGTAGCCCCCGGCAGCAAATGTCGAGCTGCTTTCTCGTAGCCACCAAGGAGGACTCTATCGAAGGTATCTACGACACGCTCAAGGAGTGCGCCCAGATTTCCAAGTGGTCCGGAGGTATCGGGTTCCACTGCTCGAACATCCGGGCAAATGGAACGAAGATCAAGGGCACGAATGGTATCGCGGATGGAATTGTTCCTATGCTGCGCGTGTTTAACAACACGGCCCGGTATGTCAACCAGGGCGGTGGAAAGCGAAAGGGTGCATTCGCCGTGTACCTCGAGCCGTGGCACGCGGATATTATGGAGTTTCTGGAGCTCCGCCTCAACCAGGGCGACGAGGAGATGCGCTGCCGCGACCTCTTCACCGCGCTCTGGATCCCGGACCTTTTTATGGAAAAGGTACAAGATGACGGGGACTGGTACCTCATGTGCCCAGTTGAGTCACCAGGTCTTCAGGACATTTATGGCGATGAGTTTGGCGAGAAATATCGTGAGTATGTTGCACAGGGGCGATACAAGAAAAAAGTCCGAGCCCGCGAGGTTTGGGACCGGATCCTCAAGTCCCAAGTGGAAACGGGCACGCCTTATATGTGCTACAAGGACTCGGTGAACCGCAAGTCAAACCAGAGCAACATCGGCGTCATCAAGTCGAGCAACCTCTGCACGGAAATTATGGAGGTTTCTAGCCCGGACGAGACGGCCGTGTGCAATCTGGCATCGATTTGCCTCCCTTCATTTGTGACGAGTGATGAAGGGTTCGATCTGGGTCAACTTGCGGGAGTGGCGCGAGTCGTGACCCGCAACCTGAACCGGGTCATCGACAAGAACTTTTATCCGACCGATGCCGCTCAACAAAGCAACCTCAAGCACCGGCCCATCGCTATCGGTGTGCAGGGTCTGGCGGACGTCTTTATGATGTTGGGTATGTCATTCGACGAGCCCAAGGCTCGAGAGCTCAACAAGACGATCTTCCAAACCATCTACTTGGCGGCCCTGAAGGAGTCGTGTGAGTTGGCCAAAGAAGAGGAGCCCTACGAAACCTTCAAGGGGTCCCCTGCATCCAAGGGTATACTCCAGTTTGATATGTGGGGCATCAAAGACCCTATGTTTGAAAACCTGGTCCAGGACATCATGACACACGGCCTCCGGAACTCTCTGTTGGTGGCGCCTATGCCAACCGCCTCGACCGCCCAGATTATGGGCAACAACGAGGCTTTCGAGCCGTACACGACCAACATCTACCTGCGCCGGACCCTGGCCGGCGAGTTTGTAATGGTCAACAAGCACCTGGTCAAGGACCTCCAAAAGATTGGAAAGTGGAACCAGGAAATTAAGAATGAAATTGTTCGGGCCGGGGGGTCTGTCCAGGATCTTGATATTCCGGACCGCCTCAAGGAGGTGTACCGGACCGTGTGGGAGATTCCACAAAAGAGCCTGATTGATATGGCGGCGGATCGTGGAGCCTATATCGATCAGTCTCAGTCTCTTAATATTTTCATGGAGAATCCGACAACTTCGAAGCTGTCGAGTATGCACCTTTACGGGTGGAAAAAGGGGCTCAAGACGGGTATGTACTACCTGCGGACCCGGGCCAAGGCCAAGCCGATCCAAGTCACCGTGCCTATCGCGTGCCGGATGGAGGAGGGGTGCGTAGTGTGCAGCGGCTGACATTTTTGATAACTCCTGTAGGGGCGTGAACAAGAGCGTGGGGAATGCCCGCAAGCCATAAACCCTTTGAAGCTCGACTCTTTGGAACAACTATTTTTTCAGTCTTCCATACACTCGGCCACTCTAGTCTCAAACATGTCCTCCCTTCACGAAACTTTTTAGGGGCATCCTTTGCACGAAACAGATAATATATAGCCTTGTTCCCATTCATTTTACCCGGACTGCTTTCAACGCGCCACTGCAAGTACCCAACAATACTCTTAGGACAATTCTTGTACATCTGCTTAGCCTTCATAAACTGTTTTCCATACTTTTCATACAACTCCTTCAGCGTCACTATATGCTTATTTCTCTGTGCACGCACTGACATGTAACCATTTTTTAATATTGATTCGACCCTTTTGTTTTCGACCCACACATATCCGCGACGCATTATACTATATTATCAGAAAAAAATAAAACATATAGTATGCCGAACCTTAGAAAAGCACCGGGTTCAGGTCACTGGTTATTTGGAGGATGGAAAAGAATGACTGCAGCGAGTAGAGGACTTATTGGACCAGCTAATAATGAATATAATAGAGCATACTATAACTCTATGACCGCTCTGCGAAAAGGGTTCAACTATTTTCCAAATCTAAATAAATATAAATACATATATCGTGGATTTAAAACCAGAGTTCCGATAGGAAAAGGACCCACAACTATGAAAAATATACTACTGCGCCGCAATCCTGAAACCATATGGAAGAATATTACATTTAAAAATATAAACGGCAATGTCGGATGGTCATCGTGGTCTTTGAGCCCAAATACTGCAAGATCATTTGGAAAACTCGTGTTGCGTATGCCGACGTCACTGTTGAAAAATGTCAGAGTAGGGAACATGTCAAGAACTGGAGAACAAGAACTAATATTACCTCCTATGAAATTAGTTTTTAATAAAAACTCAAATTCCAATACAGTTAATGTTACTAATATAAAAGTAAACGCTAGTTATGTCCGTAATGGTTCAAATACAAAAACATATATTCCTAGAACTTTTGCTAGAAGGTTGTCGTAAATAATTTCTGCGTACATCATATGGCGGGAAATGCGACCAAGTTTATTGGCATGCTCATGAATTCCAGAAACCAGGCCCACGTCTTCCACCTGTCGACCAACTCCTACGCAAAACACAAGGCACTCCAAAAATATTATGAAAAAATAGAGGGCCTCTTTGACAATTACGCAGAGGGATATATGGGTAAATATGGAAGATTAAATCCTATCAAAATTAATGGAAGATATCTTACAAATTCAGCCAAGACCCGTGAGTACTTTGGGAAACTCTTGCAGAGAATAAAATCTCTTAAACTCCCCAAGGACACATATCTAGAAAATATTAAAGACGAAATTATTGGCTTGATCCGTAAAACTATGTATATGCTTACACTCAAATAGCCGCTCTCCTCGCTTGTTCACCGTACAGCTCAGCTTGTCTTCTAAGTATAATTCCTATAGCATTCCTATTATTTGGTCGAGTATTAATTATCCGTCTCTTATTCAGAAATTTAAGTTCATCAATAATCTGCTTATTTGTCATTCTTCTCAATCTTCTCGCAGTTTCTACCCGCATATAACTGTTTACAGAGAGATGCTGTCCGTGATCATTCAAGAACCTATTTAAATTATTTGCACTTGCAGTCTCTAAAATTTGGTTAAGAACCAATTTTTTGAGAGTGATATCCATATTATTTAGGATTCAAAATATTCTCGACCGTGAGTTTCCCGTACTTGTCCAGGTATTTCTGTAGAATTTTAGCATTGTGGAAAGCGGCTACCGAGTACCCCCCGCCAAAGTCTTGCATTGTTTGAGTATGGACATCTTCGAGTGTCCGAGTCCTGGTTTCGGCAAACCCGTTCACCTTGAGGGCATCGACGAGCTCCTGCTCGAACATCTTTACAGACTCAGGTGTCACTGAGTTTAAGTGCTCTTCCAGGGTAGGTCCCGAACCTGCTTTTCTGACCATAGTCAAATGCAAAAGGCCAGTGTAGAATTTCTCGGGACGCATCAATCTCATCCAATCTTTTGTAAACTCCAATTTCATCCGTGAGGTACATTGGGAAGGGGTACAGTGCCGTTTGGGGCCCCCACTTTACCTGCTTTACGAGGTTACCCTCCACGGTCCGAAGTGCCGGGTCATATCTCGGAGGGTCCTCACAGTACTTTTTGAAATCACTGAAACCCATAACCCAGTGTCGGTCACTAATTCCGAAATGAAATTCAGAATTCATAAACCAAGTGTATGCCGGGTTCAACTTTGGATGAGGTCCATACCACATATGATCAGATCGTGTCAATATGTACTGGTCATATGTATTGGGTACATTATTGAACAGTGTCCGCCGGTGCTCAAACACACGGTCCGCATTCGTCTCCACAAGTGGATTTGAATTTATATTCAAAATTGAATTTCTAGTGTAGTCATTCTTTTGGTCAAAGTCTGGACCACAAGTGACAAGGTCCGCATTGAGCTCATCGAGCACGAAGCGTTTGAAGTTTGCCCAGGTAAAGTCGCAGCACCTGAGTTTGCCGAGGACGCACACGACCGTGCTCATAGCTATAAAGAGGAGGGTCCCCTTTATGACAATGAAGTACATATCACATCGCGGGAACCTTATGGGACCCTTCCCGGAACTCGAAAACCGGCCAGAGTATATCCTCAACGCCCTCAATTCTGGTTTTGAATGTGAATGTGATGTCTGGTACGCAGATCACGCGTGGTGGCTCGGTCACGACAATCCAAAATATGAAATTAATTACCTGTTTCTGTTTACACCTGGTCTATGGATTCATGCCAAAAATATGGAGGCGCTCGAGGGACTCAAGCACACAAATCTAAATTATTTTTGGCACGAAAATGACAAGTACACTATTACAAGCCGTGGGTACATCTGGGCCTACCCCGGTTCGCGAATTTCTGAACAGATCATCTGCGTCATGCCTGAAAATGCAGACCCCCCATATACCGGAGAGCAACTACAAAGTCCACTAGGGATATGCTCAGACTATGTATTGATTCAGAAACTTAAGTAAATCTGCCGGCACGCCGAGTCCCCACATCTTTTTGCAATTTTGAATCTTAATTCGTTTTCCGTCCGCGATGGCTTCATTATACACGGGTGCGATGTAAAACTCACCGTTTGTACGGATATCCTTTTCGATCATCTGTTTCGAGTACTTGACAAAGTCTGACCCCTTGGACCAAAAGTACACGCCCGTGTTTGCGTGCGTGCTAATCACCTCTTTTTCAGCGACGCGTTTCACAAATCCAATTTCATCCAGTTCAGCATAACTCCACTTTTTATCGTTCGGATCTGTCTGATCAAATGTCGAGATGCACCCGTCTACATTCATACTCTCGTACAGGAACGCACACGAGTCCCATTCGAGAAACTGGTCCGAATTTGCAATCAAAAGGTTTGTATCATTGTCTATGTGGTGACTGGCGAGCAGGACTGAGCAGGTGGCACCCTCCGTCACACCATCAGTCGGCACTATAATACAGCCCGGTGCAATTCTATTCAGTAATTCTTTCAGATCGTGTTTATCAAGGTGTTCTTGTCGCACAATGAAAATGTACTGGCCGTCTATGTTCAAGTTTTCAACGACGCGTTGGATCATAGGAACCCCTTGGACATCGATGAGGGGCTTTGGCAGGATGTACCCCTCTTGTGCAAATCGGGTACCGTTTCCGGCCATTGGAATAACTATGTTAATCTTGTTCTTCCACCGGATGTCCATTGTTCCCATTCGTACCCTGTTGAGACTCATAGCTTTTATCAGAGCCTTGTCTATGTTTTCCAGTGTTACATCTTTTCTGGATGACACCGGCAAAACATGCGCGCACGACATATATGCCGCCTTTTTTCCAATAGGCGAATCCTCGATAACGAGCGTCTCCATCGGACTCGCTCGTGCGTTCAGAATACACCTTAGGTACATCTCGGGCTCGGGCTTGGGGCTCATCACATCCTGGTTCGAAAGTATACCGTCAAATAAACTGTAAATACCGAGTGCTTCTAGGAACATAATCATAGTGTCCCTGATGCTGTTCGACGCACAGTATACTAAAAGGTTTCTTGATTTTAAAACCGAAATTAGTGTAAAAAGTTTAGGGTCTGGGTGGATGCACTTGGGTATAAGCTCTTGGATCCTTTTCTGTTTTTGATTCCAAATTGAGTCATGGAGGTGGACCGGGAGTCCTTTCTCGGCCGTGAGCATCTGAAGTTTTCGCCGGGTACTGACACCATCATACTTTGCCAAGTGTTCCTCAATTCCTATTTTAAATTGAGAATCCAGGGAGTCATTCAGTGCAGTGTAGTGCAGGTACCGTGAGTCCACTAGGACCCCATCCAGATCAAACACGATCAACTTCATATTTGATTTTTTAGTTCCACCAATCTCTATTTGACCAGTACCACTCCCAAGTGTCTTTCAATTTCTGTTTAAAATTGGAATTCTCAGACCACCCCAGGTTTCTGAGTGCCGAACTGTCGATGCAGTACCGTGAGTCGTTATGGGCTCTCGGATCCTTCACAAACTCAACCTGTCTCGGGACACCCGCAATCTCCGTGAGCATATCGCACAACTCAAGTACAGAGTACTCGTGCTCGGTACCTATGTTATATGTCTTTCCTATTTCACCCTTGTCCATAATAACCTGAATAGCCCGGGAAACATCGTCGACATGAATAAAGTTTCGCCGGGTCGCGCCAACCCCGTGAACAGACATCGGTTTTCCATTTAGAATTTGAGTTATAAATAGGGGAACAACTTTTTCAGGATACTGTTGAGGACCAAACACATTGTTCCCACGGGTAATTATAATTGGAATTTTGTAAGCGTTTGCGTAGGCTCTGACATAGAGCTCTGCGGCCGCCTTGCTCGCCGAGTACGGATTGCTAGGATTCAGCGGGGACTTTTCGTCCGAGGTGGTTTGGGGGCCCACCTCCCCATAAACCTCATCGGTACTTATGTGAATAAATCGGTCCAATTTTCCGTATTCTCTTGCGGTCTCGAGCAGAACATGAGTCCCGAGAACATTATCCTTTGTGTACTCGAAAGCCAGATCGAAACTCTTAGTCACACAAGACTGTGCCGCAAAATGAATAACAATATTGGGTTTGTATGTTTTGAAAATATGGGTCATGTGGTAGTGCTCGGTAATGTCCCCTCGGATGTATGTGTACCGGTCGGTCCGGTTCACATTCTTTTCGGTCGCCATATAATCACACTTGTCTACATTTATTACTTCAATTTCAGAATCAAATTCAAGAATGTAATTGATGAAGTTTGAACCTATAAAACCTAAACCCCCGGTTACGAGGACTCTGCGCATATCTAACTAAAGAATAAAATACAATCTTTAATAGATGAAGAAAGTCTGGTATGCTCCAAATCAATTTGAGGCGTATGGTGAGGATGAAATTCAGGCGGTCGTGGACTCTCTTCGGGCGGGATGGCTTGCAGGGTTCGGGCCGCGCACGGTCGAGTTCGAGGAGAAGGTTTCAAAACGGTTCGGTAAAAAGTCAGGTTTGTTTGTGAATAGCGGTTCGAGCGCTATCCTTTTGGCCCTCTGTGCACTCGAGCTGCAGCCCGGGGATGAGATTGTAACCCCTGCGTGTGGCTTTGCGACAACTGTTGCCCCGATCGAACAGGTGGGCGCCAAGCCAGTGTTCTGTGATGTTCAGATTGGAAAGTATGTCCCGAGTGTTGAACACATTCAGGAGGTGGTGACTCCTCGGACCAAGGTACTTTTGATTCCGAACCTTATTGGATCTGTACCTGACTGGAAGGCTATCCGTAAGGCTTTCCCGGACCTGATACTCATAGAAGACTCTGCTGACACAATTCCCAATTTAAATTCAGAATTCTACTCTGACATAGCTACAACAAGCTTCTACGCAAGTCACGTCATTACAGCAGGTGGTATCGGTGGGATGGTAATGTTCAACTCGGACGAGCACTACAAGAGAGCGCTCATGTTCCGTGACTGGGGCCGGATCGGTGATAACATCGAGGAGCCCTCGGAGCGCTTCAACTACAAGGTGGATGGGATCCCATACGACTGGAAGTTTCTGTACGGTGTCGCAGGGTACCACCTCAAAGCCTGCGAAATGAATGCAGCCTTTGGTCTGGTCCAACTCGCAAGACTCGACACACTCCTCGAGAAACGCAAGACAAATTTCAAGAGATATCTAGAAAATCTGAAAGACTGTCCATATTACACATTGCCAGATGACGAGGATCACATCAACTGGCTGGCCATTCCTCTTATGTGCCCGGATCGGCTCGAACTGCTCACTTGGCTCGAAAACAACCAGGTTCAGACACGAGTGTGTTTCGCGGGCAACATCACAAGACACCCCGCGTGGCGAAAATACCTACAGGAGTTTCAAAATTCGGACCGAATTATGAAAGAGGGATTTCTCCTAGGAGCTCACCACGGTATGGATGATGCAGATGTAGATCGAGTGTGCGACTTGCTCAAGGAATTTGCAGACAAAAAGGCTTCACTTTAAATTTTTCAATTTCTTAGTTAAATTAGAATACTGATTCATAAGTTTGTTATGTTGTTTTTGGTTGTTCTCGGTCACGTTACCTTTTGAATTTATCGCATTAAGTTTAGCCTGTATTTTGTTCATATTTTCAAAAATCGCCAACAGTTCGGCAGCCTTCATTATTACTTCCAACCTGAGATTATATTTGGGGGGAACGGTGGAATAATCATGTGCTTGTGTAAGTCAGTTCTGTATGGAGTCATATTCTCGAGTGCATTCCCAAACTCCAGCTTAGGAATTATCTTCTGTGTTGGATCGATGGGCACATCGTAGAGGAAGGGCCGGGGCGCCAGAGACACATCTTCGGTCCTCTCGCCCGAAATTCCATAAGCCTTTGCAATCTGCAAAAAGTCGATACCGGCCACATCGTTTGCACTTGTCGCAATATATCTGGAATCAAAATATGAATCTTGAAACTGCCGGATAATTCCGTAGCCTTGATTGTTGAGCACGATGACGATAACAGGCAGTTTGTAGTGTGCGAGCGTGCGTAGCTCTTGGATATTCATTTGGATACCTCCGTCTCCTTCAATGCACACGATAGGAACACGACCACCCGTTCCTATCGCGGCACCTATGGCGGCCGGAAGGGCCCATCCCATCGACGAGTTTCCTAGGTTCGTAAACAGCTTCTGTTTCCCGTTCAGACGCAAAGACTGCATTGTCCATACCATGTTTCCCCCCTGGTCCGGAACAATAATACACTCATCTGGGAGTTTCAGGCTGCTCAAAAACGGATAGACATTCCCTTCACGGGGGAATTCTACACCAAATTCCTTTTTCCAATCTGAAATTGTAGCCTCCCACTCTGGGCGTGGCTCCATAGTCACTTCCTGGATAAACTGAGCGACCGTTCCTTGGAGGGCTATATCAATTGGCATACCGCGCTCTTCCAGCTTTCGCATTTCGCCCATATCGATATCGACCATAATCTTCTTTGATTCGCGTGAAAACAGCTTCAGGTTGCCGCCCGTCTGTCGGGTGTCAAGACGGGACCCCAGAATCACGAGCAGGTCCGCATTCTGAACTGCATAGTTTGCTACACGGTCACCATAGACTCCGTGGGCCCCCACACGGAGCGGGTGGTCGTGCGAAACCATATCGATAGCGGCCCAGCTCGTCACGAAAGGAACATTCAGCCATCTTACAATATCAGTACCACGAGCACCATTGCCCAATACAACAATCGGTCTCTGGGCTTTGGAAATTGCCATGTACACATCATTGGTAACTCCGAATGTATAGTCAGGGCGGTTTCTAACAGTAAACTTGACATCCTTTTCAGTTTTCATTTCCATTTGCAAATTGACAGGGAAATCGATGACGGCCGGACCCTTTCTCCCATTATTCATCTCGGAGAGTGCAAGTGAAAAGAGAACAGGGACCTCATTCACATTTCCAATTTTAGAAGCAAATTTGGTGAAGGGCTTGACCATCTCAATGACGGGCATCTCCTGGAAGCCCACCTGGCGGGGACGTGAATGGATTGTGTCCAGTGACTCTTTCGAGCTAACCTGTCCGGTGATGAAGAGACACGGGATCGAGTCGTACCAGCACCCGCACAGACCATTCACTATGTTCTGAACTCCGGGTCCGCTCGTAACCAGGACTACACCAATCTTACCGGACGCACGATAGTACCCCTCGGCAGCCATAGCGGCCGCCTGCTCGTGCTGAAAACAATAGTACTTGACCCGTGAAGAGGTTCCGACCGCATCCACAAACGGAGCAATCGCACCGCCCGTCACCAGAAAGTAAGTGTCAATACCGTGGTTCGCAAGTTCCTCGATAATGCAGTGCACCATAGTTACTCTTTGTGCCCAGTCTTTAAACCTCATAAAGAGTCGGGCTACCTTAACTATAATGAAGCGCACAATATTGAGTTTGTGCAAAAACAAGACACTCGGTGTCAAGAGTGTCGGCGTCACATCCTACGACTACCCATTTTCAAAAATAATAAACGCATGCGACGAAATTGATTTTATTGTTGTGGGGGACACTGCGGGGTCTACGGTTCACGGCGAGCCCGACCTGAACAAGGTGACTATGGATACTATGATTACACACTGCAATGCGGTCGCAAAGGGCGCCCCGAACAAGTTTCTTATCGGGGACATGCCATTTATGTCCTATCAGTCCTGTATGAAGGATGCTGTTCAAAATGCCGGGAGACTTGTGCGTACAGGAATGGATGCTGTGAAAATTGAGGGATACTATCCGGACACGGTAAACTATATAAATAATGCGGGTATGATTTGTATGGGTCATCTCGGCTTGACACCGCAGAGTCGTGCCAAGTTTGGTGGTTACAAGATCCAAGCCAAAACGAGCGACGAAATTGAAAACCTTGTGAAACAGAGCAAGAGTATCGAAGAGGCGGGGGCGGCCCTTTTGCTCCTCGAGGCTGTACCGGACGATGTCGGGGGGATAGTAAGCAAGGAACTAAAGATACCCGTGATTGGTATCGGTGCCGGAAACAAGGTGGATGGCCAGGTGGTAATCATACACGACATGCTCGGTATGTTTTGGGATTTTAAACCAAAATTCATCAAGCAGTACACAAACCTTGATGGTCACATCACCGAGGCACTCAAGAATTATGCCAAGGATGTAACCTCCCACCAATTTCCAAATGAAAAGTATTTTTACAACATCAATCCTATGGAGCTTGAGAAGTATCTGGCTCGGAAGAATTGGAAGTACGACAAAACTCACTGACTCGGTCCTTCAAGGGGGGAAGTTCAAGCGATACATTCTGCTCTCCGACATAAGGAACATCCAGATAATTTTTGTTTGTAATTGTATATGGTATTCCGGCCATTTCAGCTAGGTCAGACAGTTTATACTTTTCTTTGTACACGACGTGAACAAATCGCTCGGACACTGTGTTTACAATATGGATCAGATCGTCGACATGCACAAAGTCAAAGTACCGATCTCGATCAATGGTGATATGTCTATTTTGAATTCCAGTTGTAAAAAAGCGGTGACTGGCCTCTCCGGGTCCAAAACAACCCCAGATCTTGTATATGTTCACGCGCGGATCATCCTTTAGTCTCAGCTCGAGGTACTTTTTAGCAACCCCATAGTAGTGGTTTGGAATCTCAGTCGCGCCACTCGAAAACCATACAAAACGATTGAAGTTTGCATTTTGATACACATTCTCAACCATATCCACATTGTCGTTAAACACCCTCGAGTCGTCCGACTTTGTCCGGCGCCCACCAACACAAGCACAATGAATAATTATGTCAAAAAAACTAAATTGAAAAAATTCCATAGTATCTTTTCGGTTGAGTAGGCTAAAGTCTTTTCGTGAGATTGTGACGGCGTCCGGGAAAGCCTTTTTAAAGTTTTGACCTATAAACCCGTCTGCACCCACAATGCATACACTCTGCATAAAGACTACGGTTACTTAATCTTTATGCGCTTCGTAGTTACGACCCTGCACACTCCCGATTGGGAAGAGTTTGCCTCGGTGACTGATCAAAACAAGCGCGAGTACTGTGACCGTCACGGCTACGCCTTTGAGACAAAGGGTGATGGCCCCTGGAACACACGGATCGATCTGGGTGTTATGGGAGACTGGGGGTTCGAGCGTGGGTACCGGTTTCTTGAAATGTTTGAAAAGTACCCCGAGTGCGAGTGGGTCTACTTTTCAGACTGTGACGCTATGATTACCAACTTTACCCTCCCACTCGACAAGATTGTCGATAACAGATACCATGTCATCCTTGCGGCTGATATTAACGGTACAAATTGTGGAAATATTTTGATCCGAAATTCAGAGGTGGGTCGAGGTTTCTGTCAGTCTATGGTGGCGGCCCGGCCCGCCTACCGGGACAATATGATGGCCGAAAACCAGTGGATCCAGGAAATGGCCACGGCGACATATTGGAGAAAGTACATTAAGGTTGTGCCCCAACGCATCATCAACTCGTACGACTACTCACTGTACCAGTTCCCCAAGGTGACTGGCACGAAGGATGTGCTCGGTGTAGACGGCCAGTGGCAGCCCGGAGACTTTATGCTGCACATCGTGGGCGGAATGGCCATGGACAAAAAGACTGTGCAAGAAAGAATCGCAATCGCTAAACAGTACTTAGATAAAGTTAAAAAGTAATTTAATACCATGATTGTGGACACTTTTATGTTTTACAACGAGTTTGATGTCCTCGAAATTCGTTTGAACACATTAGATCCATATGTTGATCTTTTTGTCCTTGTTGAGGCAGAGGTGAATCATGTGGGTGGTCCCAAGGAGTTGTTCTATGAGAATAACAAGGAGCGTTTTTCCAAGTGGCACTCCAAAATTAAGCACATTATTGTGAAAAAGGATGAGTGTCCGACGGACCGGAGTCCTTGGTCTCGTGAAAAGTACCAGCGCGAGTGCATCTCTCGGGGCCTACAGGATGTTCCGGATGATGCAATCGTTATGATTAGTGATGTGGATGAGATTCCTGACATGACTATGTTCAAGTGGGAGCACCTGCCCCACCGCGTCATTTCGCTGCATATGTGGATGTACATGTACAATTTCAATTTTCTGTTTACCGGTGAGCCTTGGGTCGGTACGGTGGTTACAACGGCCGACTTGGTAAAGATTCACGGCATCAACTTTTTCCGGGACAGTCGATGGAAGTTCCCTAAACTCCGGTATTGTGGATGGCACCTGAGCAGCTTCGGAGACGAAAAGCATGTGCTCAACAAGATGCGTACATTTGCACACGCTCTGGATGATAACAACCACAAACACCTCCAGACCGAGGAGAATATCAAGAAATGGATCCAAGAGGGGAAGCACGTGGACGGTGCGACAGATCTGATGCCGAGACCACCCGAGGCAACCCTCCCTCCCGTCAACTGTAGTAAATTTCTAATCTAATATTAAAATGAGACATACGCCGAACACGGCCCGGAACAACGCCCAGAGTGTATATGCAAAAATGCTGAGAAAACTCAATGCATCCGTGAATAACGAGGGTAATGTGTTTTACCCAGCAAAACAGAATTTTAATAATAACGGACCGACCCGTGGAAATCTGTTGAAAAGACAGGCAAAGTCCCCGTCTCGTTACAATTATTTATTGAGACAGGCAAACAAGGCCCAGCGCCAATTTTCCACTGTAAAACACCCGCGTGAAAATGAAGCGTCGGCGTTTCGTAAATTGTTAGCAAATGTCCGTGCCCGTCTCAGAGGCACCGGACGCAACTTAAGAGCTTAGAGAATGAGCAGTACGAAAAAGCACTGTGATCTTTCGGAAGCATTTTCAATACTAAATTAATAAACTTTTTTGCATCCCTGTCATAAGTTTTGTAATTTCCAGTCGGTGGGGGGAGTACATCAAGGAGATGCATCATTGCAAAAGTCTGACAGAACCTGTGCGTACCAGGCTTTTGATAGTGATCATATGAATTAAATATTTTTGATTCATATGGTTTTCTAGCTGTCCAATGTGAATCAATAAAAAAAGCTGTTGGATATTTTGATGGGTGTCTTGTTTTTCTGTATTTAATAATAATATTTGGGATCATAAACTTCCATACATTTTCGTCACCCATAAAGTCTATGACCTCTTGCATCTAGTTACTTATGACTACTATCTGTCTAAGCTCTTCGTTAACAACATCAGGTGAGTAAATTCCCATGTAGATTGCTTTGCGCGAGAGGAGATCACGGATATCATCAATGTGTAAAAATTTCAGGAATCTATTTTTTGCTGGGATGTTTGCGAGGGGTCCACCGGCGGTGGTGTCTCTTTGCCCTTGACAAACAGGCCAGGTTACTCGTCGCAGCTCGTACATTTCTGCATCTAAATTGTCAAGTCGCGGGAGAATGTTTTCTCGTATGAGTGTTCTGACTTCATCCATAGGTCTATAGGTCACTCTGCCTCTATAGAGGTTCCACCTGCGTGGACCATCAACATACCCATGAGACCGAAAACAATTCCGAGGTACTGCACTGGTGAACTGAATCTTTCGCCCAAAAAGAAATACGCAACCAGTGCGCCCAGGACTGTAATCATCCCCTCCCACATCGCAGACACATACAAGAGACTTTCGGCCGAAAAGCTCTGTATCAAAAAGTACATAACACCCACGTAGCCCACGAGCCCACCGAGCATATGGTGATGATGATTCGACTTTGCGAACCATTTGAAATGGATATTACCGAATGTTTCGGCAATGCTCATCATCAGGATGTTGACGAGTGCCATCTACTTGTACTGGAGAATTTAAATAAAGACACCCCCTTTTATCCATACATGAAAGGGTTCCTCCTATCAAAAGAAAATGGAAAAATTAAATGTAAAAATTTAGGCAATTATGAGCACAGAAATGAATCAACTTTTTCGGTTATTTTACTTGCAAATGAAAAATTTAATATTCCCGATTTTGACGAAGTTTTTATAAATACAGACGATTTTTCTATTCAGGATTATGAACTATCTTATTCGACCCATAATGAAAAATATGCGAATGTTATTCCGGACTTTACATTTGATTGTTGGAGAGAGGTTGGAATTTCTGAGTACACGCAGGTGACCCGGGCGATGAGTACTTTGGGGGATGACCCCCCGGAGACAAACCTCTTAGGATGGAGAGGTGCACTTACCCATCCAAACAGGCGTCTGCTTTTTAATTTTACAGATCCAGAACTGTATGATATTCAAGAAATAGTATGGGACAGAACTGATCCTCAAAAACTCACATGTTCAAATTATGTTAGTCTCGAAGAAAGTGTGAAAAAATGGAGATATCTAATTGATGTAGAAGGAAGAGGTTGGTCTGCTCGCATAAAGTTTATGCTGTTTAGCAAGAGGTGTCTTTTCATTCAGGATAGACCACATAAGGAATGGTTCTGGCCACTCCTTAAACCGTGGATCCATTATGTACCTGTTTCTAGAGACCTTTCAGATCTCGAGGCAAAACTCTTGTATATGAAACAAAATCCAGATATCGAAGACAAAATCAGAATGAATGCACACGAGTTTGCTGTTAACAATTTGAGTCTTGACAAGGCTTTGGAGAGGTGGAGAGATGTATTAACTTCGTTAAAGACCACAGGCTCTGTGTAAGTATGGAGGGCTGGATTGCACTGACCCGCACTCCTAACTTGTTGATTAGCAAGCCAACCCGTGTAACTTTTAGGAACAAAAATTATGTGGTGTGGAAATCTGACTCGTGTGGAACTCAGATTATGCCCGATGCGTGCTGTCACCGTGGGGCTTCACTTTCTCGTGGAAAGGTTGAGCGCGACGGATCTCTGACTTGTGGATACCACGGATGGAACTTTAAGTGCAACCGTCTTAAGCAGCCCTGGATCGAAAATGAGGAGTTTATTTCGCCCGAATTTGACACTTGCGAACAGGATGGTCTCTTGTGGGTCCGGCCACGCGGACTTATCGGGGACCACACCCCTCCCCAAGTTCCATATCAGAATAATCCATCATTCAACACTGCGTGGTTCGAGACTGAAATTAAGCAGTGTGCCCAACTTATCATCGAGAATGGAATTGACCCTGCACATGCCTCGTGGGTTCACGCAAATGGTCTTGGTTTTGGAACTGAAAATGAGGAGCCGACCGATGTTGTCCACTCTGGAAACGCAATCAGCTTTGGGTACATTCCAAACAAAAATGCACTGAGTACAAGTTTGTTTGGAATTAGCCAAACCAAGAATTTTCATGTGTTTGAACTTCCGTACACAACCTGGTCAGAGGTTATCCTCGAGTCCGGCAAGAAACTCATGACCTATGTGACCCTTTGCCCAATTTCGGATACAAAAACGAAAATGTTTGTAGCCTTTGCAAACAACCTTGGTGTTCCTTCTGATATCTTTGTTATGATGGGCAAGGAGATTGTAAATCAGGATCGGTACATCCTAGAGAATCAAGACGCGAGCTTTGCTAACAAGGGGATCAGTGGAAAGTACGACCAACTGTCCCTGGCCTACAGGAACGCACTTCAGAATTTGACTTTTAAATAGTTAATTACCACCTGCCATGGCATTATTCATTATCCCTCGAAGAACCGAATTACGAACATAAAATACTGTACTAAGTTGATTCCAACCAAATCTACTTATTACACTTTGTCTCCGATTGCGCATATTTTGAGGTAGTATACCCACGGGCACTCCATAATATTGTACACCCCGAATTGTAACGGGGGTAAAATAAGGCGTTTGAATATTTCTGCGTCCATAAGACTGACCATTTGAATTTATAAGATTCAGATTTCTTGGATCGTACCATAAATAGTTTGGCACATGTTGTGTGGCCCGTGTATTTTGTTGTCTAGCGAGTCTTGCGCGCTCGGCGGCATTCTCCCGGGCGCGCTTCATCATAGCCGCAAGCTCAGCAGCTTCATTTCTATTATTTGAATACTTTCTTTTACGAAGAGTACGCTTGTTTGCATTAGTCAAACTGTTCGGATTAACATTTATAAGTTTCAGATTCTTGCCATAGACTGGATCACGCACCTTTACTCTCTTGTTATGTCCATATTTGTTAAAGTTGTATTTTCCTAAACTTGTTACTAATTTGTTGAATTCCTCTTGACCACGTACGCTAACAATTCTGTTTTTATTTGCTGTATTGTACAGAATATCAGGTCCTCGGTGTCCTCCGCCCGCATTAAACTCTCTGTACCATCTGAAGGGGCCTCGTAACACGCCCGTGGTTGCATTTCTCTTGAGACGGGTGATAAGAGCGTTTAAATTTTTCAAGTTCCTGACCCTATTCGATTCGACAACTTTAAAAAGAGAGTTTTTATTAGTCAGATATGACTTTGAATGGTTTGTACTAAATACACGATACACATTCGTGTTGCCCTTTAGCCAAAGCCCAGAGATACCATTTTTCAAACGGTTGTTATTGTTACTCATCTACCATATCTACAGAAATATTTTTATAAGCCTCCTTTAGAAATTCCCGCATTTCCTGTTCCGCCTCCTTGAACTTTTCTTTTTGTTTCATCATCTTCTTGGTCTCTTTGGGTTTCTTCGACTCCTTTTTGGGCTTGATTACAGGCGTGAACGCTAGCGTCAACATAACCAGATAAATAACTGAAGCTTTAATAGAGAATGTTGAAGTTCATAAACTGGTGCTTGGCGTGGGTCATAAGGATACCCAACACGGACCACAGAACTAGATATTTTCTTTTGTGCTTTGTGCAGGATCCCGATTTTCACGAATTATTAAGAGTAAAGATGTTAGTTTATCAAGTAAAGAAATTGTGCATTTAGAGACTATATGAAGGCTGCATTGATAACAGGTGTGACTGGCCAGGATGGATCGTATCTGGCCGAGTTTCTATTATCAAAGCAGTACACTGTGTATGGTCTCGCCCGGTACTGTTCAGAGAAAAAGGCGGAGCGCCTTGGGAGTGTGATTTCCAATCCTGAATTCAATTTGATAGAAGGGGACCTGACTGACACTTCACGCATCAGGTCCATAATTGATTCTTTGAATTCTACATACGAATTGATTGAGGTTTACAATTTGGGTGCTCAGTCCCATGTGAAAATTTCATTCGACCAACCCGAGTTCACAGCCAATGTGGATGCCCTCGGTACGCTCCGGCTCCTCGAGGCTATCCGTCAGACTAATTCCAATTCTAAATTCAAATTCTACCAGGCAGGGACATCTGAGATGTTCGGCAAGATTCAGCAACCAATTCAGAATGAGAATACGCCCTTTTATCCACGGAGTCCTTATGGGGTTTCCAAGGTGTGTGCGTACTGGTTCACGCGCAACTACCGCGAGGCCTATGGTATGTTTGCTTGCACAGGTATACTTTTCAATCACGAGTCCGAGCGGAGAGGCGTAGACTTTGTGACGCGCAAAATTACCAAGGGCCTTGCGGCGTGGATGAAAACAAAAAAGCCAATTGAGCTTGGAAATTTGGATGCAAAGAGGGATTGGGGTCACGCAATGGACTATGTCCGGGCAATGTGGCTTATGCTCCAAAAGGAAACGGCTGATGATTATGTCATTGGGACCGGCGAGACCCATTCTATTCGTGAGTTTGTCGAGACAGCCACGGGTATCATAGGCATCAAGGGCAAGTGGGAAGGCACGGGGACCGAGGAAAAGTTTGTAACCCCCGAAGGTGAAGTGGTGATCCAGGTGAACCCCGAGTTTTACAGACCGGCCGAAGTGGATGTGCTCATCGCGGACCCACGAAAGGCGTATGAGGAACTCAATTGGATTCCGGAAATAAAATTCAAAGACCTCGTGACCAAGATGGTCGTGGCTGATCTTTTATAATTTATAAATTATGGAAGAGTACATACGGAGGGGGTGGCCCCCTCGAGTTGCCGCGATATATTCGGGTGTTGTTCCGTACACTCAAAAATATGAATTCAAGATGTATACAAGTATAGAAACTCGGTTCGAGGCTGGTAAGGTTACAGAGGTGGACCATCGTAAACAGGTGGAGACCACTCTAGGTATAAAGACACGGGACCCGTAGAGAGTATGAAGGTGACCTTTCTGGAGGTCCGTAACCTTAACGAGAATGACCCTATGCTCCTTCAACCAGCTCCATCTGTTCGGGACACCGAAGAGGCCTATGAGTCAATTGGGCCTACTCTAGTTCCTACACCGATCCACCCTCTACACTCTGTTTGGATCGTAGAGGACAAGGCATTTCACGATCCGAAAATGGCTAATATTTATGCCTCGGCAAACAAACTCAAGGTGACAGAGTCACCGGTATTGACTCTGAGTTCGCCTTTTGTAGATGACCCTGGGTCTCTCGTGGGTAAATCGTCTGAAATCCTGTACAACTACCGTGGAGGCTTTTTGTGGGTCACTGGTGGCCACACGATCCACCGGCCATCTCCACTTCACGGATACATCAACCAATACACAACAACTCCAGTTTCAGGTGATATCGAAGATGTGCGCCTCAATCTAAACGGGCGGCCGTTCCATGCGCGCGTGCAATTTGATTAAATAAAGACACTTTTTCCATATATTTTATGTCGTGGCTCTTTCTCGGTCCCCGTTTGTTAGCCGGTATAGGACAGGTTACCAAACGGTACGCAGATTTAGTGAATGGCGAATATGTAGAATTCGGGAACCCCCCCTCGAAACAGTTTTACGACAGGGGGTTTGCATTTATACTCCCATTTAAAGAGAATTTAGAACTGGTCGACCAGTATTCGAAATTTTGTGGGAGTATGAAGGTGATGACGATATGTGAGACTGAGCCCGTGAACGAGGCCTATCAGATGATTGCGGACAAGTACCCGGAGGTTTATGTGGCTTCCGAGTTTTGTAAGGATGTGTTTTCGAGACAATTTCCAAATACAAATTGGAAAGTTTTGCACCTGTACGCTCCGCCACCACCGGCACTGAGCCCACCGGACACATCCGGTCCGTATGTTTTTTATACGATTGGAAATGTGATGGATCCTCGGAAAAACTTTCAGGCTCTGGTGAATGCCTTTTTTGAATGTAAATTCGAAAATGCAATTCTACTTGTAAAAGCAACTTGCAATTCTGAACTAAAATTAGAATTACCAAGGGTGATTGTGATAAACGGGTTACTGAGTTTGGAGCAGATGGAGAATATCCATCGCAAGGGTCACTGTTATATCAACTGCTCGCACTCCGAGGGTGTCGGGATGGGGGCTGTTGAGGCTGCTCTGCGGTCCAAGCCTGTTATTATAACAGACTACGGGGGGCTCAAGGAGTATGTAAAGACACCCTGGGTTGTCAAGTGCACAACAGGGCCGATCGGGTTTGATGATTTCTTGTTCAAGGCGGACCACGAGTGGGGTCACCCGAGTTACGAGGACCTAGTCGCTCATATGAAGGACTGTTACGAGAAACAGGTCAAGTCATGGGATCACGCGCATACCCATCAGCTTATGAGCGGTTTGGCGTTGCAGGTGCAAAGTTAGATCTAGTCAGATTAGGGAAGGTTTTGTTTCCATTCTTTCCGATTTGCTCGACAGCTTTGACAGCATAGGCTATAGCCTTTGCACCCTGAGCCAGTTGGGCTGCTCTGGCCGCATTTTTCAGTGCACGGGTTGCCATGCCCAGGTTAGCATTCTTTCTATTACTGTAGGGGGTCAGGACATTTGCGGCTCTCTCGAAGTTATTTCCGGCATTTTTGTAATTTTTAGTAGCATTTTTTGCGTTTGCGTTTGCGGCGGCAACCTGGTTGTTTGTCAGTCTGTTTGCACCGATTGCTACCTGATTAATTGCACGATTCGAGTTTTTAACACCCTCAGTAGCCAGCTGCACGCTCTTCGTCATGGCATTCAGTTCACGGGTATTGCTCATTTTATATTACAAAATATTTAAAATTTATCCGGCTTGGTGGAGACTGAGGGTTCGGGCGTGGACTGGGAGTCTATCCAGTAGTGCGACAGGTACACTGTGAGTCCCACAAGCAGAGTCGAAGACAAAAGGAAAGACTTTTCTGAATTTAAAAACAGGACCGCGTCGTCAACCACCTTGACGCCTGTGGGCTTGGTGATAAACTTGGGTACGATATAGACCATTAGCACATTGATAAACATCGCGGCCCAGATGTAATTCCAATTTATTTCCATATTAATCTATGTTTAGATTTTTCTTGATAACTCTTCGACTAACCCCCCTGCCCTTGTATTTCTCCGTACAAGTTTATTCTCTAAGAAGATAAGTCCCGGGTGTAGTCTTAAAAGATTTAGCTTTGCTTGATCTCTCTGTGACCGGGGTTTATTGTTATTTTTTACTGTATTTAATAAAGTTATTGCATTCTTATTATCGTTGTTCAGTAATGCATAGTTGAAATTTTCCTGTGCGTTATAAAATTCATTATTGCCAACTCGGTGAGACGTTAGTGAACCTTTTTTAAATGCTGCTGCTGCCTTTACAATAGTCGGTAATTGAGCTACTGCTGCTTGTGCCTGTGCGTTTGCTGCTGCTGCCTTTGCGTTTGCTGCTGCCGCACCTTGGGCATTTCCTAAACTAGTCAATACCTTTGATTGTTGTCTTAAAGTTGCTGCTTGTGTTTTAAGGTTTCTAATTTGACCTTCCACTAATGCTCTTTGAGTTCTTGCATTTCCGGCTGTTCTGTACTTGAGGGCAGTCAGTCTGGCCCGGGGATTATTAAATAATTGTTTAGCGCCCAGTGCTTTTAAGCTAGCGGCCTTTGCAGTTGCCCGCTTTGCATTCTCGGCGGCTTGTCTCGCGCGTCTTAAATTCTCGGCACTTCTCTTACGGAAGTTCTGCGCCTTGGCCTTTTGTCTCCGGAAAAATTCAGATAAACGCACACCGGTGCTCTTCCACTCATCACCACGACCCAGTGCGAGCCGGTTCAATTCAGATATGTAATATTTTCTGAATTCTTTGTATTTCGACGCATTGAACGGGTTACCGTTCACGGGATTTGTAGCATAAGCAGCCCAAGCCTTAATTGCATTGATAATCGCTTTATGAGCTTCGTTTGATGCAGTTCTGTTATTTCTGATTGCAGCCTTTGCATTGGCGTTTGCTGAACGGTTTATGGCTTTGAATTTTTCTTCGATTTTACTTCTCTGTTTCTCTCTCTCAAGACTAGACAGGGTACCAAGACGCCGGCGGAGCATTTTACGCTCATAAATAGGTTGGTACTTTTTCTCCCCTACCTTTTTCAAATAATTCTCGAAGCTGAGGTTATTCATTTATATTTCGATACATTTTTTTTCATTGTAATTTATAGATGATGACCTGGGGTCCATATTTTTGGGGCACGCTTCACATAGCTTGTTTGGTCGCACCCCCTGTTCTGTCAGACGAGCACAAGGCGGCCTACAGGGACTTTGTCCACAGCTACACGATGATCCTCCCGTGCCCAGCGTGCCGGCACCACTTCCATGAAATCCTCGAACAATTTCCAGTCGAAAATCATCTAGCCACCGGCAAGGAACTGTTTGCGTGGTCAGTCGCAGTCCACAACATTGTCAATATGAAACTTGGGAAACCGGTAGTATCCTTCAGGGAAGCACTTATGTACTGGATTGAAAGATCAAACTACGAAGAAAGATTTCCGATCGAAGATACCTTAATTGTACTTGGACTCGTGGTCGCAGTTTATTTTCTACTTATAAAGTAATGGACTATGAGAAACAATTTCACAACCTAGTCATCGGTGGAAAGGGTTTGTTTGTTTTGCTTTTACTCATTCTTAGTTTCGTGAATGGTCACAAGGAATTTGTCGAAAAGAATCCAAGAGCTTTCATGGGTGGAGCTTTTTTCTTCGCCCTTGCAGGTGCGATTGCGGGCGCAGGTCTTGCGTGGCACAGAGGGGGTGATGTCGCGAGCACTATGTTTATCACTACCTTATTTTTCTTTTTCTTTGCAGTGTGTCGCGAGTTTTCAGGATACTATGCACTTTCGTCTCAGAAGAACATGACACAGAATGAGGCAAAACAGCGAAAGGTTCTGATGGGGCTCGCAATTGGTCTTGGAATCCCCACTTTCCTGTACGCCTTGTACCTTGTCTACAACGCAAAAGTCTTGCCGGTACCCGGAATGACATGGACAGCTTTCGGAATTGAAACTTTCCTTTTCGTGACTGTCTGTGCACTCGCAGAGTATGCAGTTGAATTTTATCACGAAAAAGATGAAAAACATTCGGCCGGTTCTGTAGCGGGGTCCTTAACACTGGCTATAGTGATATATTTGGTAGGACACCTTATGTTCCAGTTTGGTGGATTCTATGACGAAGTGTTTGCTCCTGTCAACTGGGGTAACCTCAAGGCCAACTAAAGAAGAGGCCACCGTGTACAGTATGAGCTATGAAAAGCTCTCCCATGTCGAACACATCCTCAAGCGTCCCGACACCTATGTCGGCTCCCTTCAACCCGAATCCACATCCCAATGGATCCGGACTGAAGATCGATTCACTTATTCTACAATTACTGTTTCACCTGGATTGGTGAAGATCTTTGATGAAATTCTAGTCAACGCAATCGACCAGTACTCGCTCCACCCCAAAAAGGTTAACAAAATTCAGATCCAAATTCAATCGAATGGAACAATTGTTGTGGAGAATAACGGAATTTCCATTCCGATCAAAAAGCACGAAAAGGAAAAGGACACCTGGATTCCTGAATTGATTTTCGGTCACCTATTGACGAGTTCAAACTATAACGACGACGAGCAGCGCGTGACCGGTGGACGAAACGGGTACGGTGCAAAGCTGACGAATGTATTTTCAAAGAGTTTTTGGATTGTGGTTTCGGACGGCAAAAAGCTGTACACCCAAAACTGGCGGGACAATATGGGCGTGGTTGACCCCCCTCGTATCGAGGCGACGACGGGCGAGCCCTTTGTTCGGGTCGGGTTCACCCCGGACTATCCTCGGTTCGGAGGCCCTGGTGACTTTTATAAGGTGTTTGAAAAGCGTGCTTGGGACGCTGCAATGTGGTGCAGCAAAGCCAAAGTCATCTTCCATTCTTCAATTTTAAATGTAAATTCGTTGGAGGAGTACGCCAAGATGCACATCGGTGATGTTCCAATTGCAAAAATGCACACTGAAAATTTTGATATTATTGTGGGCCACTCCAAGACTGGTGGGTTTCAGCACTGCTCTTGGGTGAATGGTATTTCGACCACTAAAGGTGGTACTCATGTCGAAAAGATCGTTAAGCATATTACGGATGAGATTTCCAAGGATAAGCGGGTGACGGTCAAGCCTGCGCAGATTCGGTCGAGTCTGTTTGTGTTTGTCCGGGCTGTTATCGTGAACCCTACATTCAGCAGTCAGACCAAGGCCGAGTGCACATCACGGATTGATTCCATTGATATTAAGCCCAAGTTCATCAAAGATATCCTGGCGACAGGGGTCCTCGACACGCTCGTTGACCTCAGTCAGGCCAAACTGGACCGCGAGCTCAAGAAGACAGATGGATCCAAGAAGTCTCGGATTACGGGTGTCCCAAAACTTGACGACGCCAACTGGGCCGGCACTCACCGGAGCCAGGAGTGCACGCTTATTCTGACCGAAGGTGACTCGGCGAAAGCCCTTGCCATTGCCGGGCTGAGCGTTGTGGGCCGAGACAAGTTTGGCGTTTTTCCACTCCGGGGTAAACCTCGCAATGTGCGGGATGCTTCGGTAAAGCAGGTGACTGACAATGAGGAATTCTCCAACCTTAAAAAGATCATCGGGCTCCAGCATGGTAAAGTCTATAATTCCCTGAGAGAATTGCGCTACGGCCGCCTTATGATTATGACCGATGCGGACCTCGACGGGAGCCACATCAAAGGCCTGGTCCTGAACATGATCCATGTGTACTGGCCCAAACTGATCGAACTGGGCTTTTTGGTCAGTATGGTGACCCCTGTGATCAAGGCGGGCAAGACTTGGTTTTTCACAGAGGACGAGTACAGGCAGTCCGCCTCAAGTTCTGGACCTGTCAAGTACTACAAGGGTCTCGGGACCTCAACATCCGCCGAGGCCAAGGAGTACTTCAAGCAAATCGAGAAACTCACAGTAATTTTCAATTCTGATCCAAAATTGAACGAGTCTATGACACTGGCTTTCAGCAAGGCGCTCAGTGATGAGCGGAAGGAGTGGCTCTCGGGGCATATGGCTCAGCCTCCGAAGGGTGTTCCATACGGACACATCAAGACCCTCACGGTGACTGACTTTGTGCACCGGGACCTGGCAAACTTTAGCGCCGAGGACATCAAGCGCAGTATTCCGCACGTGGCCGATGGCCTCAAGCCGAGTCAGCGAAAGGTTATTTATGCGGCCCTTAAGCGGAACCTGGCCCAGGATATGAAGGTGGCCCAGCTCGCCGGCTACGTGGCCGAACAGACTGCGTACCACCACGGCGAGGCTAGCCTCCAAGGCACAATCGTCAACCTGGCCCAGAACTTTGTCGGCTCGAACAATCTGAACCTGCTTGAACCAAGCGGCCAGTTTGGAACACGCCTCGCGGGCGGAAAGGATGCTGCAAGCTCCCGTTATATCTTTACCCGCCTTGCACCCTACACCAAAAAGATCTTCGACCCGTCTGATAATGATGTGCTCAAACACATAGTCGACGACGGCCAACAGGTCGAGCCCGAGTTCTATGTTCCGATTGTTCCTATTATTTTGATGAATGGTGCAGAGGGGATTGGTACAGGATACAGCTGTTATGTCCCTCCGTACGATCCGGAGGCGATCAAGCACAATATACTGTGCGCTTTGGATCAGGTGCCTATGATCCCTATGAAGCCTTTTTTCAAGGGGTTCAGGGGGGCTATTACAAAGACCAAGGAGCACACTTGGGTGATGACGGGCCTGTTTGAGAAAGAGGGCACGCAGCTGCACATCACCGAGCTCCCGCCCGGAAAGTGGACCCAGGACTTTAAGGAGCACCTCGAGTCTCTGGTCGAAAAGAACACGATCCAGAAATATGAGAATCATTCGACCGAAACAAAGCCGGACTTTCGAGTGTGGGGGTACAGCGGCGACGACCCCGTGAAGGACCTCGGACTCTCCAAGACGATCCACACGAGCAATATGTACCTGATCGGGCCGAACGGGGCGGTCAAAAAGTACTCGAGTCCTGAGGAGATTCTGGTTGATTACATCGAACTCCGCGTGAACTTGTACAAGAAACGGAAGGCTCACTTGATTCGTCAATTAGAAAGTGAAATTGAGTGGATCCGGACGAAGAAAGAGTTTATCACCGGCGTGATTAACGGCCAAATTAAGGTTCTGAACGAGCCCCTCGAGCATGTGAAGACTCAGATGCGTAAACGAAAGTTCGAGGAGGAATATGTTCCTAAACTGCTCGACATCAAGACCTACAACTATACCCAAGAGGAGGTCCGTAAGCTGATCGAGCTCGATGCGAAGCGCCGTCGGGACCTGCAGGTACTCCAAGCAACGAGCGTGTTGCAGATGTGGAAAAATAACCTAAGTGATTTGTAGTATGGACTTGAGTCCTTTATCCCCATTTCAAAAACTTGTTGAATATGAGCGTGTAATTCAAGATAGACTAGTTTCATATGAGCAACAAATTCAGACTAGAATTCGCAACACAGCACAGGGGGTCACTAAGAAAGGTATACAAGCGGTCCAGACACCACCCGACTCGGCCCCTCCCAAAGTGCCAGACAACATAGTGCTCACACCCATCCAAGTAAGCGGAGTCTACAAAGCAACAAGTCAAAATGTAATTACATTTTATGTCAACACTGCATGGCCCTCTTTAAATCCAAATGATCTGGTCCCGGTTGGTCCAGGGTGGAGTGTTGTCGGTATGACGGGCGTTGCCGGAAACATTGTCGTTACAGGTGTTTCAGAAAAACCCGAGTTTGTAAGTCCTGGTATCTGGAAATACAAGGACAATCAAGTGTTAACCATTGGAGAAGGCAATTCAGAATCATATTTGTGGTATTTTACTTGCCAAACAGATACAGAACAGAACATACAAAATGTTCAAGGCGTGATAGGTGCCATCTTGTATCCCCCGAGTTCAACTTCACTAACGACAAATTCAGTTATAGGTCTATTGACTGGATTCTATTATGTCAGTAGTGGACGACTTGTGTTTTACATAAAGGGGTCCGGGGCCCCTATGGGCTTCGGGCCCGGATGGACGGTTACAGGCCTTCCCGGTCTATTGAGTAGTAATGTGACGACCGTCAATTATGTTCCGACACCGGGTATCATCGCGGAACAGTTTTCTTACGACTCATATGTCACTCTCCAGGGTGACAAACTGGAATACAACACGATAGCACCTGTAAACTGTACAGCAACCGTAAAACAACCTCTGAGTCAGGCTAAAATTATAGGAGCTAATGTGACATATGTAAAATCATACACTTCAAATGTTGTGGTTCAGATGAATCCAAATATAAAATTGACCGGGGGTGCTCCACTCCGTGATTTGGATGACCAAGTCAAAGGCAAAATGTTCCAAGATGAATACAAAGATGTATCCAAACTTGGATACAATTCAGCCACATCATATGCATTGTATGCAGTTGGTCCACAAGAAAAGTACACTACCGGAAAAGATGATTCCATATGGAACACTACATGGCCCCAACACTCAAACTTTGTGTGTTACCAGCAGTATGTTCCGATCCAGGCCCCTCAATACCTGGGCCAAACAATTACGATTGAATTTAAACCAAAGGAGCTCGGGGACCTATTGTGCAATATGTATTTTACCTGCCAGCTCCCGGCCCTCACGAGTACATCAAATGCATACACGAATCAGGTGGGCCGGGCCCTTATTGCCCAATGTGATTTTATGATTAACGACACTGTGGTTGAGACTGTGTATGACGACTGGTTTTTCATAAAAGATCAAGCGTTTCTGGATGCGGACGAGCAGACTTCTATGTTTTATGCGGTGAACGGGGGGTCATCCACGGCCCAAAGCCCCACCTCCCCTCTGAGTGTATATGTCCCATTGGAGTTTTTCTTCTGTAGGAGACACTCGCATCTCAACAAGGGCCGGGAGAGACTGCGCAGACCCTATTTCCCACTGTGTGCACTCAAGAATCAGTATTTTTACATTAAAATTCAATTCCAGCCATGGGTCTGGATTTCAAATGACATGGGCGTCACAAAGAAAGATATAATCAATCCTGCACTGGTTCTGGAGCAGATCAAGTTGACCGAAGTGGAGAAACTTTATTACCAATCGACTAAACTCAGATATGTGGTGAACAGGTTGAAGAAAGAGTCGGTGCTTTCTTTCAATTCTTACACGCCACAGCTCCAGTTGACGGCCAGTTTTCCGGTTCAGCTCCTGGTGTGGTTTTTCAGAAATAAAAAGTACGAAACAACCACCTCGGTACTTTACAATGATGTCCGATACGAATACGGGTTTACGACAAAGTATGTGCAGACATCGGTCGCTCTCCCGTTTGTAAGTCAGACGAGTTACTTTGTGGACCCTGTCAGTTCTTTCAAGATTTTACTAAATAACACAGATATCACAAGCGTGTTTCAGGGGTCTCTGTACTATGCGTTCAAGCAGCCCATGGAGCACGGTTTATCCATACCCGCGAAGAATATATACATGTATTCTTTCGGGTTAAGTCCGAAAGAGTACAATGCTGGAGGTTACGTAAACTTCTCGAAGTTGAATTCTCAGACGACGACACTTCAAATTGTTCTAAATCAACAATACGCCACACAGGTTACTCAAGGTTACAATTTGTATTTATTCTACTACGGCTACACTGTTCTCGAATTCGAGGGCGGAAGCGCCCGGTTGCCGTTTATGTAGTTCTGTCAACTTTGTTTTATTGTTTAGTATGTGCTCAATAATTCCATTGGTAATACACCATCTAATGAAGTTAAGCTGAGCAACAGTTGTGGTAAGTCCTTGAAATTCAATGCGTTCGGTCCTGCAAAAGGGATCGAATAGCTTTTTCGAGTATCCATCAAGGGATGACTTGTATGCGACATGTACTGTAAAAATCTTGCCAGTTGGTGTTGTATATGTCACATTACGAGACTTTGAATAATTTGTCACAAACCATTCTAAATTACGAAGGGATATGCCCTTCCTGTGTGAGAGAATATCATGTAGTTGTTCTGCGTTTTTGTCGTCGCTGAAAAATCGGGTGAGACTCTCGAGAAGTAAACTTGATTTATTCATTGTACTATTAATGAACTAAATGTTTAAGCCTGTATTTGGCGCACTTGCGGTCCAGACAACCGGAGCATTTGAAGTTGCAGTCGTCAGGGTTTTCAGAACCGGCACCTGGCTCTGATGAAACTTGCAGAAACCGTTCCCCTGGGGTTCCTTGAGGCAGCGCTTTTTGCTCTTAAGGGTACCCTGGCAGAACCGAATTTCTATTCCGGACACATCGCGACAGAGCTGTTCGAGTGGGATCTCGTACATCTTCGAGATGACCTCAAGGGACTTGTTTACACGAAGCGCAACCCTGCGATTCACCTCCTCCTCAATGAGCTGAAGGATCTGTTCCTCCATCGTTTCTACTTACAGATACAGGGTGCCAGGTTTTTAAGTGAGGGTCTACGATCTTGTAAAAAAGTCCGTGATCCTCTGCGTCTTGGGTTCAAAGATGACACTCTCGACATTCTTCCCTAGCAGCGGCTCCAACAAGTCGCACACAGGTTTCTTGAGCTGGTTTGTAAAGTAATAATTGTAATCGATCTTCAACTTCTTTTCTGCGACCCACTCCGGGTCCTCGGCCTTTTCAAACATCTTCCCCCGACCCTCGATAATAACAAATTGAACACGATCACCCTGTTGGGGCTCTGAGCCCGGTGCGCGCTTCCGAATCTTATCACGGACCTCGACATGAGGCATTTTCACCTTGTAGCTCGCGGCCAACTGTTTACTCATAAGCAGCTTATTGATGTCCACATCCCCATCCTTCAGGGTCTTGGCAGCCGTCTTGGCAAACTCGACAACCGGCCGGGGGTCGTCGCTGTCCAGAATCATCTCTAGCAGCTTTTTCAGCGTCTCGCGGACATATTGGCACGAATCGCGCCGGACCACCTGGAGGCCCTTCACATCAATCTTTTTAAACCCTACGTATCGGGTCCCGTCCACTTTCAGAACAGGAGTCCCATCCTTGTTCGACTTGCCCTCGTACATCTTGGCCGCGTACCGCTTTTTCGAATACAGAAAATAAGGGCAGTAAACCTTTTCGAGTTCGAGGTCGTTGGGCGCCTTGAACAGTTTCGTACACTGTTCCGCTGCTTGTTCACCGAGCTGCCAGGAGTAGTCGATAGCCTCTTGGCCCTTCCGCCCCTGTACATCAAATTCTACCATTACTGAATCAGTATCTCCGTACCTAACTTGTGCGCCCGGAAAGTTGGCCTCGACATAGTTCTTAGTCTCCTCGATCATTTGACGCCCACGCATAGTAACTGTGGAAGCGATCGCGACCAAAGGTAAAAGTCCTTTAGAAGCCCCGCAAAAACCATATATACTATTCATCGAAATTTTGTATGCTAATTGTTGACCATTGTAGATGGCTTCCATCGGCGTGCCTTCGGCTTGGGCCATAAGTTTCTTTGCCTTTTTGCGGTACGCCTTGAGGTCGCTCAAGATGACAGGCAGGAGCGAAGGTACATTCTGTGCAAACCGGTGGGGCCCGAACTGCTCGTACTCAACCCCGGGCAAGTTGTCAAACTGGGGGTCCATCACCAGAGTCGAGTAGCACAGGTTGTGTGCGCACATAATACTCGGATACAGACTCGCAAAGTCGAGTGCCGTGATTGGTGTATAGTATGCGCCGGTTTGTGCCTCGAGCACGGTCGCGCCTTGGTACTTTTCCGTCGGAAGTTCCGGTCCGGACTTTTTAAATGTCGGAATTAGAAACCCGAGCTGTCGAGCCTTGTAGGCCATCTGACTAAACACCTTAATTTGTTGTCCCCGTTCACTCAAAAACGAAAGGGGAACCCAACACGCCTTGGCCATCTCAATTTGATTCTGAATTTGGAACAATTTTTCCAGAAGCTTATGGGGCAGAACTGTATCCTGCAGACAGTACTCGGCAACCTCACCGAGTCGAACCGGGTCACCCTCCAGGTACCGCCCGAAAATTTCCTTCACGGGCATGTCATTCTTCTGGTCCTTCAGAAAGTGCTTGGACACATTGTTCAATGAATAACTCTCCAGTTTGTGATCACGCTTCACATCCTGGAAAAAATCAAAAACATACCGACCTCTCATCGGGACCATTTTCAGGAGGTTATTGCCGAGTGCACTCGATGACAAGTTTTTCGTGACGAGTTCAATCGGGGAGTTTCTGAAGCGGCCCCAGGTTGGCGCGAGTCCATTCATAACAGATCGGACTTGCAGGTACTCCAAGTCAAAGCCGAAGATGTTCCAGCCGGTGATAATGTCCGGATCTATTTCCGTAATGTACTTTTCGAACCTTTGTAAAAGTTCTTTTTCGGTCCGGAAGCTTTCACAGTCGAGGGCTTGCGTTTCTTTGAGGCACAGGCACTTTCGGACCAGCTCGTTTGAACCAAAGTGTTTGGTTGTCATGCCAATCTGGAACACAACATCTTTAGGGTTGGATGGGTTTGGAAATTCCCCAGTTGAAGAGTAGCACTCGATATCAAATGACATGATGACCAGGGGTGCAATGTCGTCTCGGTCAACGGGCTTTAGTTCAGCGTTCCAGATGTTTACAGAACACGAAGTTGATTCGTCTCGTTCGCCGCCAATCACCTCGAACCACCCAGTTGAACGAATATTGGTCACATGCATAAACCGCAAAACAGGATCAAGGTTCGACTCGTACACCTTGAGGTCCCCGAACCCCTTGTAGGGCCCTTTGTTGAGTATACTCGCACAGATCCTCATAGCCCTCAAGGTCTCAAAAGAAACCTTGACAAAACGCTCTAGTATCTGGTTCCGAAACCCCCACAAATCTTTTGCTTTTATTTCTTGTATTTCTTTGTATTGAATAGTTTGGGAGAGTACAACTTTGAGAGAGGCTAAATCATGGGATGGTCGAAGCTTGATGTAAAAATAAGGATCAAATGGAACGGTCACACAGACTGATTTGGCGTCCTGTGAGCGTCCATAAATTCTAATCACAAATTGGTCATCAAAGTCTTCACCTTCCCAGGCTACAGCCTGAACTTGCATACTTACTCTGGTATTAATATCTTAAAGTAGAGTATAATGAGTAAGGTTTACTTTCTTCACGTGGACACCACCTCCACCACGGCAAATACCGTCATTAAGGGTAGTATCGGCCCTAACTTTGGAGTAGAGTCTTTCAACTGTTCTATCCTGCTAGGTAATGAGCACCGGAAGATTCGGCGCGTGTCGCTCAAGGCGGCCGAAATCCCAATTGGTTTTTATAACATCCGTGCTCCATACAATGTGTTGACTATCAATGTCGCAGGGACTCTTCAGTCGTACACCTTTAGCCCAGGTAACTACACCTCGACTACATTCCTGAACACTCTGAACAACACGGTGACGCCCGCAGTGGGCTCATTTTTCTTGAATACGCTCACAAACACTATTCAGTACACTTCAGTCGTGGGGTCCGCGAGCATCGTGGGGGACCCAGGGACCCTCGGGTATTTTATGGGGTTCCAAACTTCGCAAACAGGTGTCATCATCGTCGCTGCAAAATCTTACAGTATAGATTTTGACAACTACATCTGTATTTATATTGAGAATCTGAGAAACTCGTGCATGGAGCCATACCCTTGCACTTTCAAAATACCAATTAAAGTTCAAAAAGGAGGTGTGGAAAACTACCTCTCTGACAACGCCTTCAAGCAGTCGATCGAAATTTTTGATCCAGATTACAGAATAGATCGTCTGAATATTCAGGTAAGAGATCGGTTCGGAAATCCACTGAGTAACAATGGGCTTGATTGGTCCATGACACTCGAGGTCGAGTCGGATACTTAGATCAAGTGTAAACCACTTGGGATTTTTTTCCGGTATATTATTAATATGAGTCGAACAATCGACGGCACATTTACCGCTACATCAAAGAATTCCACTATTCAACAGGTCCGTCCCTATGACTTTGGCACGGATGCTATTGAACGGCAGCGCGTGTCTCTTGGTCAGTCACTTATTGATGCCGATTTCGAGTATGGTATCCAGCCCACGAAATGGCAGACCCATCAGGAGATTCGCAAGACACCTAGTTTTTTTGAAGTTCCAGGAACGGATCTGGTGATTACAGATGTTGTTTCTGATGGAAAGGCAGTTTCTAACATTTATGTGGGCACGACAAGTGCGCTCCCCCCAGTTGGATCTGTCATCACTGTGAACGGTATAACAAATTATGAGCGCACTACCGATCGCGCCGAAGGTTTCTTTCTGGTAACGGCAAACGCCACAACCCCCGGAGCCTTCCTGTCCCTCCCGGCCAACACATTCACATACTTTTCAAAGGGCACAATCTCCGCAGGACAAATGGTCACCCCATCAACAACTATTCGCAAGGGGAATGTATTTAATGGAGGAAATTGTAAAATATCGGTCGATCGTATTACACAAAATTCAAATTTAGTGACTGTGTACACTTCAAACACGCACGGTATGGTCCCGGGCACTCCTCTCTGCTCTAACAACTGGTCCGGAACAGGAGTCGTAGGCGTCAATGGAAACTTTTTTGTCGAGGGTGTTCCCCAATCAAATTCATTTATTTTCAGCTCACTCGTGGCGGCCGCGGGCAGTACCCTTCCAACAAACGGTTCGATCTTTGTGCAGCCGTATTCGACCGTGACCCATCGTCCATTCGACGGAGGCGTGTTACTGACACCCCTCGTGTGTACCCACGGTGCTATGGTGTGCCGCCAGTCCAAGAAAGTGTTCCGGTACCAATCCGGTAAGGGCCTGTTGTGGTCCTCGGGCACTCTCTTCTGCCCAAATAACGATATTTCCCGTGTTATCGCATCTGATGTTGTCCCCGGGAGCAACATCACCGTCCAGACTGATGTGTACCACGGTGCACAGGTCGGAGCAACAATTCAGTTGCGCGGCATATTAACAACAGGATTTAACGGCACATATACCGTGGTTTCTGTTAACGACTCCAAGTCGGTCAATGTGCTCGCGACAACAACACTCGGAGCAACAATCCCAACTTTCCAGAATCAGCCCAGATTTATCTTATCTAAATGGCACGGGTCATCTGCCCGTGCAGGCTGCTTTGATGATCAGAATGGTCTTTTCTGGGAGTGGGACGGTCAGACGCTCTGGGCCGTGAAGCGCTCGAGCACATTCCAGCTGGCCGGTACAGTTATTACTGTGCCAAACGGCCAGACTCTGGTCGGAAACACATACACAGACTCTCTTATTACCACTGTTGCATACGGTTCACTCGCAATAACATTCCCTACGACCGTGAATGTCGGTGATGTGTCTACTCAGGTGACCGTAACCTCCACTGCAGGTCTCGTCAAGGGTATGCATGTGATCTCTCAGTTCTACCCCGGATACATAGACACTGCCTATATAGTCTCGGTTGATTCTGATACTGCCTTCACAATCGGGTTCGCTCCAATCACAGTTCAAGTTCCATTCGGAAATAAAACGGGCAATGTCACCTTTGTGTACCCCACGACCCGCTTCCAGGATCAGCTCAAGGTGGGTGACAAGTTTGTTCTGCGTGGAATGACCCACACAGTCACTGCGATCCTTTCCCAAGGAGTTCTCAATTTTAATCCACCATTCAGAGGACTGGCTAACTTTACGGTCCCTGTCAAGGCGTCTCGCGTGATAGATATCCGCGTCAACCAGTCAAACTTCAACAGAGACACCCTCGACGGCCTCGGAGCCTCTGGCTACAAGGTGGATGTCACAAAGATGCAAATGATTGGTCTCCAGTACACTTGGTACGGAGCCGGTTTTGTCGACTTTATGATGCGCGGATCCGACGGCAACTGGGTGTTTGCTCACCGCATCCGTAACAATAATGTGAATGACGAAGCCTACATGCGAACTGGAAATTTACCAGTCAGATACGAACTCATAAACGAAATGAATGCGGCCGTCTCGACACTGAATGGTCAAATCACAACTACAACATCTAATATTCTTCTGAATGATGACACGACATATTGGCCACCTGCTGGAATTGTACTTATTGATTCAGAACTGATGTATTACTCTTCAAAGGGATCTTTCGCGCTCAACGGAATCACGCGAGCTACATCTTTCAATTATGTAATTAATGACGCTCCTAGAACATTCACAGCTTCATCAGCACACAGCCACGCCGACAAGGCCACTGTGTTACTCGTGAGTATAACAGTGACACCGAGTTTGACTCACTGGGGCTCAGCCTTCCTTATGGACGGGTCGTTCGATCAGGATCGTGGTTACTATTTCAATTATGCAAATGTTTACACATCAAATATTACAACTACACAGTCTGTACAGACGGCGGTCCCCCTGTTTATGTTGCGTCTCGCACCATCAGTCAGTAACGGTATAGTTGGAAACATCGGCGACCGTGATTTACTGAATCGTGCCCAGCTCCTCCTCCAAAAGATGGAGGTCACTGCAGATCAGACACTCAATGTGATTGGTATTATGAATCCACAGGGTTTCACAAACATAACTTGGACACCAGTAAACTCTGTTGCAAACCAGGGTCAGCCAAGCTTTACCCAAGTCAGTAACAGTTTCACATATTCTGGAAACTACCAGGGAGGTGAACGCATTCTGTCAACTATTACAGCAGGAGGAGCAACCAATGTGATCGATCTGAAAGAACTCAAAGAACTCACGGGCGGTATAATCAGTGGACCCAACTTTTCACCGGACGGCCCAGATACCCTGGTACTCTATGCAGGAAATGCAAGTACCTCAAATATAACAAATGTGATCGTCAACCTCTTCTGGTCCGAGGCACAGGCGTGAAAAACTTTTAATTCTCAATTTTAGAATGAAATTGAAGTTCAGAGGGAGATGTCACTCGTGCAGAGCACCGCTCGACCCATTTGTCGCGGTCGAATCATCTTTCGAGTTGAATCAAGTCATGACATGGGCGTGTTTGACCGATGTAAATGTAGTCTCGAATGACTGTTTGTACAAGTTCACAAGTCCGCAAAAGGTTGTACGCATGTGTCATGATTGTTACAATTTAAAACCAAAGGTTTCGTTGAGGGAGCTTATTTTGAGAGAAACGCAGGGTTCCAAACTCAAAATTGATGTTCCCCCAAGGAAAACTTGGAATGATTCCGAGATATATGAATGGTACAAGGGTATACCTTCGTGTCCTATGTCGTGGTCCGAGCTGCCCAATGAGTTCAGAGTAGTGTATCCGTCTCACGGATTTGTAGTCAAGTTTTACACTCCGGTGACGTGGTAACGCTGCACATCGCTCGAGTCCTCCGGGATGGGAACCTCTACGAGGTCAAGCTGGGCGTAGTTGAGAGGAATCAGCTGAGCGATCCGGTATCCGGGGCGCACAACAAAAGCCTGGCGCTGGTCGGTGTTCTGCACAACAACCTTCACCTCGTCCGTGTAATCCGAGTCAACAACATCGGCCAGAATGTTCAGTCCGTGCTTTACGGCCAGTCCAGGGCGAGCTGTAATATGTCCATAGGTTCCACTTGGGAACTTGACACTGATCCCGGTCGAGACCACGACTCTGTGGCCAGGAAGTATGACATAGTTGTCCACTGAATATAAATCAAACCCGGCGGAGCCAGGGCTAGACTTGGTCGGTAAAGTCGCTTGAGGAGCCAGCTTGCTGACATTGAGGGCCATTGTATCATACTAACTCATGTTTTCTTTATTTAGAGATATCGACTCCTGTTTGCAAAATGAACAAGAATCTTGTTCTAGGAGTTGATGGCGTGTTGATTCGTGATAAAAAGTTGTTGCATCACCTCAATTCAAACTCTGTCAAGTATGTTGCACAGAAACTCCCGTGTTGCAGGAATCCACACCTTACACACGATGCGCTCAAGATGACAATAGGCCACGTGGGATACGGACTGAACAAAGTACTTGATGTAGATGTTTTCGATTATGAAACCAAAGTGTATGACCAACCACTTATCGATCATCTCCAAGAGGTTATTTCAAAACCCTCATTTCAAGATGAAATGAAGAGAATACACGACATCACTCTCGATGGATGGAACATCACGCTCTTGACGAATTCACCAAAGGTTTGGGCCGTGCCCGTCGCTCTCTCCATCGGGGACACCGTGGCTGTCAAGTGCCCGGGGTACTACAAGCCCCAAGCCAAGGCGTTTGCAGACTTTCCCACAAATCAAATTAAGATATTCGTCGATGACACCATCAAAAATCTAGAAACAGTTCGCTGGACCCAAAACTGGACACCTGTTTTTTATGGAAATGAGCAACACAACTGGTGCCCATCTGTTCACAGTATAAAGGATATATACAACTTCGTTAGAAAGTTTGACGAGAAAAATTTTCTGATATTTTAGTACTATGGAGCAAATGGAGCGGGGGGAAGAAGTGCCGCGCCCAAAGGACAAGATATTTCCTATTATATCCGTGTGTATAGGCACATTTGCGCTTTGTTTCCAATTGTTTGTTTTGTACCCTTGGCACCTCCAATTGTCATCTGAATTTGCAAGTCTCCAAGCAAGTTGTATTAAATCAAATGTGTAACATTTGGGTACGGATGAAGTCAACGCTTCGCGGAATCCAACTCCTTCGGAGTTGCGTTTAAATAAAGAAAAGCTTCCTTGATAATTTAGTAATGGATTCCCTGATTTGCTTCGTGAACACTATGATCATCGGTATGCTGAGCTCTGCACTGTACTTTGTGGCTCGCGATGTCGACCGTCTTGCACTGCGTGTGGAGGAGCTCGAGGAGGATTCACTTGTTCTCGATGATTACGAGGACGATGAGGAGGACGAGGAAGAGGAGGAGGACAAGGAGACGGTTGTGGAGGAAGTTAAGAAGGACAATTAAATTCCAAAATATGTACGAATTTCTTGAGCCGACTTTCCCTTTAGACTGTCTGCCACGATGCGTGCTCCATAGTCGAGTAGCTCCTCGTATCCCAAGAAATCCGCCGCCATCAAAATCTCCAGCATACGATCGTCCGCATTCGATATCTTACCGGATGTGTTGAACTCGATGATGTTTTTCATCGTCGAGCAATTTACATTCGGAATTGGAATTACATCAGAAACCCCACATTCTTCAACCATGCTTTTCAGGACCGAACAGGCTTGGAACAAATTACCCTGTGCGTCTAACAACGCACCATCACTTGTAACCAGCAATGGCATCTTACAAGTGATGGTCCGCAAGCCTTTAAAGCGGTAGTCTTCTGAGTATCTATGGCACCACCGAGTGCAGAGGATCTTAAAAAAATGATGAAGGATGGTCGACTTGTGAACATTGGAGAAAACGAATGGAGACTGCTTGCTATGGGTCCGATTCTTGAAAACCACCACCTCGTCGAGGTTGAAAATAACATTTGGAAACAGGTACACGAAACTGATCAAAAGTTTATAGTTCGGCGTGCTACTGAGCGACTCGAGCAAATCTATCCGAGTGTTTGGAGACTCGTTAAATAAAAGAGTAACCATCTATTTAGTTAATGTACTCAAATTACACAGAGTGGGTCCAGTCACTCCCCCCGGCCGCACAGTCTGCTCTAGGAGGAGCAATTTTCATGTCCATCTTTTCTTTCATGTCAATTCTTCTGTTGGGTGATATGTATGACAGCATCAACAGGATGAAAAGGATATTAAGACAAGATGACCGTTATGTTTATTGAATGGAGGTTATTATGGAGAGAATAGCCGCGTGGGCTCCACGCAGGCCCGTCTATAACCTATTTAATGTAATTGATGACAGAGATTTACACATAGGCACATTCAGTAGTTTGGAGCATGCGATTGAATGTGCCCACGAACTTGATTTTCACGAAATGCACATTATGGAATCCCATATGAATGAGATTATGACGCACTTCTGCGTGTGGCGCAGCGTCACTTAGAGACGAGCGGTGTTTTGAGAGTAAGAATGGGCACCAAGACGCTTCTGCTCGACATCGATGGAGTTCTGATCCGGGACCGCCTTTTGCTCGAGCATGTACGGGACAACTGCGTTTCATATGTTCGGGCAAAGCTTCCGCACTGCAAGGATCCTAGGAAGACTTGTGACACATTGTATCTCGTGCACGGCCACACGGCCCGTGGTCTACAGGTTGCATACGAGGTTGATGTGAGCGACTTTAACACAAAGGTGTACGACACCAGTTTGATGAATCATTTGGCGGATGTTCTGGCCGAGACCCAGACAAAGAGGGAACTGGAGCAGATCTATTCACTTACACAATTGAACTGGAACATTACTCTGTTTACGAATGCACCCTGGAAGTGGGCCGCAAAGGTGGCTGTCAATATGGGTGACAAGGTCAGGATCAAGTGCCCCGGGGACCCATCCTCTTCGCCGCTCAAGCCAGAAGTAGAGGCTTATACGGTCCCCTTTAGCGACCTAACTGTATTCGTGGATGACTCGCTCAAGAATCTCGGAACTGCGCGAAACTTGACCAAGTGGATCCCTGTTTACTTTAACGGGAAAGAGAGGGACCCCAATCACAAGTGGTGCCCCCAGGTCAATTCGATCAACGACATCTGTGAATTCGTAAAAACTCTTGACACATAATATATGTCAACCCCGAACAAGAGAAGAAGCCTTAACAAAATTTTGAGCCGTGTACCAGTTAGTCCTAAGCGTCAACGAGTTAATAACAAAGCAAATGCCAATAAAGTAAATTTTGCAAGATTTCTGAATAATGCATTTAAAAGTATCAATTTAAACGCCCGTATTCCATACGCCAGTCCTGTCAAGAAATCCAAACACTAAATAAAAGATAGAAGTATATATTTATTTATGAAACCTTATGTTAAGGCGGCACTTATTATAACAGGGAGCCATCTGGTGCGTTGCATGTCTGACTATTACTATTACTTTTACTGCGCAGGTCTTTTTAATTCTATGTTTTCGTGGGGGTCGCCCACGTGCAGAGGTCTCAGGTGGGTATCTGACACAACCTCTTTTGGAATTATAGGTACTGTGCAGAATATAGTCGCCAAGGCACTCCCACTCCTGACTTAAATTATTATATTGAATCATATTAGTTATGGATTGTTCCATGGTGAAGAGGTTGTACCATTTGGAAACACCCAATGGTCGTGGTCACTATCAGATTTTAGGCGCGAATAATAAATCAAATAATTTGAGACTAAAACCTGTGTTTGCTCTTAGACCAAAGAGTGGGGTTATCAAGGTGGATGCGGGCAGGCAAGGCGCCATCTTCCTTGCATCCTCACAGAAGAATGCAAAAAAACAATTTGTCATCAAGGTTTGCCCTTCGAACCCAAAACTCAAAACACAAACCTCTGCAATTGAGTTTAAGATTTGTCAGAAACTCTACAAGGTGGTTCCTCGGCGTGTACCGCGACCAATTAAGTTTTTCATATGCACCAATTTTGTTCCTGAATTTATTTGGGAAAACAAGAATACAAATTTCAACTATTCTAAGCAGACTGTGTCGTGTATGGAGTACATTGAGAATGGCACATTTGGAAACTATCTCAAGCGCATGGCGGCATCTCCACGAAAGCGTCTTAACGACACTATATTTAAATCATTCATTGGTCAAGTCCTGACAACGCTCTACAAAATACAAAAGTCATATCCGGCATTTATTCACGGGGACTTGCACTTGGACAACTTGTTGGTACGGCCCGTGAGACCCATCCCCGAACTCGTGTTTACGGACTTTGGTTGGACGAAAATTAATGGTACCATCGGTCAGTATTCGGAATACAAGGAAAAATGGACAAAGGACTATGGGTTTGGGGCCAAAATGTCACCTATGTATGATGCGCATCTGTTTCTGATGCAGCTGCGTTTATGGGTCATACAAAATTCAGGAGTCTCCAAGGATGGCCTCCCGCAAACCAAACAGTTCCTCAATATGTTTGTTCCGAAAGGGTACAGGTCCGAAAACGACACCCACACAAACAAGTACAGACTGAAATATGGAACTATTTATCCTTTTAATTTGAAAAATGTTTTGAGTTCGGATTATTTCAAAAAGTCTGGAGCGGTTAAGGTTTCTGTGAAAAAGTCGCCCGTGAAAAAGGTGGCTAAACAGAGTACCAATTTAAATTCAAATTTGTTGCGGATTACACCACAGAGTGCAAACCTGTTGAACAAGAATGTGAGGTCCCGGCGAGGGTTACTGATTGCGTATGGGGCGGGTCCATCTCCGAACAAGAAGAATAACATAAGTGTAAAGTCAACAAAGATTAGTAAATTTAAAATAAAAAGTCCCAAGTACACGTAGGATGTGGGGGTGTCTCCAGAAGAAACAAGAGTCTCCACTATATGTCATACTTCCGTACTTTAACTTTTGCGGTTTCAAGACGAGACGCTCTCTCTTTCTTGATTTCGTTTTTAGAAACAAAATTCATCCGGATGTGAAGATAGTAGTCGTGGAAGCAAGCAGTCCGGCACCTCTCCCTAAACTCTCCGTATGGAAACATATCAATGTAGAAACTAAAAGTACCCTGTGGATAAAGGAAAGTTTAATAAATATTGGTGTAAAAAGTCTTCCACCTGACTGGAAGTATGTAGCGTGGGTCGATGCTGATATTCACTTTTTAAATCAAAATTGGGTGAGTGATACCAAAGAGAGTCTAGAGTTTCTCGATGTGGTACAGCTGTTTCACACGGCTGTAAACCTGGGACCCCGAGGGGAATCAATTAAAATTGACAAATCTTTTGGATATATGCACTCACAAAGTGGTACACCTCATACAGTCACCGACAAGTACGGGTTTTGGCACCCCGGATATGCCTGGGCTTGCACCCGGAAGGCGTGGGACACGATGAAAGGGCTCATAGACTGGGCCATACTAGGGTCCGCCGACAGACATATGGCTCTCGCGTGGGTCGGAAAGGGCCACCTCTCAAGACCTGGTAATATTCACCAAAACTATAAAATTTTAATTTCTGATTTCGAAAAGGAATGTGAAGGGTTTAAACTCGGCAACATAAATGGAACTATCCTTCACGAATGGCACGGAAGTTTTGAGGATCGGAAATACAAGGAACGATGGAATATTTTAACTGATCATAATTTTGATCCATTGGTAGATATCGGGGTGAACTCACAGGGTTTGATTGAGTTTAGCAAAAAGGGGAAGAGGTTGGAGAGTGACATTCGAAAGTATTTCGTCGAGCGGAGAGAAGACGCCTAAAGAGGTAACTCCTTGATCTGTAAATGATGCCCGAGTGTGATAGGCCACACGAAGATGAATTTGTCAGGGTCCAGGGTTCTGATGTGTATTTTCACTGTGAGGTGTGTGAGACGACAGTGCTCGAATTAATTATTAAATTGAAAAAGCTCGAGAATGAGCTTCTGCACAAATATCTGGATCTCGGTATTCGCCGGCGCCCAGAGATTCGCATTTTTATCCGGAGTGACGGTGGTGACATCCATTCAGGTTTGTCCGCGATGGATGCAATTCAAAACATGGACCGTGTTAAGGTGAAGACGATCGCCGATGGAATTTGTGCCTCGGCCGCCACATTCATCCTGCTCGGAGGCCACCGGAGATATATGACACCCAACTCTTACATCATGATCCACCAACTCAATATGGATGGAACTTGGGGTAAGTTTGAGGACTTTAAGGACCAACTCGCAAACCTCCAACAATTTATGGACCGATTCCGCAAGATTTATCTGGAAGAAACAAAGATCCCATCCGAGAAACTCGAGGAGATTCTAAAGAGAGATGTGTACATGGACTCGAAGAAATGTCTCGATTGGGAAATAGTCGATGATATGTGGACTTAAAAACTTGCACTTAGTTTAATATATATGAAGTATTACATAATCCATTACAGCAAAAACACCGAGCGTCGCGTCGAAATGGAGAAACAACTCGAGTCTATTGGCGCTACAGATGTAGAGTGGATTACAGAGTATGACAAGGAGGACCAATTTATAACTAAAATTCAAGAAAAGACGGGGACCCCTTTACGGCCGGCTGAAATATCCTGTTCTGTCAAACACTTTGAGGCGATGCGCCGGATGGTCCGGGATAACATAGAGGAGTCAATCATTTTGGAAGACGATGTTATTTTTGAACCAGAATTCAAGGATGCTACAAAGTTTCATCCGTGTGGATTTTTGCGGCTTGGACTTGGTGTGGGTGTCCTCCAACAAGAGAGACCTCCACCGAGCACAAAGGTTTACATCTCGTGTAACCCGGGAGGATCCGAGGCACAGTGGGTCTCGCTCCCTTTTGCGACCGCCGCAATTCAAAACATAAATTTCGACTACTCTATTGATCACTTTCACTATGCCCTGTTGCATAGCTTTACAGGTGAGAAACTGCGTTGTATGAATATCTGTTACCAGACTTCGCTCGTGTCATCTTCAATAGATGAAATGAGAAAGGCTTTAGACTGGGATGCGTACAAGGAATTTTGTATTAAATTTAAAAGTCTCAAGCACTATACTTGGGATGAGCTCACAACCCCAGATATATCTTCTCCCGGTTGTCAAACGGAATGCCGTTGAATCGTGTTGTTGCGGCCGAAGTGTAAGCACCCATTCTGGGCCACACAATCCAATTTCCAACCGCAATGTCTTCAGGGACCAAACAGTCCTTGTATATAATGTCACCACCATCACAGGTGGATCCAAACATAGTCTTGTGGACCATTTTTGAATTGTCACAATCTAAAACATAAAAATCTGGTGTTGCGTGATCAAAAATTATACAGTTGAATGATCCGTACAGCGAATCGCTGATTGTTACTCCAGCCTTTTTCACACCAATGACCGGTGTGACCAGAGTCGCGATGTGTTCTGCAAAGTATCTTCCGGGTTCTGCTATTATTTTGAATTCAGAAGTGAAATTGTTGTTGAGAGCTTGATTAATCATGGATGGGACCGGCCCTAGATCAAAAATATTATTTGAAGAAAACCCTCCTCCGATGTCAATTATGCGTGGATAAAAGCCATAGTGTTCGGCCAGCTCGACTGCATTTTTAGCTTTTACAATTGCATTAACGAAAGCAGATGCATTCTTGGCCATTGAACCGACATGGAATGAAATTCCGACTAAATTTAGAGAAAGGCGTGAGCACATGGTTAACAGGTCTGCCCAATCTTCCTCTTCGGCACCGTACTTGTTCCCTAGGGCACACCGGGCCTCTGGGTCATCTGCACGGATACGCAGGATAACTTCGGCACCTCTTTTCAGTGCCAGTGCTATCTTTTGGAGTTCACACACACTGTCAAATGTGGTGGGTATGTTACATACTGAGATATCTTCGGGGCGTTTACAGGGGTTTGCATAAATAATCCTATTTGAATCTACACCTAATTTTGTGACTAGCTTTATTTCGGCGGGAGTAGCACAGTCAAAACAGGCACCAAGGTTTGCGAGGCGTCTTACAACCTCTGGGTCCGGATTGCACTTGACGGCATAATAAGGAGTTACGGTTGGAAATATAGTTTTCCACTCCTTGTATGCTTGGTCCAGCAATTTTAGATCATAAACATAAAAGGAATCTTTGGGTTTGTGTGTAGAGAGGAGTTCCTGAAGAACTCCAGGGCCCACCATCCAGAGGTACATCTTACTGACATTATATTTTTAAGCCACCTCGACACGGTCTAAAGAGGTGCCCCCCTGAGTAACCAAGCGCGAAGCATGCCTCGTCCTATTTTCTTCCTCCTCGACCGCTCGGGTTCTATGGACTTGTCCCGTTCTGATACGATCGGTGGTTTCAATGCGTTCCTGAGTGATCAGCGTGGACTCAATCCAGACACCCTGATGACTCTTTGGCAATTTGATCACGAAATTCTCAAGTCTTACACGAATGTGCCCCTGCGCGATGTTCAGTCACTGGATTTCGCAACCTTCCAGCCCCGGGGCTCGACCCACCTCCTGGACACGATCGGTGAGGCCCTGGATGCAGGGAACCCAATTGGTGAGCCCCCGATCGTAGTCATCTTTACGGATGGCGAGGAGAATGGCTCACATAAGTACACGAAGAGTCAGATTAAGGAAAAGATTGGACAAAAGACCAGTGAGGGCTGGACTTTTATCTATCTGGGTGCAAACCAAGATGCGTTTGCCGAAGCCGGTGGGCTCGGTATCGATGGTGCTACAACTTATAACTTTGACCAGACGAATACACCGAACACTTTCCGTGCCCTTTCTGCTACTGTGAGCCAGCAGGTGTAATTAGTTTATTTACCCCCAAGACCATCTATTAAACCTCCTAGTTTCTTAACAGTCTTGAATGCCTCCTCGGCAGCGTTAACACGGCCCTTTGCATTTTCGGCATTCATAGCAGCGGCCAAAGCGGTCTTGTGTGTAGTTTTCTCAATAATATTAAGAGGATCTTTTGTTTCTATAACAGTTTCTGATCCAATCTTCTCACTTGGTGAATTGCTACCATTATTGTTGTTCCCGTTGTTAGGGGCGACCGATGCTGACCCGCTGAAAAAAAGGTAAATACCAACACACAATATAACCACACCAAACACAACACCAACAACCAGACCCTTGTACTTGCTTGTCGTCTTGTCTTTCTCCTTGCTCAAATATCCGGCACAAACAGACATCAACACAAGACCTACTAACGCTATAAAAGCTGAAATACCCTTGCTCGGCATTTACTTTAGACCAACAATTTTATTTTATATTTGTGTCCGAGTACTCTCTCAGTTTCCCTGGCGGCGGCTGAGAGGCTGGGCTTGGACCAGAGGAGCCATCTGGACCAGAACCCCGCCTTGTACCTCCCTGAAGGACTCCAGTTTTCGCGCTTCACGTGGCGGGTCAGATACCGCTTCATCCGGGCATGGTCCTTGTGCAGGGTATAGTCCGAGTACCCGCGGAGTCCAAAGTTCACCTTGCGGCCATTAGGAAACTCTGCGTGCCACTTGTGTGGAAACCTCCCACGCCTGACTAAAATCTGGTCTTTCATTCTTATTAAATCCTAAGGATTTAGTTTCGCCCTTGGATTGGTTATCTTTTTCCAAGTCCTTCGGACTTGATCTTTTACCTCCTTATTGTTATCATTATAGAAATATATATTAGGAGGACCAAGGTGATGACATTTAATAGTATCCAACCGCTTGCAAATGTGTATGCAAACTTGTTTTCCCAAACCATATTAAGCACTTGTCGGCCTAAAGAATCATCTTCAATATCTTCCATGGACTCATTCATTAAAAAGAAGAAACAAATTTTATCTAATAATTTCACGGAACTTGGTAGGTGCATTTGTGTGCTGGGCAGGTCCGGAATAGGCAAGACCCACGCGGTCCACGCTGCACTCCAAGGGAACTATGTCGAACTGACGGAAGAAATTCTAAAAAGCAAACAAACAACTATTGACTTTTTAGAACGACTCGCATCCTCGGACACACCAGTCATCCTGGATGAATATGAATCAATGTACAACTTGATAGGCATCCGTGAAATTACAAAACCACCATCGGCTGGGAAATTCATAATTATATCCCAAATTCCAATTGAAAATAAATTTGATTTTGAAATTGTGGTTTACAATTATCCTGTGCCGACGCCTGATGAGATTAAGCGGATAGCTCCAGGTGCGACTGACGAGCTGATAGCACAGTCGAATGGGGACTTGCGTAAGGTTTTGAATGGGGTAAATTTCAAGTCGGATGTGTACGACGACTTTATGGGTCCTAAACAATTTATAAATTCTCTTATTTCTAAAGAGTCCAAAAAGTCTCCTATGGATTACATAGGGGCTCTTGTGGCTGAGCCCGGAAATATGGTTGCAATTTTACAGGAAAATTATGCATCTGCTCGGGGGGTTGACATTGTAAAGGTTACAGAGAGTTTCAGCGACGCACAGGTGTTCGAGGACAAGATGTATGATGGGTCCTGGGAGCTTATGAAGTATTACATTATATGTGGGTGCATTGTCCCTGCAGTCGAGATTGGCCACAAAATTCCAGAGGATAAGATCCGACCCGGAAGTCTCTGGACTAAACACCAAAATGCATGCATGCGCAAAAAGAAGATTCAGAAAATTGCAGAACGAGTACCCACGACTAAACTCGATATCGAAACTCTGCTCCTCTTGCGGAAACACGCCGAACACGGCAACTACAATTTACTTTCAGAATACAAAATTGAAGCCAAGGATATAGATGTCTTGAACCACCTTTCACCGCTTTCAAAACTGAAAGCAAAGGAGGTTCAGGAAATAAAAAAACACTTGTTATGAAGGTTTACTCTGTCTTTTCCTCATCTACTGGTGGCTCGGGGACATCCTCGTCATCTTGCTGCGTAGGCACAGGTGCGGGAGTAGGGGCCGGGCCGGCGGTGCTCATCTTGGCAGGGGCTGGCATCATGAATGGAAACTTGCGCTGTGGCTTGTCAATGTACTTTTTGTACAGGTAGAAACCAATAACAACAATCAGAACAATTGCAACAATGTTGAAAATGTTGAAAGGAGAGTATGAAGTGGCTTCCTGGATGCGGGTCCGGGATGGATCAATCACTGGAGGCACTAACGACGGGATAGTCATTTACTAATAAAAGAGAAGTTGTTATTCTTTATTGGACGCAGCCTATAAAAAAAAGCGTCCGACCCCGGGCCTCAGGTGTCTCTAAGTCGTTTGGCCAAGCAAAGATGGTCGAGGTTGACTTGGCGTGGGACGCTTTTGATGCTCTCCGCGAGGAGGAGGAAAATGAGGTTGTGGAGATTTTGCCGACGGACCAATACTTTTGCAAGTTTTGTTCTGGTCCGAAGGTCTTTGACGGATACGACGAATTTGGGGCTAAAATTGATCTTCCGACTTGCACGAGCTGCGGTGCGGTTGACAATGAGTATGTCTCCGAGGAGCCCGAGTGGCGGTCTGGCGGCGACGAGGGGCCTGATCCGTCCCGTGTGGGGTGCCCTATGAATTTCGACCACTTTTCGAATGATTGGAATCTGGGGACCCTTATCAAGGGGGGTCGGCAAAACTACGGGTCAAAGAGGCTACTTATTCGCCAGGTCCACTGTAATGTCTTCCACAAGGACCGGAGCCTGTACCACGCATACAAGGAGATGGATGAGATCGGAAAGGGTATGCTGGGCCTGCCCGACCCCGTTATGTACGACGCAAAGATCAAGTACAAGAAGTTTAACGAGAATGTGTTGACTCGTGGCGCCGTGCGCAACGGCATCAAGGCCAACTGTATCTTCCAAGCGTGCCGTGAACACAACTGCCCCCGAACTGTTCAGGCTGTCGCCGAAGCCTTTAAGATTCCGGTCCGCGACATCTCCCGGACATTCGATATGTACCAGGAACAAAACCCGGAGACAAAGGTGCATGTCATCACGCCGGCCGACCTGATCCCGGGGCTGTTTTCATCATTCAACCATATCCCCCACGAAAACTTTGGAAGGACAAAGATGAAGACATACCACGCCTGCAAGTCCCTCGACGACTCTGTCAAGCTTATGGGCCGGACACCCAAGGCGGTGGCGTGCGCAGTCACCTATGTGATGCTCGAGCGGCTAGGCTTCCCCATCGGCAAAGCGGAGCTGTGCAGAATATGCGATGTGTCAGGGCCCACGCTTAGCAAAATTGAATCAATTGTAAAGAGTGAGTTGAAGTAAGTAGATAAAAAGAGTAACACTTGTCTTGTAAATGTCGGACGGTCCCATAGTACTGTTTCTGAGCACCCCGTGTTACGGGGGCGTCTGCCTGCAACAGTATGCAGAGTCTGTGTTGCGTCTGCAGCGAACCGCCGCACTGAATGGCATCCAAATGATGTTAGATACTACCGAAAACGAGTCGCTTGTACACCGTGCACGCAATCTGGCCGTTGCGCGCTTCTACCAAAAGACAAAGGCGACCCACTTTATGTTTATCGATGCGGACATTCACTTTGACCCAGACTCGGTGATCCGCCTGCTCAAGTCCGAGCACGATATTTCCGTCGCGTGCTACCCAAAGAAATGTGTGATGTTCAACCAGGCAGAGGACTCAGTCCTGAAGGGAGACGGGCGCGACCTCGATCGGGTCTCTTCGTCTCTCGTCATGAATTTCAAGTACCAAAACAGCCCGGTTGTCAATGGCTTTGTCGAGGTGCTCGATGGACCAACCGGGTTTATGGTTGTCAAGCGCGAGGTCTTTACCAAGATGTTCGAGCGGTACCCCGAGCTAAACTGTGTGAATGACCACCAAAACAGAGATCTCGAGACTTATTGTGCAGTGTTCGATTGCATGATTGACCCAGAGACGAAGCGGTACCTCTCTGAGGACTATGCATTCTGCCGGCGCTGGCAGCAGATGGGTGGTAAGATTTTCGCAGATGTACAAACTGTTTTGGGCCACGTGGGTAACATCCGGTTCCACGGCACACTCGAGGAACGCCTCAAGGATACAGAACAAAAACCCCAGGAATAATATGGAGGATGAGTGCCCAATTTGTCTGGAACCTTTAACAGGGACAATAGTCCATCTTGAGTGTTGTAAAAATAAATTACATATCCAGTGCTATGTAAACAAGTGTCCTTTTTGTCGGACCGCCCTCCCTTCACCCCACGTTATTGTCCCTATCCCCGTGGCTGTACCAATGAGACCGTCACCTCCAAACTGGAAGGCTAGGTTTGTTCCATCTATTATTGTGATTTTAGGTATTTCGGCTTTTATAAGTGCTCAATATTTGAAATAGTTTTTGGCGTACCACGCATTCACGCCGGTCGCTTCGCACAAGAGGTGAAAGACTGCTCCGCTTGCAAACACTGCGTACAGGGTATTCTTTGTCAATTTTGAAACTAAAATGAAAATTGCTACAAGGAGGATGCCCACAACAAGTGCTTCGAGTAAAAGAGTTGTAACAGGTTTCATAGTTAAAAGAATACCACATTTTAATTTTAAATGTCGATAGTGCACGTGGTTGCTGAGACTCGCAACAAGTCAATCAGTGCCACGACACTCCATACAATGATGAATGTTCATATGGGGTGTATGGTTAGACAGAAGCATCTCGATGTGCACTTTGTCCAAGACAAGACTTCCCTTCCTAAGCTGATCAAGAATGGTGAGCGCATCATCTGGTTGGAGTACGGCACAAACCTGGATGAGGCTTCTATCCAAAAGGCACTTGACGATTTCCCGCATGGAATTCAGGTCCTTGTGTTCCCCTCGGTCAAGGAGGGGATCAATTGGGACAGGTTTATTAAGCGCACAAAGGCGGGCGCAAAGGAGCCCTCGAACCAGAGAGGCCTTGATTTCGATACAATTGCAGGTCGGAAACTGAGCGAGGGTTTCTACGAGTGCCTGAAGACTTCTGCTCGTGTATGGTCTATGGATGCCAAGCCGGTTGACAAGAAACTGCGAGGCGGCAAGGTTCCAGTCACACTTCCAATTTTAAATAACGAAATGATGTTCGACTGCCTGAAGAAAGAGGGGGTCAAGATTGGCCTTTTGAGTACATGCACGGTAATCTGCCACTATGTGCACGAGTGCCTTGGCAATATTTTGGAAGCGGCCGGTGTGCAAGTGAACCCTTGAAACTGATTAAAAAAAGCGTCCGACCCCCGGCCTGGGCTTAAAGGCATCCTTGCCTGTATACCATCATGGAAGCACGACAGTACATCGTAGAGTCGTGGAAGTCTATTGACAAGAATAGATTTCCAGGTCCCCAACCTGTATCTATCGAACGGCGCCATTTTCCCCTGTTGAAGAGCCAGGCATATGTCGTGTGCGAAAAGACCGATGGGGTCCGCTATATGCTCGCGTGTCCGCCAGGATCCAAAGAGTCCTACTTGGTAAATCGCAATTTTGAAACAAAATTGGTGAGCCTTGCCGGATTCCCGAAGGATACCATCCTCGACGGTGAACTTGTGACGACCAAGGACAAGCGTGAGCTTTTTATGGTTCACGATGCAGTGCGCGTGAAGGGCTTCGACTTGATGAATGAGCCGCTTGCGACCCGGCTCGGGTTTGCCATCAACGCCGTGAAGAGCATCATAAAGTCCAAAAAGGATCCGTTCGAGATTAGGGTCAAGACTATGTTACCTCTTGGGAGTATCCAGGAGCTTCCGGCGCTGGACTCGTTCGAGTACGAGACGGACGGCATCGTGATGACACCCATCAACGAGCCTATTCGCACGGGGACCCACGAGACTATGTTCAAGTGGAAGCCGCACCACAGAATCACGGTTGATTTTATGATTAAAAAGGGAAATGAGTTGTGGGTCCAAGACAGGGGTGTGCCTTTCTTGGAAGCAGAGCTTCACATCCAGAACCAAAGGCCTGATATCAGGGATGGGTCCATCGTGGAGTGCGGGTACGGGGAGCTTGGCTGGTTCGTGGAAAAGGTCCGGACAGACAAGAACTATGCAAACAACCGGAGAACTTATTACAATACTTGCACGAACCTTCGCGAAAATATACAGTTTAATGAATTCTTTTAGGGTCGGTACCAAGCCACCTCAATTCAGTTGCGAAGCAACTGTGTTTCTCACGCAGTGTCCGCTTCGCGGGAACCAAGTCCTTCGGACTTGATAGTTAGGGCCGGTACCAAGCCATATAAAATGTCCCCTTTTTAGGTGGCGTGTCTATCTCGCGCACTGTTTCGTCATCCTTGATGTACCACTTACCATACCTCTTGACTGCGAGCGCATAGTGTCCGCCCCACATAATTCCCATATGGAGCACCACTGCAAAAAGGTGCCGCCCCTCAAAAGTCTCTGGAATTTCAATTTCAAATTTGGAATTGTACATGGAGAATGTAAAGCCTATGACCCGAGGCCACTTGGTCACCTTTCTCCCGACCGCCGCCACATTGTGTTTCTTACCCGCATCATCCGTGTAGCCCTCGATACCGGTGTGCTTCCATCTCTGTTCCAGGATGGATTCCAATTTAGAATTAGAATTAGGTTCAAGAATCATGGTCGTGAAGGTTTCCTCCTTCCGGGAGACTCCGCCCGGGTAAACCGTCTCTTGGACCTCGGTCCCGTTGAATATCTCCTGGATCAGTTGCTTACCCAGTGAACTTTCGAGTACATCGATCATGTGGACTATAACCTCTTGGGCATCGTGTTGCTCATTCCCAGTGAAGGATGGAAATTTGGATCTAAATTCAGAAAGGAGACTGGAGGGGTTCACGGGGGTTGTTTCCCCGCTGAGGAAGAGCTGCCGGGCAACCTTTTCGTACTCTTTTGTAATTTTGCATTTCCCTTCGTAATCGTTGAGGAAGAGGTGTTTTGACAGAGGAGGGACATGAGCCAGGCACTGGATCGCGGTCGAGAAATAACAAGTGTTCCCGCAGTTGACCAAGCCTCTCATCTCGTCTTAGAGACTTGGGACTCTTAAACTTTAAGAGCAGATGGAGTACGACTTGTATCACCAGTGGGAACCTTATATTAACATGTACAAGAATTCGCAAAATACCGAAATTGAATTTCGGTTCGGGCGGAGGAATGGCAACAAGTTTGACACGAATGTAGGCAAGAGTACATTCGAAAAGTGTTTGAAGGCGCTCGAGATGTACACGGGGTGGGAGGACAAGAAACACTCGAAGCTCGATATGTATTATTTCGACGGGGGGAAGCGGTTGTCTATCAACGAGGAGACTGAAGAGCGCGAGTCGATTGTGAAGCAGCGGTTGCTGGTGAACGACTTTGAGCTGCAGGGCAAGCCGTTTGATGTCAGGCTCGGAGTCTCTTCCGAGCAGCCTTTCGAGTATGACGGGGAAACTGCAACCGAACAAAAGAACAAAGAGAGGTGGTCTTTTGTGCGGAAAAACTTGAGGATCGATGCATCCATCATCAAGGGGAACCCCGATGACCTCGATGACGACCAAGACACGAGCTACCAAATTGAGATGGAAATTATCAACCCTGCCGCCATGCAAACAAGGGACGAACAATTCAACATCGTTTACAAGATTTTTGATCTAATTAAGTGTTTTTAATTGAAGTAGCCGGTCCTCTTTTAACCGTTCCAGATTTTCGTCCCGTGCGTTTTACCGGGCTAGGGTTGTTGTTATTGTTGTTGTTTTTACGCGCAGGTGCAGGGGTAGGCTTGGGTGGTGAAGGTGTCCGCTTTCGTTTCAGGCTAGACATATTTATACCCATCATTGTTCCGTACTCACCTTTTGCTTTATTTTTTTCTCTTATTTTCTTGTTTGCACTTAATAATTTTGCAAGTTCTGCTGAACTAAGCGGTTTGACATTTGGTCTTCTAATACTTTGTGGTGGTGTCCATTGTTTTCTTTTTGGAAACGGTCTCAACATTGCTTCTCTTAGACTTTGTGCATTTTGTGCTTGTTGTTTTAGTCTTCTCTGATTCTCCCGGTGTCTCCGCTCGGCACTCGCCTCTTTTCTCCTCCGCTCGGCACTTGCCTCTTGTCTCCTGCGTTCGGCACTTGCCTCTTGTCTCCTGCGTTCGGCATTTGCAGCCGCTCTGTTTGCAGCAGCCTTGTTTGCAGCCGCTCTGTTTACAGCAGCCTTGTTTGCAGCCGCTCTGTTCCTCCTCTCGGCACTTTCTTCCTGTCTTTGATGTTCGAGCATGTGCTCCTCGAGTTCCCGTGCGAAATTATTGTTAGAGTTATTAGCTGAACTTGATCTTGATCTTGATCTTGAATTCGACCGAGCCGGGGAAGGAGCCGGAGGCGGGGCAGGGGCAGGGGCAGGGGCAGGAGACGGAGCATTAGGACTTATTTGTACACCAAACCGTTGCCGCAAACCTTCTGGTACAAGTTTTTTTAATATTTCCTTTGGTACTTGTCCACCTAAATGTGGCATGAAAGTTTTCAACATACCAAAATTTCTTTTCATATTTTGTAAGGATTTTGCTACGTTAGCAGGTGTTCTAGTAGGTCGGATAGATAGTTTATATGGTCCAATAAATGGTTTTCCTTTATTGACTTTAAGTACTCCCTTAACTACCTTTGGCCCGTAATATTTAATATTACCATTTTGTTCAAATACCCAATTTTTACTTTTAAGATTTGTAGGAATCTTATTTTCTGTGGCAGCTTTAACCTTTTTACCACTCTTAGCTACGGGTTTGGCTCCGTTATTGGCGGTCGCAGGTCCTTTGCCCTTGTTTAATTTAGCCTTTTCTTTTTTGATTCTTTCGGAGTTCACACCTATTCTATTTAGACCGTACTTTGCCCGAACGGCCGCATTTTCAATATTTATATTTGGATGATACTTTAGATAACTTTGTATAACTGTAGCAGGGTTTATACCTTTTGCTTCTGAATTTTCTAGAACAAATCCTCCACCGGTTGCTAATGGTAATACATATCTCTTGATTGGAAGTGTGCCCGAGTTTGGACTATACTGATTTTTATTTCCGTGTCTTTTCAGATGTTCTCTCAGTCTTCTTTGTATAACTTTTCTTTGGGTCGATGTGTACCCTTCAAGAGATTGACAACTTGAACGAGACTCTGTGATTATTCGTACTCCAGCCTTTTCCATTATGTCTATATATTTCTCCAGTATTGGAAAAATTTCTTTTTTTAGTTCCGGATCATTTATCATGGCTATTATTCTACCATTTTGAAACATGTTATAGGTTATATTGTGTGCTTTATCCTTGAACTGAATTCCTCTAAATGCAGTGCTAACATTTTGATTACTATTTGGAACTTTACTTAATGATGTAATATGTTGTATATCTTTGTATAATTTTGTCAACATATCTTTTCCAAAAGCTTCAATAATCTTATTTCTTGCATATCCCCCATCGTCTGGGTCCGAGGTAATAACATTTTCGAATTTTTCATAATCTATTTTGTGTCCTAAACATAACATATAAGTCTGTGTTTTCTTGGAGTTGCTGAAATCTATTTCAGCTTCGGGTATATCTAATAATTGTTGTAGAAGAGCTAGAGCATGGGCGAGGTATTCTTTGACCGGTGATCCCAACGAGAAAACTATACTCCCTCTATCGGAAGTAATACTAGATCTTTCCAGTGAAATAGAATACATGCCTTTTGTGAATATATTGACTTTATACGGTGAAACAATATCGTTACTTAGACTCTTGGAATAGTTGTATGTTTTTACAATGAGACCTGCAGATCCACTAAGATCTCTTAACTTTTGACCTTTGTCTTTCAGGTACTTGGCCAAGTTACCTATCTTAGCAGTAATTAGTTCACGGATTAATATAGGGCCTTCTAGACTGATAGGTACTCTTTTCATTGTTGATTTAAAATGTTTCAGTCTTTCATCAAAGAGAAATTGATTAAGGTTTGAGGGTCCTTCACCCCCCGCTCTCGACTTTCTTGTGTAGTAGTTCCGTAAGTTGGCGATGTACATGTTTAGGACCTTTTCATGTGTTCGGCCTATATTTTCACGCACTTTGTATCTATCATTACTGAATTTCGGGGTTCCATTTGTGCGTACTGCAGCAGGTCGTCTATTATTTGTAATCGCTTTTTCAAAAGCAGCAGATGCTTTATTTGTCAACTCGTTAAATTCTTGAGCTGTTCTTGTTGCCCTGCTCCTTCTCATCCAATTTTGGTAGTTTCTTATATAAATTACTTTTCCGTTACGTGTTAGCGGGTACTTCCTAGACCCCCCGGGGGACTTGTCATGGATCCCCGGGCGATTCATATATTAATAAGTATCAACAATATTATTCGCGGTCACAATGTCTAGCCCAAAGATGAAGGGCTGTGCGGCATATGCGGTCCCGTTGTACACGCGGGTCTCGTTCCTGACCTCGAGTTCCCGCGAGCTGAAGGGGCCTGCGTAAAAGTCTGGATTGAAGCGCCACTTGCCGAGGTTGTTTTCCACACAGTGCTGATTGAACACCTGCACGAAGATTCTCTGCGGGCAGAACTTGTCCGGGCCGTAAACCACCTTTTCGGAGGCCAAAAAGTGCTGCAGGGTGTTGGTCACCATAGCCACCTGACTCTGCACAGACTTGAAGTAGGCCGGCAGAACATTCCAGATGTCCTTGTCTGAATACTTGGCCGCATAGTCGAGGTACGCCCGGACGCACTTGCACAGAATAGCCGGAATCTCCGCATCCAGCTTCTGATCAAGGTGCGGGTCCGCATCCATCACCTGCTTGGTCAGGTTCCAGGTTGCAAGGCGCCGAAGCACCGAACCCGAGTTGTCCTTCCAGTTTGGCACCTCGTTGCCCGCAAGGATGCCCGGAGTCTTCCACTGCAAACTCTTCGCCGCCTTGAACTTGCGCGCAATGCTCAGATCCTCACCGGACACCAAAGACTGAAACTCAGCCTGCTCCAAAGCGAGATCACCCTTGACCTCAGGGCTAATAAACATAAATCCGTCGTGAATAGAATCCAGACCAAACTTCTTTTCGATATTGTTCGAAAGGGTCTTGACATCCTCAGTCTCGTAAAACTTTTTGCACACCTTGGTGATGATTGTAGACTTTCCGGACCGGGCAATTCCTTTCAGAAATGGAATCACCTGCCAGCCGTCGAGGTCGTTCACATCGAAGCACAACCGGCCACAAAACACATAGAGCCACCGGCTCACATCCTCTGTAAAGTTCTGATAGTCCATAATCTTCTGCATGTGTGGGGTTGGAATATGGTACCAGTCGTCGATGTTGTCGTACGGATCAAACTGCTGGTTGAAATACTTGGAGCTCACGATGGTTCCGTCGAGGCTTGCATACTCTTCCGTCTTGTAGTCGTAAAACTTGATGACATATTGATTTTTCTCGGCCGACCAATTCTTTCCTACGAGGAGACCGTTTGAAAAGGACCATACATTCCTGTTCTTTTTGATCTCCGGGAACTGGTAGTCCTTGCAGGACGAGAGGTGCTTGATGACATCTGCGACGAGGTTACCCTTCGAGGTGAGGTTTTTCCACATCTCGTACCTGGTTTCTTTTTGGGTCGAATCGTACACAAAGTCTTTGATTTCCATCATGGGCTTCCAGGCGCGGGTCGCAAACCCGTCGCTCAGGATCTGGGTGCAGCACTGGTCCTTGTAGCGCCTGTACCCGAGTTTGTAAGCTTCAGTCAGAAGAAACAAAAGGAGTTCCTGATAGGGTGTTTTCTTGTCATCCATCTCAGGGCACAGCTCGACATAGTCGGCATTTGTCGGAAAGTTGTAGATGCAGTAGTTGTCGATCCAGCCCGTGAACTGGTCGCTCATATTCCGCCAGAGGCGCACGATTCGGGCGATGCGTGTCGCAATTGTCATTTCGTGGTTGTTCACATCGTGACTCTTCATATTTTCACATTGGATGTTGATGGCTTGGGCACGGATCGCCCGGCACATATTGTAGAAGCGGTCGCGACGCAGGCGAACTTGATTCTGGAGCTGTTTTGGATCGAAATTAACTGGATATCCGTCGTGGTCCTTTTGCTGGGTTGTCGGAATGAGCACATGGCGCCACGCAATTTCAGGCACGACAAAGTTCTGGGTCGCCCTGAGATTGAGTTCGGTCTCACGCGAAGTGAGCTCATTCTCTATGTCAGCAGGCGTCCAGCTACTAATGATAAGGTTATTGTTCATAATTCTGATTTCTTCAGCGTGTTCAGGAGTTAGTTCCTTTTCAATAATAACTGATCCGCTCGCCATGTTTTACTCTACTACTTATAGGTACGGCTTTTTTTAAGCCTGCCCTTGTCAACTGCGCAGCAGTTGGGTACTACGAAGTTCCGCTTCGCGAACTACAGCCGATGCTCGGCTGACCTTAGGCCTCCTCCTTGGGTGGCTGGGGGGCCTTCAGGGTACTCAGGATCTTGACCAGGATTTTGTTCTGCATCTCGAGGGTATCGGCGATACGCTCAGTGGCATCCTTGAGGCTGACCAGGGCGGTTGCCACGGTGTCACCATCCTCGGTCGTCAGCATAGATGCAAAGTTCTCCATCATATCCAGGTCCATGTCCATCTCGTCATCCTCCTCATCTCCGAGATCAATCTCGTCATCCTCATCAGGAACATCGGGCACTGGGGACTTGGCGACTGGGCGACGGGCAGACATTTACAAGTGATGAAGAAAATTGGTTACATCTTAAAACGCGTCTGTATTTTTGTCCGAAATTTTTTTCTCAATCTATAGTACCAAATGGCTGGAGGACTTATGCAACTGGTTGCTTACGGCGCTCAGGATGTTTACCTTACCGGTCAGCCCAAAGTGACTTTCTTCCAGGCTGTGTACAAGCGTCACACCAACTTCGCTATGGAGATTATCCAGCAGACCGTGAACGGCTCTGCTGCCTCCAGCGGCCGTGTGTCCGTGACCATTGCCCGCAACGGCGACCTGGTCGGCAACATGTACCTGGCTCTGACCCCTGTCCAGACTGCCTACACTAACCTGACCTCCAACAACAATGTGTTCGACGCCAACTGGATCGCCGAGCGTGCTGTTGCGGCCGTTGAGCTGACCATCGGTGGCCAGCGCATTGACAAGCACTACCAGACCTGGTTCCGTCTGTACGCCGAGTGCTTCCTGGGTGAGAGCGACAAGATTGCCTACGGCAAGATGACGACCGCCTCTGCTCAGGTGACCACCGCCACCGGTGTGCCAGTTGTGTACATGCCCCTGCTGTTTTTCTTCAATCGCAACCCAGGCCTGTACCTGCCCCTGATTGCTCTGCAGTACCACGAGGTGCGTCTGGACTTCGACCTGACCCCCTACTACCAGAGCTACTTCGGCACCAACGCCGTGAGCGTGTGGGCCAACTATGTGTACCTGGACACTGAGGAGCGTCGCCGCTTCGCCCAGAAGGGTCACGAGTACCTGATCGAGCAGGTCCAGCACACCGGTGGCGACACCGTGTCTGGCTCCAGCGAGTCCAGCTCTGCCCTGATCCGCCTGTCCTTCAACCACCCAGTGAAGGAGCTGGTGTGGTGCTACCAGAACCCCTCCACCAGTGCCACGACCAACCTGAACGCCATGTGGAACTTCTCAACTGCCACTGCCAATGTGAACGTGACTGCCAGCCCTCTGGCCGGACCCTCCGCAGTGTCTGTGGGCCAGCTGCCCCACGAGGTTGGCTGCCCCCACCTGTACTCCAACACGGTGGCTTCCGGCACCTCCAACGCCTACTGGATTGAGGAGGGTGACCGCTCCGGCTCCGCCGGCGGTTACGAGGTGGGCCCAATGCACCAGTTCAAGCTGGTGCTGAACGGCCAGGACCGCTTCAAGGAGCAGCTGGGCAAGTTCTTCAACCAGTACCAGCCCTACCTGTACCACACCGGCACCCCCTACCCCGGCGTGTATGTGTACTCCTTCGCTCTGCAGCCCGAGGAGCACCAGCCAACCGGCACTTGCAACTTCTCTCGCATTGACAACGCCCAGGTTGCCGTGTGGCTGAAGACCGCCTCCCTGGGCACCAACGTGACCAACGCCAACTACAACCTGCAGAAGATGTTCGCCGTCAACTACAACATCCTGCGTATCCAGTCCGGCATGGGCGGCCTCGCATTCTCCAACTAGAGTGCTTGTGCCCCGCTTGCGAAATGCGAAATCCAAAAAGCCTTCGGGCGGCCTTCGGGCCCAAGAGTGATCAAATTCAAGTGCTAAGAGCACTTGGAACCCGCGAAGCGTCACACGGCGGGTTCCAAGTCCTTCGGACTTGATAATAAGGACTCCTGGGACCGAACTTTTCTGCGTTAAATATATAATGCCACCTTTCTGGCTTCGTAAACGCCTAAACAAAGGCTACACGCCTGGTGTGGTTTCTGGTTTGCGCCGTTTTCTGTTTTCGCGCAATTTCAGTACACCCGCGGAAAAAGCACTTATTGCTCTTAAACGGGGTGGATCTTACGAAAATGCAAACAGGACCCTCCAAGAAATACGCGCACGCAATGAAGCTTTCAGACCATACAGTAATTATGGCTACAAAGATACTGAAATGCTTAATATCGCAAAAAACTTCAAGAATTTAAACATAAATAGAAACACAACCCTCCGCCGTATTCAAAATTTGAAAAATGCTCGCTTGGAAGATAAAAAGAAGAAACTTATTCAATTAAAAAATAATGTCCAGAAGGCCAAGTGGGCTCCATACTATAATTCTAATACTCAAGCAAAACTTAATAGTGTAAGATCAAGACTTTTAAATCTTATAAACAAGAATAATGGTTCTGGATATAAACAACTGTACTATATATACCTTAATAAACTTTACCCTCATGCAGTGACCGGAAATAGAATGTCTCCGCACGCATATTAACTAAAGATTTTACAGCTGACTCTATTCTGCGAGGGATTCTTGGTAGGCCTCGGAGCGACCCTCGGGTACCTGACTATAATGTGCCCTATCACTGTGTGCTGCATGCCTTATAAAGGCAAAAACACCTAGTAAAGTAAATGGTAAACTGCATCACAAAACCACGTGATATGTTTGTTTTGATGTGCCGCGGCGATCTCGAGGTTTGTGCGATCGGTATATTTTCAAACCTCGAGGAAGCCATAAAGAAAGCAAATAGTATGGGGACAGGCCGCGAACTCTGGATCGAAAAATTCAAAGTAAATCAGCCCAGCTTTTACGAAGACGAAAAGGACTATATCGTTTGGAAACTATTTTAATACTATATATAAATGTCGAGCCCGGCACCTGTCGCTCAGAAAGCAACCACGGCCCAGACGGCTGTTGCGGCATGCACCCAACAGTCTTTCGGTGGTATAATATCGTGCCTATTTCTTGTCCTGTTATGCGCAGGCTTCGGATACGGCGCAGGAAGTAACCCCAACGGAAGCGCATCAGGGACTAGCAAGTTCCTGTATTTCCTCGCATGCTGCTATTGCCTCTCGACACTGAGTTCTATTTATAACTATATGTTCCCGCCACCGTGCCCCGCCCCTGCAGCTACGGCTACAAAGTAAGCTCCTCCATCTTCAAAACAGGAAATGTGTCCCATTCAAACTCTGGAATTTCCAACTCAAATTCCTGATGATGTTGAAGGACACCTACATCTATAAAGTCCTCGATGTCATCTCCGGTGTAGCAATTTTCTTCTAAAATTGATTTTGCACGGTCAGGCTTCATCTTGACAAGCGACGACTTTTTCATAAAACCAATGTTAAGTGATCTCGAGTGTGGGCAATCATCCTCGTCACAATCGTGATCATCTGAAAATACAACAGGACTCAGATATGTCATCCTGTACAGTTTCTCTTCGGGCTTTTCCTGTCTGTACAAACTCTGACAGAGCTCCAAGCCCAGCTTGTACTCTGCGTCGGTAATGTGCTCTTTGATATCATCAATTAGTTCGGACAGGGACTGTATAATCTCTTCGGCCGATCTCTCCATAGTAGTACTGTCAAACATTTCTCTATCTATAGTAAGAATGGCCGGTGGAGTGTTTCCGGGCCGGCCCTTTGAGTTCAACCTCAAGTGTGTGATATTTACCGCCTTGATTGCAGGCGGTTACTGGTACTTACCACACAGAAACCTGTGGGTCCTTGCGTTCCTGCTGTGGTTCCCGTACATTGCACTTGCGTGGTACGATTGGACATATGACTGCAGAAACAAGCTCGGCCCGACGATCATTCCTTTCGGCCGATACCTGTGGCTCCCATTCAAACCCCAGGGGTACCACGACGAATTTAACAAATTAGCAGATCAGCAAATTCAGACAATGAATAAACTTGATCATCTGGTTGGATGGACTATTGTTATTGCGGCTATTACAATTTTTATTCACCGCCGGTAGGGTGCACAGCTGGCCCGCATAGTAAACCCCTTAATCTGCTTAAGTAAACAGTTCAACTTACTGAATTTTCTTGGTAAATTGAACACTTTCTTGTTGGAAGTCCGGATGCACTTTTTGTTGCGCGGTCCGGACTTGAGGCAATTTTTCATTCTTACTATTATCGGCGATTAATAACAGACCAGTCAAGGTGGCCCCCGAACGCCCGTTCTATGCTGTGTGCACAGAGTTCGGGGTTGAAAAAAGGGGAGCAGCAGAATACATCGATGTAGGTCAGGTTGTTTTCGGGGTAGGTGTGGGCCGAAAAATGGCTCTCGGCCAGGACCAACACTCCAGTTGCCCCGAATGGTTCAAATTGGTGGAATGCTCTGTTGACCACGGTAAACCCACACTCCTTAGCCACCTTGTCCATACCAATTTCCAATTCTGAAGTGAAATTGATGACAGGACCAGAAAGGAGTCCCACGAGGTGTTTCATGCTTCTTCTATAGAGCGTCAAAAGTTTTAAGCCCTAACCACGCTGAGGCCAGAATGAGGATAGCACCAACCACAAACTCCACCACATCTCTCTGTGTTGGGGGCTTGTCCTTTCCAGCTGCCGTCATAGTGGCAATCCCCTGAGCCACAAGCACAAGCACAAGCATAAATGCAAGTGCCTTCGTTAAATGTGTGTTAAAGAGACTCATATATTATATCTTAACAAATTAAATGGAGGAGCTCGCTGAATCTAAATTAAAGAACGACGAGCTCATTACCGAAGTGCTTTATAAAATAGAACCAAACTTTTTTAAAGCACTTGATATTGTTGCACAGATTATTGAGATTCGCGAAATGAATAAAATAGTCCGGATGATTGTGAAGCGTGGATGGATTGGTGACCTGGACCGGATAATTGATAGGATTGATGTTCGTGATCCTGCTGAGTTCAAGAGGAAGATTCTAGTGTGTGTCAAGCATTTACCAACTAAAATTCAAAATTGTTGGGGAAGTAGTTGTTGGAGCCCTTGCGTGCGACAGTCAGATAAAACATTATCAGGAACACAGCCAGAATAAAGTGGACAACCATCTTCAGTGTATCTGGGGGGTATCTCACTCTCTTGCGGTCGGCTGCAATCTCAAGCCCGCTGAGTGCAAGATACAAGCCAGAAAACAACAGGAGGTTATCCTGGAGAATTTTCATTTCAGGAGTCAGACCACTCATTAATACATAAAGAGATTTTAATATTATACAGTATGCAGTTCTCGTACCTAGAACCAGGGGGTGACACAATAGATAATCTGATGGGTACTTTGTTCCACAACATAGCACACCGTATGCGTGACACGCCCACCCCAGTTGTCGAGATGGTGCCTGAGGTGGAACTGCCCGAAGACTGGAAAAGCTTTGGAGAAACTCTTTCCAATTACAAACTAAAATATGGAGTTTGTTTAAAGGAACTAAGAGACGCGTATGCTGAACTGAAAAGGAAAAAGGCGGAACTGCACGCACTCGTGGAGACTGAGAAAGTCGTCGAGAGTACCGGCTTAAAGGAGAGCCTACAGAAGATGATAGAGGAGTACAAGGACCAGGAGCACATCGAGGAGTTTGAGGAGACGGTCAAGTACCTCAAGGGCCAGTGCAAAGCGATCAAGGAGGTACTAGAAAACACAAACGCGGAGGAGATGATAAAGTTCCAGTGTTTTGTTTGTATGGAGAAACCAGTTGATATGTTTATGGATCCATGTGGACACTTAATGTGCAGTACTTGTTGGAGACGAAGCTCGACGACCAATCCGGTGTGTCCTGGTTGTCGTGCTCAAACGCGGGCGAAGAAGATGTTTTTTCTTTCTTGAACCCAACTGCTACGCAGTTGAACTTTTGCTCTCGTAGCTCAATTGGTAGAGCACCTGTTTAGTAAGCAGGAGGCAATGAGATCAAAACTCATCGAGGGCATCCCGGACCTAAGTAAGTCCTTAAACTTCTGTCTGCTCTCGTAACTCAGTCGGTAGAGTGCGGGTCTTATGAAAGAAACAAGTTTCTTGAAGAGCGAGCCCGATGTCGCGGGTTCAAGCCCCGCCGAGAGCACTTTTTTGCATCAGTGTCCGAGCCTGGTTTAAGGAGGCAGACTTAAGATCTGCTGGTGTTTACACCGCATGGGTTCAAATCCCATCTGATGCAGAGCCTTGGGCTCTAAGGTGCGTGCCCGGTTTGCCTAACTGTGTTTTGTTTTTTAACAGACGGCTCTGTAGCACAATTGGATAGTGCACCAGCCTTCTAAGCTGGAGGTTGCGGGTTCGAACCCCGCCAGAGTCAACGATACAAAGCAATTTTACCTTCCCAAAACGCACATTGAGAAAAGAGGCTTATATCAATTTCCTTTGCCATATCCTGGTTGAAATTTTTAATTTCATCTCTGAATTTCTCAAACTGTTTTTTGCGCCCCGAATCCATAGCATAATATTGAAGTAATTTTTTACATGTGTTTGTTATTTTACGGGCTGTATCTTTGGTGACGGTAACAGACTCCATTTTCTCAAATGCGAGTCTCGGTGCGGCTCCATCATCCCATAGAGAGTCTATATAGTCTCCGACATCTTCGTGTTCCTGAACTTTCGGGGCTTCATCCTCTTTTTTAATAATAGTCTCCACGATTGAGTCAATTTTGTCCTTCTGGAGGATAGGTACAGGGCGTGAAGCAACTTCGGCAATTGCCTTGTGCCAAACTGTAACTATGATAGTTCCAAATACCGTGCCGATCAGAGCAGCAATGCTCGCCATATACTATTACTTATTAAAAAGGATTGACTAATTCTTCTTTGAATAAGGGCTATACAAACCAAATATACGATTTGCTTCTTTAATTCTTCTTTGATAATTTTCAACACGCTTATTTACTGCCGGTTTATTGGCAGCCGGAATTAAATTTATTGACCCATACTGGTTGTTCAGTTGTTTTAGATATTCATTGTATTCCCCTAGTATTTTAAAGAGACTATGTTGGGCGACATTGAATTTGCTGTTTGCTGTATTGTTTGGATTTGACTTGGCTTGTGGGACCACCCGTGGTCTTCCATAAACTGAATTGAAAGGGCCCCCTCCACGGCCCTGTACATTAGATCCTTTGTTATTTTTTCCTTTCTGGTTTACAGAGTTGGAACCTGAACCAGACGAGACCGAACTGTTTGGTATCCTAGTATTGGAGACATGGGTATTATAAGTATTTGGAACCACGGAGTTGCTCATTTACTATTACTTAAAGATTAAAATACCTGGTTAAGTATACAGGTCCTATAGTATAACGGTTAGTACACAGGACTCTGAATCCTGGGATCTGAGTTCGATTCTCAGTAGGACCTGCGTCTATAGTCCAAAGGTAGGATATGACCCTTCCAAGGTTAGGATCCGGGTTCGATTCCCGGTGGACGCACTGACCCGAGTATGTCGTTAAAAGGCTCAGTCTGACCTTAGCTCAATTGGTAGAGCGAAAGACTGTAGTTGTTAGTAATTATCTTTAGGTCGCTGGTTCGATTCCGGCAGGTCAGACCAATTCTCCTGTAGCTCAATCGGTAGAGCGTAAGGCTGTTAACCTTAAGGTCGCAGGTTCGATACCTGCCGGGAGAGTTTTTTTAACTGTCTTGCTCCAGTTAAAAAATATCTCTATATGGTAAATGTTACCACCTTATGTAACCGGTGGTTTGTGCCTGGGTATTGTTGTAACATTTGCTATAGCACTCGGTACCGGTATACCCGCCATAAAAGAATTACAAAAAGGAACAAAACCATCAGACAACCCTCTGAAGGGTGAGATTGTCAGTTTTTCTATATTTTGTTGCATGTGTCTGATTATGACGTGTATTCTTAGAATGTCTCTATGATGTAATTGATTTTAGCCTGTAAATTCTTTTGGAAGAACATGAAGATGAAGACGAGGATCGGGAGACTACGCACCTCCTCGGACTTGCTTGTATCCAGTGCAGGAATAGACATCCGGGCTACATAAATGATAATACCTATAACAAAAAACTCGAATGTGGCTTCGGCTATGAGACGGGCTCTGGACTTGCTCGTGTCAAGCTTGGGGAAGAGTTTGTCTAGGAAATACGAAACAAAAAGTGAAAAGAGAAAGCACAGCGCAGTCACATAGCCAGCGTGAAGAACAACTGGAACCTGCATCCTTTGTATAATTCTAGAATAAAATTTATGACAGCATAATATGTGCGACTGGTTTCGCTTTCGTGTTGATCAGGACAAGAAACTAATAGACATAGATGTGAACATGAATGTGTTTATTGAAAACCAGCCGGAGAGTAATGAGGATGCGGACAAGTTGTGCAACGGTACCCTGTTACCTATGATTCACAAGTTGAGATTGATGTGTAAAGAAAAGGGTTACGACCAAGTTTGCACAATAGACCTCAAGGGCATAGACATTACTCTTTTGTACCCTACAATTTTAGTTAGAATTATATGGTCCATCTATGATTACAGTAAGGATGACCCAACTGATTTGATAAAAGAATTTAAGATTATAAATTCAAACAGGATGTTTGTAGCCTTGTACAGTGGGTCGAGATACCTTTTACCCAAGTACTTGAAAGACCTTATCACGATTTCTTGAGTCTTAAAAAGTCTAGAACCTTACTAGACATGACTGAACTGCTCAAGTTCTATCCTCAAGGCAAACATTTGTATATTGAATTTCTAGCCAACAAATACATAGAAGTCCAACCTTCAAATGATTTCGAGCAGAAGATGCTACTTGAGCGCATTCGGCCAGTGGTTCAACAACTGGATGAATTTGTTGAATCACGGGGACTAAAGGAGGTCATCGAGGTTAACCTCAAGGATGTTCCAATTTCCAAAATAAATTCAGAAATAGCCGTGGAGATGATTAACCTGTGCCACTCACTCCGACCAGAAAAGAACTTGATTGAACAGATTATAATCACAAATTCAAATCCAATTTTTGGAATTATTTATAAGACTGTTCGGGGGAGACTTGCACCGGCTATACAGCGAGTGCTCAAGGTCGAGGGGAATTCACATTTTGAGTAATTAGTCCAGACCGAAGGTCTGTTCAGAGCGAAGCTGAGTTGCTGCGCAACTCGGGGTATTTCACATTTTAATTGAAAATTGACGGACATCTGAGGGTGCCTGTTTCCAAAACTCTCTCTCATTCGTGTGATACAAATCAAACAGATCTTCATTATCAGCCTTGATGAGTAATTCGTCTGCATCGGATCTTTTCACACCGTCAGGGAGTCTGTCGAGCAGTACAGGGCTGATACTCTGAAGTTCAGGTGACTTTAAACAGGCCACTTTGAATCCTATATCGAAATCCAAACCTGTACTCTCCTCACGGACCCAGTAGTGAGCACAAGCCTCCAGTGTGGATGGAATCACACAGTAACCCTTCATCATTTTGCATTTTATTCCGTTATTTTCAAGCCCGCGTTTTAGGATGGCCACATGGTGTACCACACTGCCTGACACTTTGTTCAGTTTCAGTCGGAGTGCAGTTCTATGGACAATGTCATCTAAATTCATTTCTAAATTAATACTAGATTAAATGGTTGGTAAAACCCCCGCAACCGCTCCCTCAAATATATGGGATCTCTTGAAATGGTTTATGTGCTGCTGTTTCCTTGTCCTTATAGTTATAATCATAATAGCTAATGCGACCCCGAGGTGCCCCGTGTGCCCTGGCTCCACCCCTGTCGTTGGCCCCGCCCCGGGTCCAGGACCGGATTCTTTATTGTAATCAAAGTGACTCAACCTCAGCCCCTAAACCAATTAGAGTCATATCCAACTGGTTCCTCGTGGCGGCGCTGATATTCATAATAGGCAATATTTCCGACTGGCAAGGCAACTATAGCTACTACAATAGTTATACAAAATGCAAGAAGAAGAGGTTCCATTATTCTACAAGGACTGCCAAGTCTTAAGTGAGCCATCCTCGTTGAAGTCGGGGTGGTGTGATGTCTGGCTTTCTCGGCAATTGTGTTTGTTGTATATTGAGATTCTGCCCATACAATCCATTGCATAACACCTATGATCCAATTGGTGCAAGCTACGCCCAAATACCCATACATATGAATCAAAATGACCATCGTGATAGTGCCTAATAATACTGCTATCAAGACTAAGCCGAATTGATACATACCCACCCAAATCTTGTCTTTCCAGGAAATCAAAGTGACACGGTGGCAGCTTACGTGGCGGGAACCCCATAGCACGTCTCGTATCAATGTCGGCGTGGCGTGCTATGCGTTCTATGAGGCTATCCATGGTTTAAAAGCAGTGCTCGTGTTTAACTCAAGGATGGCACGCTTCACACCCGAGTCAATTATGGGTATGCTTTGGGAGGAGTTCTGGATCAAGAATGATCTAGGAAATAAAGAGCCCGAAGAGATTCAGAAAGAATATGTCAAGTTCTGCCGACACTACAAGATTACAGCCCCGTGTTGGAAACGGATAGAGCCATACCCTGTTCCGAATAATTTAAATGTTAAATTAGAGTAGATGGCAACAAACGGTTGGGATGTCGTGAAAGTGTTTCTGTCCGGTGCATTCCTTATTATTTTCATAGTAATTTTACTTGCAAATTTGAATCAGCCCAAGTGTAATGTCACAGTGACACCTGAACAGAATGTGCTCGTGACCGTAAATGATATTGTCGAATCAAACATATATGGTTCACAAATGTCGTCTTGTCCGGGGGTGGTCCCAGAGTATGCAACTTATCTAAACTCTTTGAATATTACATTCGTTCTGAATACGCCGTGTCCCCAAGGGAGCCAGAGTACAGCCAATGCAGTAGGTGACTGGACGGCGTGTTATCCATCCGGGCAGTTTACTCCACCCCCCCAACAGCTCTTGGCAGACTTGGCTGAATGCGGCTTTACCGTCACGGCCGCATCCCCTTGGACACTGGTCCCACAGTCCTCGTCGACCGGCCCCTCCTCACCCCAACCTGTATTCCCATCTGTCGCCCAAGGGCCCCCGCCAACAGGTCCCGCTGTCCCCTTGATGTCCTCCTCTTCATATGTGCCAGATGTGTCATACATGGTTGTTTAAAATAGTGCCAAATATAAATGGCTTACTTGCTTGACAGAGTCACAAGCAAAAAAGGGTTCGTGTACTCAACTACTTCCCAGGGTCCAATTAGTAATGTGAACCCTGGATGGTATTACACTTGGGGTCTCCAGCCAATTTCCAATTTTGAAGTGAAATTCACCCCCATGGTGTGGGGGCTTTCAAGTCTCAAGAAACTGGATACGATACCCTCTGGTTCGACCGAGATCTTAGCATTTAACGAGCCGGACGGTGCTCACCAGTCAAACATCAGTGCTCAGGATGTCGTGACCCTGTGGCCCCAGCTCAAGGCGAAAGCAACTGCGATGGGTGCACGCCTAGGAAGCATCGCAACCGCCCAGAATCCTTTAAATCCAAATTCATATTTTGACGAGGTTTGGAATGCACTCGCCCCTATGGACCGGCCCGACTTTATCTGTCTGCACTGGTACGCCCCGCCAAACGCAAGTCACTTTCTGACTTGGCTCGATGACATTTATGAAAAATACAATAAACCAATTTGGGTCACTGAGATGTGTGTCGCTGACTGGGGTGCAAGCGCGACCGTGCCCGAAAAGTTCAGTACGGACCAGATTCAGCAGTTTATGGACCAAGTGACGGCCGGGATGAATCAGAGAAACTATGTCGAGCGGTACTCGTGGAAAACAAGAGCCCCGACCGATATATATATGGGCAAAGGGTCTCTTATTGCACTCGACGGATCACTTACTCCCCTAGGTCAACACTATGCATCACTGTGATGAATGTTTTAACCCATCCCTGCCGAACGGTAAGATAAACCACTTGCCCTTTGGCCCACACTTTGTTGGGTCTTTCCGCACGACTTCAGCCGGACTGCGATGGACTCGATCCATATTATCGATCGCGAGCGAAAGGCCACAGGTCTTATCAACTCGGTTGTAGTAGTGGCAGACCTTGCAGAGGCTCATTGTTATTTAGGGACCTGTGCTCTTAAAGCCACCTGTGTATGGATATGTAGATGGAAAGCGAGGCGTATGAGATGGTGAAAACTATGGAAAAGTTACTTGAGGAAGATGATGCTGATAAGGCGTGGTGTTTAGAAAAGGAATTTGCTAATATCTTTAACAGACAGTTGCCTGATTCACCCGAGCGCATAGCAATGGCGAGGGTGTGGGAAAAGATGATGTGGAGGTGGAGCTGACCCTCTTAAAGCCAGTGTGCGGTGAAAGGGTATGGAGGATGACCTCAAGACCGTATGTTACAGGTGCATAGTTGACAAGTATTCTCCAACATCTGGACGAATTGCCGCTGTCATAATTTACAGTGTAATACGAGCGGGCGAGATTATAGACTGGTGGTTACCTCCTGCTCGTCATTAGATAGAGGAAAAAGTATAAAGACGTAGTATGGACCAGGACCCCATACTCACCCCCAGTCTGTCACGATACACTGCATTTCCGATTCACTACCCGGACTTGTGGTCACTTTACAAAAAGGCTATCGCGAGCTTTTGGACAGTCGAAGAGATTGACTTGGGTGGAGACTTGAAGGACTGGGAAAAACTCAATAACGATGAACAACATTTTATCAAAATGATCCTGGCATTCTTTGCAGCCAGTGATGGCATCGTTATGGAGAATATCGAATTAAATTTTTCAAGGGACACTCAGATTTCAGAGGCGCGGTCCTTTTATGCGTACCAGTCATTTAACGAGAGTATTCACTCGGAGACTTATTCACTTATGATCGACAAGTTGGTCAGGGACCCCGAAGAGAAGCAGCGACTCTTTAAGGCTATCGAGACTATCCCGGTTGTTCGGAAAAAGGCGGAATGGGCCTTTAAATGGATGGGACCGAAAGCATCGTTCGCTCAGCGACTGATAGCTTTTGCATGTGTTGAAGGAATATTCTTCAGTGGAGCTTTCTGCTCCATCTTCTGGTTGAAAAAACGAGGACTCATGCCGGGACTTTCTTTTTCGAATGAATTGATAAGCCGAGATGAGGGTCTGCATCAGGAGTTTGCAGTTACTCTCTATTCTCATTTAAAATCAAAATTGGATGACTTTGAGGTTCGGCAGATTGTGAGCGAGGCGATTGCGCTCGAGTGTGAGTTTATAACAGAGGCTATACCGTGTCAGCTGATCGGTATGAATGCACATGATATGCAGGAGTACATTCGGTTTGTTGCGAACCGCCTGTTGAAGCAGCTGGGTTCAAAGTACTCGATGCTGCAGGTTAAGAATCCTTTCGACTGGATGGAGAACATCTCGTTGGAAGGAAAGACCAATTTCTTTGAGAAAAGGGTCGGGGAGTATTCAAAGTTTGTTCCGGGCGACGAGGAACTCAGTTTCAATGCGGATTTTTAGAAAGGAGCTGTCCCTACCTGAATGAGTGAATCCTTGCGTGGGCCCGAAGACACATCAGAGTAATCACCCTCGAGTTGGTGCACATCGTGCTGTTTGACAAAGTTGGACCAGTAGGGTGACACGCGGCGCATAAGGTATCCAACTGTAATTACAAATATAAGACCGTGAACCAAAAGGCCAAGGAATTTAGCCTGGCCTTCTGGGCTCGCAACCCACCCACCTAGCACGCCGCGCACAGTCTTGAAAGACATAGGCGAAGCAAGCGCAATGAATAGGACAAGGGGGATAAGATACTGGGAAAGAGCCATATATTATAGGTTTAGATAATTTACTGTGCGGTAGGGGTGGGGGTCTCCTTTGCGGGCTGCGTGCCGACAGTCAGGGTCTGACCGAAAGCGCTCACGGCAAAGCCGGACTTTCTTGGCATCAGGAAAGTAAGCAGAAGACCGGCTAACAGGATGAATACAATTGCGTGCAGGAACAGGCCGCCAATCTTGGGCAGTCCATCCGAAGATGCGACCCACGAGCCAAGCAGACCGCTGGTTTTCTTGTAGGTCTCTGGGTGTCCGACTGCGACGTAGGCCAGAATGGTCACTAACAGGGCGGCAGACATTTTAATATAGGTTTATATTTTTTTCAAGTGCACTGTTTGTTTGTGCATCCGTACATACAGTCGCTGTCTTGGGTGCAGGCTTCACCCTGGGAACCCTTGCCGCCAAAGCCTGATTTCCTGCCCATGAATGTAGTCCAGGCAAAGTGGGCCACGATCACATACACGAGGGCGTGCAGCAGAACACCTGCCTGGGTGGGGAGACCGGCCGGCGAAGCAACCCAATCGCCCAGAATGCCGCGGACAATCTTGAAAGTCTCGGGGTTGGCAACCAGGAAAAAGACAACAAAGGGAACAATCTTTTTGTTCCAGTGCATTTATAATTAGTAAACAAAATTAGTTAGGTGGGGATTGGGAAAAGGGTTGTTGCCCCTTTTTTAACTGCTGCTCTTGTTGCATATTTTGCGACAACCACAGCAACTGCAGCTGTAGAAGCACCACCAGCAGCAGCAGCACTACCAGCAGCAGCAGCACCAACAACAACAGGTGCAGCTGCTATAGCAGCACCAACAGGACCTCCTATCATACTATATAGTACCATAGGACCGATATCTGTTATCATTAAACCAACAATGCTTCCAAGTGTGTAACCAAATATTTTACGTCTCGTATTAGTATTCTGTTTGTTTGCTCCAGGTAAAGCTAGTAATGTTTGATTAAATGAAGTCATGAGTTGTTTATCGGAGATAATACTTTTGAAAAAATCAAGCTCTTTACTAGTAAGTTGTGCTTTACGCTGAACCTCGCCCCAATTTATTAAGTTGGAATTTACATTAACATTAAGGAGTGTTGGCTTATTCAAAGTTTGAACAGGTAAAGCTTGCAAGAATCTTTGTATTTTTGTAACTGCTGGGCATGTCTCCCATTTTTGGACATATGTATTTACGGAATTCATATTCTTGGGTAAATTCCTTGTATTACTGTTTCGAAGACCTGCAAAAAAATTGCTATTTGCTCTTAGTTTCTGTAGTTTCTCAAATATTGTATTAATGGATGGTCCTAAATTACGTATTAGAGATGTACCTTGGATAACTTGTTGAGATTGGACTGGTAAGCTTGATATAGGAATGGCCGGTGCGTTGTTCACTGGTTTCATTCCAATATTTGCGAGAGGTACATTTGGAACTTTAATTTGTCCTTTGTTTATTTCTGCTAAAAACTTGGCTGCATTTTCATTACTCAGGACTGTCGTTGGACCAGGCGCCCTTGCCCAGTTTTGTGACAAGTAATTAACACCTGTCACATTAAATGCACCTGGAACCTTTGCTCCTTGTAAACCCCAATTTGCGGGCGTAAGTGGTGCGTTCACAATAGTACCATTTGTTCTTTTAGCTTTATAAGCAGGTTCCACCGGTTGTAAACTGTTACCAGATTGAATATATGCTGAACCATTGTACATAAATATGGGTCTAACTGCAGTTGAAGTTGTACCGGCTAATATTTTTGAATTTATTCCCAGCGGTACCACTGTACGTTGACCCATGTTTGCTACTCTATTGACTGTTCGTTGCAAGTTATCTTTCAATTTTGTGTTTGATAATAGTCCTGAGATTGTTGTACCGTTAGTTACTTTTCCTCTAAAGAGAGTTGCACCTAAAAGTAGTCCTCCTAGAATGATTGCAGAAAGTCCTTTTTTCGGCACGGGGAGCGGACTTCTACCCCGGCCTACGGCCCCCCCTGTGCCGCCGGCATGAATCTACTCACAGCGGTCCAGAATCCTGCTCTTGCCGCTGAGTTTGCTTTGCCGTTACTGCGATTTAAATTAGTATTTTTGGTTTTATTAATGCGTCCCATATTTCTGTATTTGTATGCGTTGGCTACTCTTGCGTGATATGCAGCATTATTAACATTTTCAGCTTTTTTAGGGAATTGGGCGGCCACATATGCATTAGTAACATAATTAGCATTAGTTCTTCCACGCTTATTTGGAAGCTGTACTATATTTGCAAAAAGTCGGGCTCGTGCATTTGTATTCATACTTTGGGGGAGCCCTGCGTACCATGATGTAAACATGCCATGATATGGTCTGTTATTCATATTTGCAGTTTCTTCTCCAGGGACCGGGAACATCTTACTCAAAAATGTTTGCCAAACTCCTCTCAAATAATTCTTTTTATATTCTGGAGTTTTCTTGCTTAATTCAGTTGATACTTTGGTCCAAAATTCTTTTCTTATAGAATTAGCTTGTCTGTCGTTGTTAGGTGTAATACTTGTTATTCTTATAAGTCTATTAATATTTGCTTTATTTGTAGCTTGCCGGGCGGCCCAATTTGCATTTGACATTCCATTTGGCTTAGTCGGCATAGGTTTTTTTATTTTGTTTATAAACTCTAAAAACTGTTCAGATTGTCTGTTAGTTCCCATATTTTTTACTCCATTCCACCACTGTTCAAAGTTGGCGAGTGATGAAGCATTCCCACCGGCGAATGGACTGCCGCTATTTGCAGATATTCCAGTAACTGCGCCCGTAGTCGCATTCTTATTCAGTTTGTATTCCTGTGCATTTGCAGGAATAAAATGAAAGGTGAAGGTGGGTGGACTGTCTCGCAGGGCTCTTACCTTGTATAAGATGTTTGGTTTTCTATTTTTGTTTGACTGTCCTATCATTCCATAAAAACTACCCTGGTACTTGTACACTGTTGCGTCCACGAGTGTTTTTCCATCTACTAATTGTAATTTAGGAGTCCCCGGGACTTTAATTGGCGCTCTAGTGTTGTTTGGCTGTCTAAAACCTTGTCTAGTACCAATTCTTCCTCCTAATGGTCTCATATTTATGTTAACATTCTTATTTGCAGGTGGGGGGCCGCCCGCGCCGCCCGCACCGCCCGCACCACCGGCACCGCCGGCAGGAGGAACAGCTGCGCTCTTCACATATTTGTTAACGGCCGCATTCATTCTATTTAATGCAGCCTTAACTGCAGCTCCTTTTCCAGCAGCTCCATTTGGCAATCTTTTTGCCGTTATGAGATTTGCGGCTGCAGCCTTGACTTCGAGATATAGGGGATCACTATTTCGACCGCCTACCCACTTGAACCCAAGGATCGTCATCTATAATCTACGGGGAGAAAAAAGTACTGGCTTAGAGACCAGGGGACCTAAGTAAGTACAGCAGGAAAATGAGCCTCCGCATGATCACCGACCTGAAGCCTTCTGACATTGTGTGCTCCGGCGTGACCGCTAACAAGTATGGCGGCAAGGCGATTTACCTGAACGGCCCTGGGCGCAGTCGTCTTATGTTCCAGCTCCCTCCCCTCAAGGCTATTGTCGGTCTGAAGGAGAGTGCGCTCGCCCCGGGCAGTTGGAACATGCCCCTGAGCCTCGACAACGAGGCCGTGCTCAAGGTTTTCCAGGACCTTGAGAATTTCACGATCGATACGATTGTGGCCAACTCGACCGAACTGACCGGTAAAAAGCTGACCCGTGAGCTGGTTGTCAGCGGCGACTCCTGGAAGCCGTTTATCAAGGAGTCCAAGAAGGAGGGATACGCGCCTATCCTGCGTATGAATCCTCAGGTTGACAAGACGACCGGCAAGTTCCTTACCGAGGCGTACAACTCGAAGCGCGAGCCGGTCCCCCTGGAGAGCCTGGACAAGGGTCAGCGCGTGAGCTGCATCATCGAAATCTCCCAGATCTGGAAGTCTACGATGGGTTACGGCCTGTCTATCCGTCTCCACCAGGTTATGTTCGCCCCGAGCTCCAAGCTGGCCCCGTGCGCCTTCCTCCCATCCGAGCCCGCCCCGATGGAGGAGGATGCCAACTCGGCCGAGGAGGAGACCGAGTACGAGGAGGAGTCGGACTAGAGGTCGACTGCAAAGCAGCCGGAGTCAGCTGCGAACCAAGTGTGCTGCACTTGATAAAAATGTAGTGTAAATATATGGACTGGATTACCCAGGGAAAATTCGAGTTTAAAAACACGCCTCGAAGAAAGTACATCTATAGAAAGCGAAACAACGGGTCCAAACAGATGATCAATCTCCCTGCGAATGTAAGAACAAAAACGGCCGCAAAAACTTGGCTCAAAAAGCACTATAAAACCCCACGGAAGCGCGTCCCTATTTTCACAACCACTGCGACAGTCAACTTGCGATCACGCATAAAAACCCCAAACAAAGGGTCCACTCCAAATGTCAAATTTAATTGTAAATTAGGAAACCATCTGTACCACCGTGTGTCGGTCAATGGTGCAGTGGGCTTCAGGCGCCTGAATGCAAACAAGTTGAATTTGGTTCCTCTGCGCAAGACGGTGATTCGCAAGGGTATGGTAAAGCTCGATGCGGGAAAACAAGGTGTTGTGTTTTTGGCCTCGACGCGCAAGAGTGTCCCACAGGGTTCTGAATTTGTTATTAAAATTTGTCCTTCCGAAGTGAAGAGAGCAAGGAACAATCAGATTTCTAGAATAGAATATACTGTCCAAAAGGCGCTGTACAAGGTGGTCCCAGGTAACATTGCCCGGCCACTCGCGCCTCTCGTAGAGTGCAACTCGTTTATATCACCAGGTGATTTACGGAACAAGTCGCCCGTGACCAACGACGAAAAAAACTATGCACGCCAGACACTCATGTTTTCAGAATACATCTCATACGGACCATTGGCCGAGTACCTTTACAAACTTATAAAGGCCAAGAGGGTCACGGTGAATGATCAACTCCTCCGGTCCATAATATTTCAGGTCCTAAATATGTTTAGAAAAATTAGAAAGGTCTATCCCGGGTTTAGACACAATGATTTGCACCTGGACAACATACTGGTTAAACCTGGTAAACCATATCCGATCATGGTCATGAATGACTTTGGATTTTCAATTTTAAACAAGAATTCAAGAAACCCTTTGGTGACTAGTGGTAACTTTCGACCCAACTGGGGTATCGGTATAAACACGGGTCCGGAGTATGACATACATCAATTTCTTTGCAAGTTGAGGACATGGTGTTTGTACGTCAGAGACAAGACCCCCGACAAGTTGAGAAACACTATACTGTTTTTGAATAGCAAAGTTCCACCGGGGTACCGTGAGGACTTTGACAAGTACACGTCACACGGCCGATTAAAATACCTGAAAAAGTTTCCAGGTCTTCCTACACTGAATCAGATGCTCGCATCAAAGTACTTTATGGGCAACAGGCGACTGACACCTACAGCCACCCCCACAAAGAAACTCAACCTAAGTCTCAACACAAATTCATTTAACAATTTAAATGTAAAATACAAAAATGCCGGAAGTGTCCGTAAGAATACACCCGGGACATCTGTAAAAAAAACCCGCACAATAAGTAAATGAAGTTGTCGAGACCACGTGACTTGATATTTCTGTTTTTATTTTCAGTCTTTATTGTTTGGAGTATGAATAAGGGTGTGTCGGGATATCTCCAGACTCCGATCGACAAGGGTACAGTGACAGTCTACGGCTCAAAGACTTGCCCTTGGTGCATCAAACAGGAGTCTTATTTAAACAACAAAGGTATATCATACGATTTTGTCGACTGCACAAAGTCACAGTGTCCCGAGTTTGTAGATGGATTCCCAACTTTAGTTGTAAATGGGAAGGTGATGTCAGGCTACACTGAGTTAGGTCCAGGTTTAAGCAAGCCGGGTGAATTCTAATTTAAAATGAAAATAGGCCAGCCCGCAGTGTATACTGTATTAAAATTGGTATACCTTTCTGACCGGTAAGTTTTACATATAGATTCGTCACAATGGATCCCGTACACTATGCAACCCGACAGGTGTCTCCACTTGTGTCGGGTTCTACTTTTAGGAACAATACCTTCAGTAATTTCAGAATAAAATTGTCCGTATTTCCAGAACTCGTAGTACAATAGTGTTTTGGTACTGACAAAGTATCTGAATATTTCTTGCCCATAAGGATGTGGGTTAAAGTCTTTCCACTCTGAACTTAATTTTCGGGGTGGAAAGCCCATGGCTCTTCGAGTGTCTGTGTCTGCATATTTTGCAACTAGACAGATTATGTTGTCCATTATTCTAATTTAGGACTTAAATTTTTTAAGTATCCTGCCATGTGTACTGATCCGAGTACAAACCCACTTATGAAAGTAACATTGATCAGAAAGGCCTGGAACAGAAAGAGTCCTAGCATTTATTTAAAACTAGAAATTTACAGTCTGAACATAGCGATACCGAGGGCGAGCAGGAAGGTTTCGGTCAGGCTGTCGACTGGTCTCAGAATATCAATCTTCTTGACCAGAATAGTGTTCCACAGGAAACGCATAATCAGAGTCAGGATCACCACATAGATGAAGAACACTATGATGTTATATATCAGCTCCTGACGGTTCCGAGAATACAGAATCTTTTGCATTTATACTAACTAACGATTTTTATTGTTGCCTGTCTCGGCAATACCGTTGTGGACTGCCCACGCTGAGCAAAACTTTGTATAGTGGAACCCTGGGTGGTAATTGAGGTTCGCCTTTCTGGGATCGATAATAGTCTTCCCTGAGGCGTCAATCATAAGGGGTCCACCGGCCCACCCCTGTTTGTGCGCAAACAGGTTCACAGGGAATTCAATAATTCTATTTGGTTTCAAAAATATTTTGTTACCGACCTTTCTGTTGATACCGTCCAGAACATGCAGTTCTGAAGTATCGTTTGAAATCTTACCGTCGTTCGGTGACAGGGGTGCCGTGGAGATGCGCGCTGCTCGGAGCACGGTGGCTGGATTTACATGGAAAAATTTAGCAACACCCTGCACGGTATCATTTGGCCGGGTCTTGTATCTCACGCGCCCGACCTGTTTCAAAAAGTGAAAGTCTCCGGTGATATCCCCGAAATCGTTTTGTGGCGCAACGAAACACATCACCTTGTAGTACCCCTCCGGACATCTCGCGTGCGGGCTCATAAGTTTGGCCCCGCCCTTTGGATTGTCACTCAAAATTCGTTTTGTAATTCCTTTACAGGTTGTGAATGTAAGACCGTTTGAACCAATACCGGATCTGTTCCCGGGGACACTCTTGCGGGACCGTCTGTTTGAATAACTTCCAAACGCATAGTCATAGCAGTTGTCGTGCACCTGACCGGCTGACCCCCAAGGCTCCCAACTAAACTTTGGTTCAGATCCAGACAATGGAAGCCTGCGAATTATATTTCTTAATCTGTTTATTATTCTCTTTTTGATATTGTTATTGGTAGGTGTAGGGGTCTTTTTCTTAGGGGGGCTAGGGGTCTTTTTCGCAGGGGTCTTTTTCTTAGGGGTTGGTGTCTTTTTTTTCGGCTTAGCCACCACCATCTTAATATCTGTTTAGAAATTTTCGGGTGGTACGGGGAGCCCTAACTCTTGGAGTATATAGTTTATATCCTCATCGTGATCTATATCAAAGCGGATATCCGTGTATAACCCCTGGAGCATTTCTCTAAGATCAAAGCCAAAGCCTGCAACAATTGAATTTATGTTGGAAGTTTGGAAATCTGTAGTGAAAGTGTTTGATTGGTTGACCCTTTCGACGGTGAGCCTGCATCGATATTTGGGGAGGTCAAACGGGGTTCTGCACATAGGGCAGGTGGGGTCCCCCGGGGCACAAGTCCGTTTCCACCTGTCGACACATTTTGTGTGGAACTCGTGGTTACAGGGGAGAGTACGAGTGTTTCTGTTGTTCAGTGAATTAAAGCATACTGAACACTGGGGTCCGTTGTGTAGCCAGCAGTGCTCTTGACCCTCGTGGACAGAGTGTTTACATGTACCCCCAGATATAGTTGTGGCCCCGCACTTATGTTTTTGGCTCATACTATATACCATACATTAACAATTTATCTTCGACGACGCAGGAGTGCATTTTCAGACTCGAGTGACCGAATAGCGTCTCGATATCTTAGTCTCATATTCTCTTCTACATTTCTTCTGAAAATTACAATCGGATCATCATCTTGTTCCATTCGACAAGTAGGACACTCGATGGATTCTTCGTACCACTTAATTATACATTTAAAATGGAAATAGTGTTTACACTTGAGTCTCTTGTCTGATCTCTTGGTCTCCTCAAGACACACTGCACATGTGTTGGAAAGGTGTGCATGACACTTCCCGTCCTGAACTGCTGTCCTCTTGCATTTCTTCCCGGCCAGAGTAAGTTCCGTGCATAAGCTCATACTCTAATACATGCCTATAAATTTCTTCGTGAATTTCATCTGCAGGCTTGTTGGCGTTAACCACAACAACACGACAAGGAATACATCTTATCAGCTCCTTGTAGTTTTCATCCAGCAGTTTGAGGTACTCGAGCGTGATGCCCGTGTCACCCGCCTGGTTCCGTTTTTGAATGTGCTCGAATGCAACTTCTGGATCCTTGGCCAGGTAGATGAAGAGCTTCGGCCTCCAAGCAAATTTGTTCCAAAAATAATCATAAATTTCATCCTCTTGAGGGGTGACGTGGCCTTGGTTGACGAGGACTTTCCAAAACACATATCGTGAGCTATAGAGGGATCGCTCGTATATCACACGAGATGACGATGGGGGCTTTTGGGTTTTGAGGAGAACCATGTGGAAGAAGAATGCCCATCTGGAAGGATCTTCGTAAAATTCCTTTAGGGGCCATTGGTCAAGTGGTTCTCTTCGAACACGAAAACCTTTCTTTTCAAGGAGATCGAGTTGGGTTGTTTTGCCGGCACCTATGTTGCCGTCAATAACTATCATACTATTCTAGTTACTCTACTGTTTATCTGCGAGTGCGGACCGCAGGTTCCCGCCGCAAGACTCTCTGCAGGCTGCGTTAGGCAGGGGCAGGGAAAAGGCATCTGGGCCTTTCTCCTGGAGATACATACGGTACTTGTTGTTGTCGTAAATACCGAACCCTGTCTGATTCTTTAAATAGTCAAACATGATTCTGTTAGAATCAACTTCTGTGATGCAACGGCCATCCGCCATTCCAATTCTCTGGGACATTTATATTGACTGGGAAAATTATTTAATTACACTCACCAGTCTTCATACTTGATACCCATGAAAGTGTCAAAGGTGTCGCGCTTTTCTGCTTTCTCGACCATCTCGAGCGGCGTGATGTACTTGTTGATTGTCTGGTAGGCGGCTACGATTTCTCGGAGGTTTCTTGCCCCGGTCACGATAACCTTGCCTGTGCTAAAGATGCTGCAGGTCACCTTTTTCATATTCTCCCCGGGCTCAAACTTAATCTTGACAGCGCTGTACTTTTCTGGGTCGAATGTGACCAGAAAGTTTTTATTGGTGCTGAACTTGTCGATGACTCGCTTGAGGTGCACCGAAGAGTTGAGCGAAAAGTTGGTGTTGATCATCTGGACTGTCGGCGGCGCGAGCGTGGGCTTTGTCTCCAAGTCAAATACGACCCGGATAACCTCGGCGAGCATAGCAATCACCCGGTGACAGTCGACCAGGTTCGAACACCCCGCGGCTTGAATGCTCCCGTTCGGAAAGATCTTGACACTCTTGTTCGAGTACCTGTCCCGATAACTCACCGTCACTTGGTTATAAAAGCTCGTGTCGCTCATCGTCCACTCAAATCCAGAAAAATGGGAGCCCTCGTGACGGATACGAATCTTTCCCATTTTTCTAAAGTTTTCCTTGAACTTGCTCGTGTTGAACTCAAAGTCCAGAATCTTCGAGGTGATTGTAATTGTTGTAATTCTGATCCAAGATGGATCGCCGGTAATATTTTTGCGAACCTCCTTTAGGCTCCGGACATATTCAAGTGTCTCGTCCATTACTTCTTGGCCTTGGTCTTCTTTATCTTACTAGGCTTGGCCTTTGGTTGAGGCCGGGGGCCGGACGCTTTTTTCTTTGCGGGCGGTTGGGGCTTTGGTTTTCGTTCGACGAATCTGGCGAAATCGTTTACGACAACTTTCTTTGGAGTGCGAGACTTGTATATTCCGAGTGTAGTCTTTCCGGCGATATCGATAAGTTTCTCTTTGGGAACCTGTGCGATAACATTCCTCAGAACCTTTGTTCTGAGTGGGGACACTGGAGCGGGTTTCTTCATCACCTTAGTCTTTACTGCTGTTTTTTTCTTTTTGGGACTACCCTTTTTCTTTTTGCGTGCAGACATAATTTTCTTATTAACTTTGACTGCCGCTTCGGCCTTGTTCGGGCCACCAAACAGATCGACTGCGGCTGCCGCCTTTTTGCTCACAAGGTGAAGTTTGAGCGCTTCATTCTTAGGAACCTGTTTGAGGATTTCAGCCGCGTGTCCCACCTTTTCAGTACCACCGGCCGCTTTGAGAATCCGATTTACCGCGGCCAAGTTACCCGCCTTGTTAACAGCGATCTGTTGGGTCGGTGTCAGGTGTTTCAGTATACTCTCTTCGGTCCTTGCACTCACACCCGGAAGAGGTGGAAGCTCCACCGGTGCAGCCGGAACCTGTGGCTGAGTCAACTTTTTCAGTGCATTGTATTCGGCTCTATTCTCACCAGATGTTGTTTTGTATTTTTTCATTATGTTTTCGTACTCGCTCGATGGTTCCCCTCCTTTCTCACCTAATCGTCTTATGGCATTTTCGGACAACCCCCTCTCACGAAGCATTCTTTCTAATCTGTTTCGGTTGTTTCTTTTTCTCCCTTCGTTATTAAACCGGCTTGGTCTGCGTGCAGCCATGTACCGAGAATAGTTTCTATTTGCACCATAAACTGCACCTTCGTAGCCGCCCCCGTAGCCGCCGCCGTAGCCGTACCCACCTGTGTTTCTTAAAGGCCGGCGAACGCCTGTTTTCTGGGACAATCTGAATCGGTCCAAGTGATACTTCACTTCCCTCTGTATTTGACCATCAGGAATCTCTCCATATTTTTGTAACCTAAATATCTTTGACTTGTAGTTTCCAACAAGTTCATATCTAAAATCTATACTCGTCTTTGGATCTTCCATAATATCCTTTATCCGTTTCATGGCCAAATCTCTCAACACAGTCTTTACACTCGTCTTGCCTTCCTTATTACTTGAATTTTGCTTATTAATAGTCTTGTTATAATTACGATTGAGGCTATTCATATAAACGAATATACCGTACAAATCATCTGCAAGTTTTTCATCCATATAGTTTTTAATTTTGTTGTAATATTCCCAGAACTTTGAACTACTTGCTAGAATTGGTTGATATATCTTGATGAGCGTGTTCATATTGTTAGGGCGTCCACCTGCTCCTGCTCCTGCGCCCGTCAACTTATTTTTAAGCTTATTCAAAATGCCTGGGCCACCCGTGGATTTTCCAGTTTCCTCCTCTTCCAGTTCCTCTTCCAATTTTGGATTTAAAATGCTATTTATGCCGTTGGTGATGGCTTTGGCAATGTTGTTTGCAGAAACATTTTTTCCAAGTGCCTTGCCAAGTTCCTTCGCAACCTCTGTCTTGTTAACTTGGGGCGGCCGAGGTGCTGCCGAACCCTGGGGCCCCCGGCCGGGTAATCTCAAGCCGCTAAAGAAACCCTGTGGAACTGGCCCCTTTCTCGCCATCATGTATCCGTTTACAAACGCATTTGCTATATTTGCATTCAGGTGGATCGAGTTGGCTACTCTGTGACCAATGGCGGCTGCGGCGGCACCTGCGGCGGCGGCGTGTCTTCTGTTTGTGATTACGATGGTATCATCCCATACAAGAGTAAAAACACCGTCGCTTACAGGTGCTATTCTCCACTTTCCAAATCTCTGTGCGAATTTATCAAGTGATTTGACATACACATAGAAGTTCCCATCTTTACCATAGACATATGCCCTCTTCTTTCCTAGCCAGACCAACACACCCGCACGAGCGTATCCGTTTCTGTTTGCAGGACTTCCCAAGTTGGACACGGCCGGTTTGTTCACAAGACCTGCAATTATAGCGTTTGCGACATTTTCAGAGTTGACAAATTTGCCCGAAGGTTTCGGAGTCGCGGGTGCAGCTGCAGGTTTCTTTTGACGCAGTGCCTCGAATATGGCATTTATAATTCCAGAAGCGCGGGTGTATCTAGAAGGGCCTGGGGCAGGGGTGGTCACTAGAGCTTGCCAATGTGTTTCTCTTCCTCTATTTGCACCTGTCATGTATATGAATATTGTAGGATTAGCCGGGTTTCCAAACTCGTGTAAAACTGTAAAAGGCGTACCACCTACTGTAACAATTCTAACATGGTACGCGGAAGCTAAAGCTGCAAGTTCTGGTGCACCTCCCCAGGTTCCATTTTGGCGCATCAAGTTTGCATATTGGGGGTTTGTTATTACAGTGTTAGCTGGATTAGTAGGTCGGTGTCCAGGAATAGTATTCCCTCCAAACGGAAACCCTGTTGCGATCATTCGAAGCAATTCATTGACAGCAACTTGTCTCACATTATCAGTAGTAAACCTCGGGCTCAACATTCTGGCGTCAATGAGAGCTTGACGCACAGATGAAAACAGGCAGTTTCCGCCACCACCTGTATCTATAAGCCGCCCCTGTGTCCTTACCAGTAGTTGAAGGGCATCCCGGTTTGCTGGCACTGCCATATCTAGTATACCGTACGAAAAAAATATATGTATAATATAAATGGCTCCTGTAAAAACGGTTGGATCTCGTGCGGAGGTTATGCACGGTACAGCCACCCAGACTCCTGGAGGTTTGAAGAAAAAGGACCTGAAGAAGGATAAAAAGTCGGGTGAGATTGTCAGCAAGACCAAAGCAAAGACCGAGAAAAAGAACCCTTGGATCAAGGCGGTCGCACAGGCCAAAAAGGAACTCGGTATCAAAGGGTTTGCCTTGCTGCAGGGACCCCTGCTGCGCCGGGCCCGTGAAATTTACGAAAAGAAATAAACTTCTTATATAATAGAAAAGATGGCTAATCTAAAACAGTTTCTTATGCTAGAGGCCATTGGTAAAGCTGCAGCAACCGACCCAGCTTCTAAAAAGAAACTAAACGCATTGAAAGAAAACATATTGAACAATATTGAAAGAGAGACGAGGAAAAGAAAGAGACTAACAAATAATAATACCTATTACAGAAATGAGAATATATACAGAAATTCATCCGGGCGTGTTCGGAGTATTCCCGAGCCAACACCTTACTATAACCAGCACCTTCGGAGATTTTTGTACAAACCGAGTATAGGGTTTTACATTATACTCGGACTGAACAGGGACGGCAAGGCTATTAAGAAGCGTGTACCTGGTCACTTTTATTACAGGTATGATGAAAAGTTGGCGCGTATTATTCCATTCCGGCGAAAGCCTATGCGTCCTGTTCCTCATCGCAAGACTTACAAGGAGCGTGAGGAGGAGCGTCGTCGTGAGCGCGCACGCCGCGACAGCAACAACAACCGGAACAGGAACCGTAACCGCAATTAGACATCCATAAACGCACAACCCTTCATGAGGTCCGATGTGGTCTCCTCAAATTCCATAGATGGAATCTTGGGTACAGGATCATAAAACTTGATTTGGTGTGCACGGCAGTTTATACCCCAGGATCCCTTCCAGAGATAGGCACCCTCCACATCAACGATACACGAAATGTCAAGGTCTTTCAAATAGCCCTCGACATGGTCGCCCGAAGAGAATTTAGATTTAGAATCGAAAATGAGAGTAGAGTCATCCACCTTGACACGCAGTCCGTACTCGGTGATACACGACTTGAACTGGTTACCATCCTTGGGATATATCATCTGCTCAAGCTCCTGGAACCACTCCATGAATTTAGGATCAAGATTGGAAATTGAAATGCTCTTGTACTGTGAAAGTCCATACCGGGAGTAACCTCTTGGAATCTGAAACCGGAGTGGCCCGTCCGCATACAACACCTTGGTCTTTGTGTTTCCGTTCGGCCTAACTTGGATCATAGTTTTTTGCAGCTCTGTCCAAATAGGCATTTAGTGTTACAGTTAGTTTACTCTTTAAACCTGAAACACTCCCAAAGGTGCGGGCTCGGCCTGGACAGTTTTGAAAACTCGTCTATAGTGTAGTCGTCACCCATAGACATATTACAGTTTGCACATATCGGTCTTAAATTAGAAATATCAGTTTGACCCCCTTTACTTTCAGGGACATTGTGCCCGCACTGGAAAGTAAACGGAGTGATTATGTTCTGGCACCACGTCACTGCGCACTTGGCCTTGAAGTTCCTGTCGCCGCAAAAAGAAATCCAGACTTGTTCACGAAGTGCTTTCGGTATCTTGATCTTCATAGCTATTCAATAAACTTAGGCTTTAATTCAGTAACCCAGTGTTTATCTTCCGTTGGTGAACTATAAATAGACTGTTCACTGTACACTTCGTAACTCATATCGTCCGAATGGAACCAATAGTAATCGTGGTACATTCCGTGATAAGAAAGGTTATTTATGATGATGTGTTTACCCACACTGGCCATAAAAAAATTTATAATCTTGAGACTGCTCTCGAGGTATACTACTTGGGGTCTTGGGAATTTTGAACTAAAATTAGAAATCACTTCTGGGGACAGTCTCCTTGGTGGGATTTTCAATTTTAGTCTAGAATCAATGTCAAAGTACTGAGAGACTCGAGTGAAGAGGTTATCCATAGGTGACAGGGAGGTCAGGCCTCTAAGCAGTCTTGGACACTACAAAAATAGCAACTCCATTCCAGAATTCCATGTCCCGAACCTTTTCGGCGGTGTGGGTGTTGTCCCAGGTGTGGCGAATCTCCCAAGACTTGACGATACGCGCACCTACATCCAAGAGACCTTGGTATGTGCCCTCCCGGACCCACGACCAGTTCCAGTCGTCAATTATCACGATACTTTCGGGTGCAAGAGCGGGCCAGGCTTTCACGATAGCCTCCCGGTGAAACTCCCTCTCGTGAGGTCCATCGTACAGATACACATCAATTTGATTCTCTAATTCAGAAAGATCCGCCTTGAAGAAATCCTCCTGTCTAAAAGTCAAATTTGCGTCCGGAATAAACCGTTCAATATTATACTGAAATTTATCAACTGGACCATCAAACTCTGAAAAGTTGTCAAAGGCCCACGCCTTGACATGTTGATTTTTGTATAGGGATGCACACAGGGATGATCCGGTGTATGTCCCGACCTCTAGGTACTTGAGGTGTCTGTCCGGGAACTCGAGGCTACACAGGTTGTTGTACAGGTGGCGCGTTTTTATTCCGGACATTCCTTCAGTCTCGTGAAGAGGAGCGTCTATTTTAGATTCAAACGATTGTGCTTTCCATATACACTTTTCAACATGAGCCGATAACATTTATCTATAAAGGTCTCAATTCTTAAATTAAAAATAGTCGCAATAAGTATGGCTGGACCAACTATTAAACAACTTATGAAGACGGGCTTTGGCCTCGGACTCGGTGTGACTGCGGCGCACCTGTTATATATGCTGGTGGGTATCGTGCTGCTTGTGTGGGGCACAGCTCTTTTGAAAAAGGCTCGTGAAGGTCAGGGCAGTATTGCAGCTGCCTATTTTGTTTTAATATTGGGAGTTATTATTGGTCTTGGACTTGGTGGTGGCTTTGTGTTACAGAGCGTATACAACAACTCTTAAGAAACAAATGTTGGTAACATCTAGATGAAGAAGACGGTTCTACTGCTAGTCCTGGTCCTGCTTGTATTTTTGATATTAAAATCAAAATCAGACTATGAGCCCTTTAACCCTATCCGGGAGCCGCCCAAGGTGATCGATAACATATTGAGTCCAAGGGATTGCGACTGTATCATACGGTATCGCGAAGAGTGTCCGGCTGTGAACAGGTTGGTCCAGTTGGCGTCGGAGCTCAGCGGGAAGCCCATCGCAAACTGCGAGAAACCAATAGTGCTCGAAAACAATAGGGGCGGCGAGAGACAGCTGTGCTACCAAAACGATTCATGTTCTGAATTCAGAGACCTCGGGGGTGAACGCATAGGGTGTCTTGTCGTGTACCTGAATGACAAATTCGAGGGGGGTGAACTATTTTTCGAATCGAATGGAGGACTCAAAATAAAACCAGAGGTTGGTTCGGGTGTGTACTACCGACCCCTATTAACACATCGAAATGTGCACCAGGGTCTCCCGGTCAAAATGGGCACAAAATATACATGCATCGTATTCGTTCGTGAACAACACGCCGATAAGATTGCTATTGAGTAGATTGAAAAAAGCGTCCGACCCCCGGCCCTAAAGTCTGGTGTAAGGATAGGACACACTAAGAGATGAGAGTCATCAAGTTCCGCCATGGTTGTTACACTTTTCCTCGTCGTGTACCACTTGGTACCCCAGGTTTGGTTGGCGACCTAGTAAGAAATATGCGGAGTCCAAGTGCAGTGTTTAAAAAGTCGACCGAATGGCGTCCGCCCTACGAGTACGAGTTTTGCGCTCGTCAGCTTCCCGAGGACCAGCGAGAGGCTTATATCAAGCGCTGCGAGCAGTGGCTCGAGGAGCACAAGCCGAAACCCCGGCCAGAATTGGAAGTCGAGCAGTACGACCGGTCGGTGGTGTTTGCAGTGTACGAAAAGTACTGCAAGCTCTTCATGCGGCCACCCTGTGACGAGGTTGTCGAGGCGTATGAAAAGGCTGGGGCCAGTCAGGCCCGGATCCAAAAGATCAAAACAATGTACCGGAAGTGGGAGGAGAATTCAGACGAGGAGCAGAAGAAGATTGACAAGATATTTGTCAAGTACCCGTCCGCACTCAAAACCGCCAAGAAGGAACCCGTGAAGAAGAAGATTATTCGCGCAGTTAAGAAGAAGATTAATGTAGAAGAATAGTATGGATCCAGAACCTAAAAAGGTGAAATGGGCAGATATAGATGACGACGAACCGTTTAATATAAAAGATTTTCCAAATATGGAATTCACAAAGACTGACAAGAATGGCATCAGGGTGAGCTATGTCCCTCCGCACCTTCGCGTAGATAAAAAGACTACACCCAAGAGTAAGTAAGTAGAATGAGGTGCTCTGTGTGTACCGAGCCGTACACGGCCGAGATGCGGAAGCGTATAGATTGTAACTATTGTGACTTTAAGGCGTGTTCACAGTGCCACCAGCGGTATCTGTTGGACACACCCCAGGATGCACACTGTATGAGTTGTCGGAACGGGTGGACCCGGAAGGTGCTCTGTAATAACTTTACGAATGTATTTGTGGACAAGCGGTACAAGCAGCACCGTGAGAATGTGTTGCTTGAGCGCGAACGGGGTCTTATGCCCGAGACTCAGCCGTTTGTGGAGATGGAAATCAAGTGTCGCAAGATTGAGAAAGACAAGGATAATCTTTTAAAGATGCGCACTCAATTGCTGAACCAGCAAACTCAGATGTTGAATGCAGATTTGAATACTATGGGAGTCGAGAATGAGAATTGGGTCGAGGCTCGTATTGAGCGGTACCGGCGTTCCCAGGAGTTTGCTAAGAAAATTGGTGTCGTGAATGCTGATATCCAGACGGCCGAATATGCTATTGGTCAGTATCGGAATCCTAACTATACACCAAAGGGCCGGGTGGTGACTTTTGTACGGCCCTGCCCTGCGGATGGCTGCAAAGGGTTTTTGAGCACAGCCTGGAAGTGCGGTTTGTGTGATGTGCACGTATGTGCAACCTGCCACAACATTAAGGATTTAGATGAGCACGATTGTGATCCGGAAGCGGTGGCGACCGCAGATTTGATTCGGAGGGACACGAAGAATTGTCCCAAGTGCGGTGCCGGAATTTTCAAGATTAACGGATGTGACCAGATGTATTGCACGCAGTGCCACACTCCGTTTAGCTGGCGGACAGGGCAGATTGTGTCCGGAACAATTCACAACCCGCACTACTACGAGTACTTGCGGCGCACGCAGGGCCAGGTGCCCCGGGCCGCCGGTGACATCGTGTGCGGGGGCCTCCCCGACTATTATCAGTTTGTTAGGATCTCGCGGGTATCCCAAACACAAAACCAGTCAAAGATGATTATGGACATCCACCGGAACATCGGTCACGTCCAGTTTCTTACGAACCACCGATACGGACCCACAAACTATGTCGGTGGTAACCGGGACCTCCGGATAAAGTTTATGCTCAACGAGATGACCGAGGATGAATTTAAAAAGAAAATTCAGCAACGCGAAAAGGCGGAGAATAAGAAGCGTGATATCCGCGAGGTCCTAGTGACATATACTACTGTCGCGACGGATATATTCCAAAAGTATATGTCCCAGGAACCTTCTATTGTTCGGACAGACTTTTATGTCGAGCTTGAAAATTTGAGAGAGTATGTTCAAGGACTACTAATTGAGATTGAGCGGACCTGGAAGTGCAGCCCGCCCAAGTTCAGTACGACCGGATATATTCTCGGGGAGCACTTGTACTAGTCCTTAAGACTTGCGCAATTAACACTTGTAAAAAATATACAATATGTACAGATGGATGAATATATAAATCAACCCATGTTTACATATTTAGGGAACAAGCGTAAGCTCTTGGACTTTATAGAGGAGCAGGTTCTAGTTGTGAAAAAGAAACTAAAAAAGGATAAGCTTGTTATGCTCGATGGGTTTTCGGGGAGTGGTGTGGTGGCCCGTATGTTGTCCGGTCACGCGAGTGAGCTCCACACCAACGACCTTGAGATGTATGCGGACACATCCTGTGGCTGTTATGTAAAGCAGCCTAACGGACCACAGAAGGAAAAGATTGCCAAGCACATCGAACGCATGAATGAGTTGGTCGAAAAGGGTCCATATGTCGAAGGGCTGATGACCAAGTACTATGCTCCTAAAAATACAGAGAGCCCCAAGAAAGGCGAGGTTTGTTTCTACACTAGAGAGAATGCAAAGATAATAGATACACTCCGGAACTATATAGAGAAAAAGGTTGAGAATGAATTGACCGATTGGTTGCTAGGGCCTTTACTCGTTCAGTGTGCAATCAACTGTAATAGCATGGGACACATGTCATCCTTTTTCAAAGACTCGAAGGACATCGGAACATTTCACAATACCGATTCGCATTGGAACCGTGTTTCCAAACCTATAAGAGTCGAGTGCCCGGTGTGGAGCCCCGAGCCCTGCAAAGTCACCTGCCACAACCAATCCACAAACGATTTAATAAAGAAATTGAAAGGCCCTTTCGATCTCATCTATTATGACCCACCATATAACCAACACGAATACTCTCACAAATATTTCCTATTGAATGTTATCGCGACTAACAAAAAGGCGAACAAGTGGACGGATGTGACGCACATGCCGGATAGTACCGAGCGGAACCACTCGGACTTTACTAAGGAAGAGTCTGCGATAAAGTCTATGACTGAGCTTATAGCAGATTCACTTGAGGTGTCCAAGTACATATTGATATCATACAACGACGAGGGTATAATTAGTGCAAAGAATTGGAAGCAGATCCTTGACCCCTATGACTATGTCAAGTTGAAGAAAAGGTACAAGCGGTTCACAGATGCAAATGGAGAGGGTGGTCAGGTTTATGAAATTTTATATTTAATTTCTAAATAGAAAGTAATGAGTGCACGTCCTCCAAACTTTAGTCGCGTGTCTAATAAAATTATTTCAAATTGGTATAAACTTCATTTAAATGTCAAGGGGTTAGAGGAGGTGGTTGCCAGCTTTAATGTTAATCGTAATGCAAATAGAAATCAAAAAAATCTGAACAATGCGCGTAAAAAATATACCAATTTGACAACTGAGATTAGCGGTGTGCGTCGGCGTAGGGGTATTCATCTGAGTCCTAATAGGACTCGACGCGCTGTTGAGCAGGCTCTTTTGCGTGAGGTTCGGCGCCGGACCCGCGATGCACAGCGTCTACTTCGTTTAATGTCTAGTCCTCGATCTATTTTATTAAGAGAGACGGGCCAGGTGCGGCCGTCTGCGAGACCCCTGCATTTTTTATGATTCCAGCATACCGTTTCTATAATAGATTTGTGCGTTTGGAGGGCCATTGTTAACATTTGTGGTTCTTCCATTCTTAACAGTTGTACCGTTTGCAGTCTTGCGTTTGGTCACACCGTTGACCGTCTTGGTCCAGATGGTGAGACCATTAGGCGTTTTGTTTCCAGAGTTACGGTATCCACGAGCACGCATCTTTGCCGCATTTCGAATAGCTCTGAGACGGTTAGATATGGTCATTTAATTTAACGCAATAGATTATTCTGGAGTGTATGCTTCTGGTTCAGGTGCGAACTTTGAGGTTGTGCTTGCGGGTGCACCGGCGAGTGTGGCCACGTCCGCGTCGGAGAGCGCCTTGTTGAACCAGTACGCATTCTTAACCTTTACTGAACCGGCTGTATTCTGGGTCCGTTGAGGGTACTGAGTCAGGTATGCGTTCCACTTCCAGGCGTTTGTTCCCCACGTGAAGGTGCCGTTGACAGTTCCTGCAGTGTCCTTTTGGCCGTTGATGTATGTGGTGAGTTTTCCGGCGTCCACGACCCAGGTCAGATTGAAATAGGTTCCTGGGGTTGCCGCAAAGGCGGTGACTATATTTCTGTTCTGGTCCTCGGTCGAGCCGTGCACTATATGGATGCGGTTGGGAGGTGCGGCGTCATTACCTGTTATGAAAACAGCCGGGCGGCGCGAGACTGTACCTGGGGGCCAGTCGGGGTCGCCGTTATTCATAATGTTGCGCCACGAGGGTCCTGCCTGTGCGATATTCACATCCATAGAGCACGAATAGGACACATTAGAACTAAGGCCTGTCGGGGCTGTGAAGGCGGGTGGGGAGGTGGATATCTCAGCCTCGGCCACCTGAATCGCCTGACCAGACTTTAACAGAGTATCCCGGGGGGATGCAGTCGTGCCCGAAGAGCCATCCTTTTTGAGTCCCAGACCTAAACCGAGACCAAGGGCTAAACCAACAACGACAATAAAAACTACAACTCCTATTATTATGTTTCGTGTTCTAGGCTCCATTACACTATACGGATATTTCTTTTGGGGCCAGATACATCTTAGTGGTGTACAGTACTGCTAGTAGATTACCTATCAGCTCAATAAGCATCATATCGATCTGGGCCAATAAGATGTGCATGTACATAAACCAATCGAACCATCTATAAAAACATTCCCCGAGCGCAACTTCCTTTGCATATCGGCGCGCATATTCATCTTTCGGTTTGTCGTTTTGGATAGTCTGGATAAGCCACGGTGCCACGATTTCCTGAAGGACTGTGCGTGCCACCGTGCTTATGATAGTGTACAAAACGACTACAGAATATTTAGCCCAGTTGTTTATTTTTACATCTAAAATTACTAGATTATCTCGTGGACCAAATGAAAAGAAATCACCGCCGCCGGTGTGGCTGACTGCAAGACTTAGGAAGGCTAGGCACAAAAAGGACCACGCTAGCAGAGCTTTATTAACCTGGTCAACCTCTAACATACTTAAATAGAGTCACTGAGTTTTAACTAGGGAAAGCTTGGGGCGGCCACCACTTTGGAGTCCACCCTCCGATAAACATAACATCCACTACTGCAAGTACAAACAGCACAACTAGTGCAATATCGCACGCATCTACAGTGTGACTTCCGGGTTTGTACAGATCCATATACAGGAATGAATTAGCTATGTTTCCGGATATATGCATTCCTGTATGTGCGTACTTGCTCAATATGCGAAACATGCCACTGTACTGCAACCTCCTCGAAATAAAATAACAACTCACTCCCAAAGTCACGAATAAGAAAAAGTAAAAGTTGAGCGTCTCCAATGCACGCCAGCAATGATACAGAGTGCACGAAACTATATTAGCTATATCGATATTTCGGCGCCAGCCATATACGGGTCGCCTCCAGTAATTTATAGAAAACAATAGGACCGAAGCAGATGTTGCCAAACAGTCGTATAGTCCATAGTATGCCGCACCCGCACAACTTACGAGTACCGAGAGTGAACTACACAGAAGAAACTTGGCGTCACTCGGTGATACGACTTCCATTAGGATACAAGGCACTCCTGGCTTTAAGCGCTATCTTTTTCAGCCACCACCACTGCATACCATAGATGGTACCTGTTATAGGTATAAACATACCCTTGATCGGAAGGTATGACACTTTCATCATAATCCATGACCCTAATATGATTCTTGAAAATAAGAAAGATACCCCAAAAGATATTTTAGTAAACTTGTTAGGATACTTCATCATAACAGATAAAAAGCAGTTGGATGTGCTTGCAAAGTAAAACGAGGTCGAGAGAGCTGTTTTGAAATCCCAACCTAAATACATATAGATTAGACACAGGATGTGATGAATAAACTTGTCCTTCTTTTTATAGTCTATACCAGTTCTAATTAAGTAGTACATAATTTCATAACTTAAATGAAGATTGGTCCATGGTGATGCAATTTGATTATTAAAATCAATGTATTGACGCCACGCCATATAACCTAGGAGTACCGCTAGCGAGTCTGATAATATATCAGAGTGATCATACGCTACCATCATACCATCAAACATAGCCTGTTCGGCATACGGACCTCGGTATGGGGTCATACCTATACAGAGTTTTGTCCTTTTATTTAAAGAGTCTCTGGAACAAAGATTTACCACATCTTTCTTCGTGAGAGTCGCACTTGTACTTGGACGGAAACTCTTGACCACATTTCTCACAGGACCAAACAAGCTCTATGGATGGATCAGATAGAGCCACGGGCCAGACGCATCGGCACATGGGACATTTATTTGTGGCGCATTCGAAAAGACATTCTAGGTGAAAATTATTCTCACATTGTTGACAAGTTGCCGTGAGGCTTGGACGAGGGCCCTTGATGTTGTCGAGGCACACCGGGCACTCCATATTAGTAGTTGTGTGCGATTTTTTAACTAAAGATTTGGCTAGAACATATATTAGGCATGGCTGGTTACTCATACATAGATACGACTGATGAGGGTGGTGACAACTTCGAACAGCCTTTTGATTTTGAATATAACATTGCAAACTTCAAAGAGTTTTCTGGGATAGTCAAGGACCTTTCAGACTTTAGAAAGCAGGCTCGCGAGGTCACCTTCAGACACAATATGGTGTCCGCGACTATGACTGGACTGAACGCAGAGCTGCTAAATATTGACACTATTAAAAGTTATATTTCAGAATCGGAGTGGGTCGAAAAGGTGGACGAGTTGAAGAAAGAGTATATGCGTTTAATAAAGTATGATGAAAGGAGCAAAGAGCTGGAACAGTTAAAGGAACAGAAGGATAAGATAATGACTATTGCAAACGAGTTTAAACTGGAGACGTCACAGTCCGGGATGTGCTGTCTATGTTACGATAAACCTATATCAGTCTTTCTAGATCCATGTGGTCACGTGTGTTGTGATGATTGTTTCAGAAACATAAGAGGAATAGTCTGTCCGTGTTGCAGGGGTAACTTTACCAAAAAGAAGATATATCTCTTATAGTATGGAGAGGCTCTGCAACAGGGTCAAGGCGGCGCGTAATATGAAGAGCATACCAAAGATACTAAAGAATGTGACCCGACCAGGTTCGTTTGAGGCTAGGGTCAAGCGCATAACAGAAGCGTTCCCTAAACGGTTTTGGTTTTATCACCCCGTAAAGTGTCCAGGGGGCAAGTTGGCCCTGCGTCCCAAGGTGAACGGTTCAAAGGAGACCTATACCTGCAAGAATGGATCCAAGCAGGTGTTCCACAGATGGAAGACTCCTAACGCCTTTTTTAAACACAAATATGGTCGTGGGGGTGAGTTTGCACAGGGGCTCTACGCAGTCCTGCACAAGCTAGGCTACAAGGTGCGTTTGGTCCTAGGGTATTGGCACGGAGCAAATGCACTTTGGGTGGAAATATGGCACCCGTCAAAAAAGAAATGGATCGCACTTGACCCTGCGGCGAAACACGGGTACGGGAGGAAGTTCCCTAAACCTGGTATGAGGGTAGTTGCAATTTTGAATTCAAATTGCAAAAGGGTAAACAGGACTTCTAACTACAAGATTACACGGAGCCCTCTTACCCACGGGGGGTACCGCTAAAAGTTAAGTCGTCGAGGTGCAAGTCTCGTTCTAGGAGGGGGTTCACCTCCCGCATATAATCTATATGCATATTGTCTGTTAGTGAGACCATTTTTTCTTAACACACCATAGACTGCATTTTTAAAGTTTGCAACACTGAGTCTGTTGATAGAATTACCTTCCGGAACTCCGAGTGATTTTATTAAATTTTCCATTCTGGTCCTAGTTGTTTTCATCTGTTGTTTAAGTCTTCGTTTTTCTAACAAACGGACAGGTGAAAGCCTCTTATGTGCTTTATCTAAATTTTTGAAAGCTTCATAGTTAGTTTGGAGCTGACGCGCTATTTGATCAAAACGGTAGCTTGTTGGTAGGTTAAACATAGACATACCATTTCCACGAGCTTCTGCTATAGTAGCGTACATGTTAGATATTGAATTATTAAGTCTCTCTCTTGCACGGGCTTCTCTCAAGGTGTTATTATAATTGTTGTTGTTTGGTTGTCTCTGGGGGAGTCTAAAAAAACTGCGTGCCCGGGTCCTTAGGTTCTGGACGAAGCGTTCCCTAGCCTCTCGGCGCGCTACGGCCCGTTGCTGCTTTTCACGCGCGAGTCTCAACTTGTTAGCATTCTTTCTCGCTTTTTCTATATTAAATTCAAAAGAAGTCTTGACAGGGTTCTTAGGCCCATTCATCTTGGTTATATTTTTCTTTGTGATATTTCCTCTATAAAATGGATTCTCAACTATACTCCGACCAAAGTTGCCCTTCAGCTTTTCGAAAACATTATTATTCGATTTTCTATTTAATGTTTCATTCAATTTATTAACATTAACACCTAACAAGTTGGCCATAGTCTTGGGGTTCAGGAACACATACTGTTCACCTACACCAGATTTCAGTCTGTACACCACCGGCCCGAGGTTGTTCCCTATTAGGGCATTTGTGTTGTTATTTTTCGGACGGATGTTCATTAATTAAACTATAGAATTTATTTTGACTAGCCCCAAGGTCTCCTATCAATACTGCCGGGCATCTTACGAGCAATGTGTTCTATATTTTTTATATCCACGAGCACATAAGCAGGGAACATAATAGGACTCGCTGCAGTGTATGCAACAAAGGTACAAATTCTATCTGTGAAATATTCAGACTCTTTAATCTTTGGTGCGTAGACAAGGTTCCGAATAGCTCCATAGGTGTATGCAAGTGCTAATAATTTATGACTTAAATTCATACTATATATTGGCGCATACTTCTTTAAGAGGTGGGTTGTCTGTGAGCCGGAGATGCGGGGGCACCTTGGACGGCCAGCAGTACCCCCAGTTTGCATATTCACCCACCTCGTAGTGATAGAATACGCTAAGCTTCCTATTGAGGGCTGCACGGTGTGACATGTGCACCGGGGGCCACCCCCACCACCACGGCATCTTCGGATTCGCACAATGTGGCAGAAGTTTCATATTGTTTTTATAGCCTCGTTCGATCCATTCTCGGATCATAGTGTTGCAGTAGAGCGCAAGAGCACAGGGGTATCCTTCCCATGCTTTTGCGGCCGGATGATTTCTCCAACCTTTAGTTACGCCAGTGATGGCTCTCCAGAGTTGGTAAGCTTCTACTCGTTGCTTACCAAGTCTTCGGTAGTCTAGTTGTTTAGCGCACTCCTCGAAAGAGGTACTCGGTACAAAGGTGTTCACCATAGTACTTGGTGGAGTGAGACTCTAGGCAGGGCCGTGGACCGGACGCTTTTTTTAATTGGCCCGGGCGTTATTGCGTCGCCCGACGCCGGTATTACCGGCGGGGTTGTTTACAATAACAGTTCCATTTGGTACATTTACTACTGGTTGTTCAGCGCTAGGCTCGACAACTGCGCTCTGGGGAATTTCATACATAGGGTTAACAGTTGTGTTGCCGTTATTGTTGCTGTTGCTGTTGCTGTTGCTGTTGTCATTCCTGTTAAAGTATTTAAGCACCTCCCATGATATCAATACACATCCTAATACAAGGGAAAAGATACCGAACCCTTTTAATACTTTTCTGTTAGGGTCGTCGTCTTTCGTGGCCCCCACAAGGTACCCACCGACACTTGTGAAAATAACTCCAAATATTATATCATAATAGTTAACTTCGGACATTTATACTTTATGGTTACATTTTTATTTTTGCAACAATAGTAAACCGGTGGGTAGACCTAAAAGGAGTTGCCCGGTGTCTTATATTAGAGTTAAAAATTAATAATCTATTTGGTCTGGGCTTTACTCCATATATCAAATCATCCTGGCCTAAGAGTTGTGTTTCACCTCCTTCGTTTTCATTATAAGTATCGTGCGGATAGTACAATACGGTTTGTCCCTCTGGGGCATCTATATGAAAGTATGGCATCTCGGAAGGTCCAAAACAGTTTATATAGAACCTGACAATTTTGTTTCTAAATTCAGGTTTTAATTCAAAGAGTTTTTCTAATAGTATATTGTTATGGGTGTCTAGCTCACAAGTTAGACCTGTTGGGGGTAACCCTTTCTCGTCCACCTCGCCATAAACATACCTAGAGTTTTTGCATAGACTAAACATTTGGGCGTGTTCTATTTCGGACAAGAAGTTATCCAAGATGTCCATCTAATATTACACACGGTTTTCCAGCAGGTTAAGGACCACACTGCAGTAGGGGACATTCTTGGGGGCGTTTAGCTCGTACGACTCGGTGAGGGTCGTGTCGAGGATGCAGTGCAGGTGCAGGTGCCCGACTGAGTGCTTGGGGTGCTCGTGGAACCACCATGAGAGCTGGTTAGTCTTCATATCACGGATCTTTTTGATTGCGTCCGCCAGCTTGGCACGGCGCTCCGATGAAAACTTCCCGAACACATTCTCGTCATAGGTGAGGCTCTGTTCGACGATAGCACTTAGGACCTTTTCCTTAAAGTCCTTGTTGTTGAATAGGTACTCGGTGACATTCATCATATAAGTCAGGATTTTTACATCCGACTGGCGCAGAGTCTTGAAGTTGTAGATGCGCTCCTTTGGGCAGATGAGCAGGTGCAGGAAGGACATCCCCGCACGACTCTCGGCCCCGGGGTAGGCGTCCGTGTAGGGCAGCCCTGCGTTCAGGTAGATGACCATACGAAAGTCCTCGTACAGGTTAGGAAAGTTGTTTTCGATCATATGGGTGAACACTGGCGCTTGGGGGTGCTCGTAGGTGGTCTGGAACGACTTGGGCAACTTCATACCGGTCAATAGGGTCCACTCGGGGTTGACATCCTCCCCGGGCTTCTGGGCGCGAAAGGCCTCGGCCTGCTCGAGTAGTTGCTCCATCTTACTTCTACTCCAGAGTCACCGTTGAGGCCCGGGGTCGGACGCTTTTTTTAATCGGACCTATCCAATAACATTATGGCCATGGCGGCGTAATTGTGCAGATCCATTAGGGTGTCCCTAAGTTTCTCATCCTCAACCAATTGGACACCCTTATTTGAAATATTCACGGCCCGCAGAATCTTATCCTCTATTCTGGTTAATACCCCGACCACTCCAAACTTTTCAAAAGCGTTTCCATAGTCTGCATTCTTCCTAGTATATAGTTCGAGGGCCTCTGCCTGTATCTTCTCCATTGTAAGTAAAGGTCCTAGTGTTTTTATCTAAAGGACGGTCCCGAAACCCATAGTTCTAGTGAAAACCTTTCCCCTCGTGTGACTTTGGATATCTGGTGTCTCTTATATGACGGAAACACTACAATAGAACCTAGGTCCCGTGGGGCTTCCTCGTCATCCCCAAACTGGAGCACCCCGCCGTCATATGTCGAGGGGTCACTTAGGTTAACACACGCGGATAGTTTCCTACTCTCGTTAATGTCCGTGCGCCAATCGTAACACCCCTCTATAAACCTTATATCCTCGTCAAACCCAGAAATATCAAATTTATAAATTGAATTGTTCACTTCCAAAACGGTATCTGCAATTTTAGAATAAATCCAATTATATTCGACAGTTCTAGATAGGTGGCCTAGTTTCGATACTACTGTCCCTGTGATATCACGGCACTCATCTGCAGTGAAGACACTGGGCTTACTCCACCACGAGTTCAGGTTACAATTTTCAATTTTAAAGTGAAATTGGACAGGAAGACCTACAGGTACCTTTTTATAGTCCCAGGCACTATTCCTATATTGACCGTTTTCTAAAACATAAATTAGGAAAACTTGGATATATTCGTCACCTTGGAAAGGTTCGCGCCAGTGTTCGACGGTACGGCCTTCGTAGCATATGGCGTCGCCCGTGTCTAGTAGTATTGGTGTATCGGACATATATATTGGCCACGGGTGGGTCTGACTTAGGTTTAGGGTAATAGAGACCTCACACTCTTCACGGTCACAGTGCCTAACAAGTTCCGAACCTTTCTTATAGACCCTACAAAAGGAATAACTCGGTACAATTCTTTTACCTATATTATTTGATATTTCATCACAAAGTAGACCCTGCAGAATATTTATGCTAGGAAGGTTATAATAGGAGTACCCTTTATAGACCTGGGGATCTGCATTTGGATTTGGTTGTGATCTTATTATTTCACTTAACCGGTCACATTCAGTTTTATTTAAAAGGTTTGATAGCACCTTGAACATAACTCTAATTTTTTATATATATATTAATATATGGCACAACCGGAAGTGCGTGTTGTGTTTCCTACGGCGCAGCAGGCTCCTGCTCAGCCTGTTGAGTCTTCAATAGGCAAATGGGTTCCTTGGATACTCTTGGGGGTAGTCGTGGTAGTGTTTGTAGTTTACATTTTGTATTCTAGAAGTAAATTGCCACCTCCCCCTATAGTCTCTCTAGTGGACAAGGGCAAGAGCAAAGATAAGAAAAATCCGGACGATCCGACATGCACGAGGTCGCAGGTTATTATAAAGAATCCGGATCCGTCTATGTGGCGCACGGTGGGTCCGGGGACATATCCTATAGATAAGAATTCATATGAGATGCAGGTGTACCCTCCTATGGAGGTGGAGGCTTCGGGGCCTACCCCTGCCGACCACCAGACAATGGACTACAGAATAGACCCTACACAGACCGAGGGCTGTCCTAACTATTCCAACCTGGTCCTAGACAAGGACAAGAATTATACAAGCGTTAAGCTTACTAAGATTGGTTAGTATCTATTTACACTTTGAAAATGCGCTTGAGGTCGTAGAAGGTGACATTCGACTTTTTCTTGGGCAGCTGGCTGAGGATGCGTTCGTCGTTTAGGATTTCTGCGCATATCCGATTTTTCTTGTCCTGCAGTTCTAGGATGCTCTGCTCGACGCTAGGCAGCTGCTCGTCCCCGGCGTAGATCAGGCGCTTGATATAGACCTTTTGGGTTTGGCCTGTGCGGTGCGCGCGCCCGATGGCCTGCAGCTCGGTGGCCGGGTTCCACGAAGGGCTCGTGATGTATACCCGGGTTGCCGCTTGCAGGTTAAGCCCCACGCCGCCAGACTTGATTTGGATAAGGAAGACTGGCGCCTTGGTTGAAGCCTTGAACGCCTTGACGCGCGCCTCGCGGTCATCCTTATCGACGGATCCGTCTATCCGGAACACCTCGATGTTTTGTTGTGCCAGCATATCATGAATCTTATTCATCTCACCAATAAACTGGCAGAACACGATGGACTTTTCTTTGGGGTGCTCGAGGATGTAGCCTAGCAGGGCCTCGAGCTTTGCGGAGCGGCCGGTCCAGGGCGGGAAGACCACGCCCGCATTCTCCTCCTTTCGGGAAATACCGTCGAAATACATCTGGGGCCAGGTCAGGACTTGGCGCGTGCGCAGGAAGGCTTCGAGCAGGGCCATCATATGGAGGCCCTTGGACGCGTGGTGCTCGCGTGCGATACCCCGGGCGTCGTCGAATACCGACTTGTAGAGTTCGCGCTCCTCCGGGAGCATCTCGAGTTCGATATCCTGAAAGTCTGCCGGGGGCAGCTCGAGGCGCTTGTTGAATTCGGCCACATCCTGTTTGGTCCGACGCAGCACATATTTCTCGCGGAACAGCTGGGGGTGGGACTCGAGGGCCAGCTTGTGCAGGCCTATGAAGGTGCCCAGCGTGACAAAGTCCTTCAGCGAGTTGAATATGGGCGTGCCGGTGAGGACCCAGCGGATAGGGGCCCGGATCTGCATAGCGTTGTTATAAGTGATGGTCTTTCGGTTACGGATCTCGTGGGCCTCGTCCAGGATAAGGCGGTCCCACCGGACACCGAGCAGGGGCGGGGCCGGCTTGCCCACACGCTGGATAAGCGCGGAATAGGGCGCAACCACAATAGTCGGATTGAGGAAGCCGGGGAGCTCCTTGCGCGAGTTGTCAAACTTGCACACGGTGAAAGCGGGCGCAAAGGCCTTGATCTCGTCGGCCCATTGGGACACGATGGACTTGGGCACTATGATGAGCGTCCGTTGTACTAGGTTGGCAGTCATAGTCGCAATCATCTGGACCGTCTTGCCTAGGCCCATCTCGTCGCATAGGAACCCGCCACGCACATCCCCTACGACCGTCTCCCGCTCGACGAGCCACCTGACACCCGTGTGTTGGTACGGGGAGATAAGACGGCCCTTGAACATCTTGGTTGCTTGTCCTACCAGACCCCCCTAGGTGAGGCCGGGGGTCGGACGCTTTTTTTTATTCGCACAATATAGAAGATGTTACTTATATGGATTATAAGGTTGATACACTACCTGGTGGTGGCGTTCTTTGTGTTAGCGCCCTTTACAAATGATCAGCGCATATTGACACTTCACTTAATAGGCGTACCTTTCTTATTGATGCACTGGGTGACTAACCAGAGCACCTGTGCCTTGACCGAGGTTGAAAAGTTCCTATCGGGCAAGGCTCACGATGAGGAGACCTTTGTGGGCAGTATAGTTGCACCTGTTTATAAGTTTCAGTCGCCCGAAAACTGTGATATGGTTTTATGGTTAGCACTGGTATTACTGTGGCTATATACATTTCATAAGGTTCGGAAGGATGATTTCAGTTTATTGCGCGCTGCAATAAGGCAGATGTTCGACACGCTTCGGTTCTAGTCCTCCTCAAGGGCTAGCAGCGCCTTTGCCTCCTCATCCTCGTCATAGGAAGCCGGAGACTCCTCCTCCTCGCCCTCACTCGGAAGGGCCATGCCGGACTCGGAAAACTCCTCGAGCTCGAGGGCGGCCTTGGGGGCTGGCGGCGCCGGCTTGCGCTCGGTCGCACCCTGGATGATGGTGTTGAGGCGGTCCATCACCACCTGCGGCTTGAAGCCGCCGAGCACCGGCCCGTGGCTCTGGCAGAGGTCGCAGTCGCCGTGCAGTGTGGTGTCCGGCGCGTGCGTGTGCTTAGGCTCGATGCCGCTGATATTTTTGGCGGGCGGGGCCGCCTGGCCGGTGCGGCGCGCCTCGAGCAGCTCGAAGGCCTCCTGGTGGCGCTTGCAGAACTCGCCGCCCTTGAGCGCGTGGAACTTGCACGGCTCGCGCTTGGCGGTGGTGCCCTTGCACAGGGGGCGGTCCTCGTGCTCCTTGGCTTTCTTGGTCTCCACCTTGGTGCCGTCCTGGCCAACCACCTCAACCGTCGCCTTGCGCTTGTACGGGCGCTTGAGGCTGGTGGTCTCGGCAGTCACCTTGTACTTGGCCCGCAGCTCCTCAATAGGCAAGTTATAGTCCTTAGCAACAGTCTCCAGGAACTGCCGCTCCACAACCTCCAGCGCGTTCCGGACAATGTTGGACACTGCCTGGGCGAAGGCCATAGTTGCTTTGTATACCCCACCGGTACCCCCTAGGTGAGGCCCGGGGTCGGACGCTTTTTTTTATCAGAAATATTGGTTTGGGTACTGGTAGGTCACCCTTCCTTTTTTATTTTTAATTTCACTCCTAAATTAGTACATCGCATCAGAAACTATTTTAGGTGTGAAATAGGTCACCTTATTTTTTTCATTCTTAATTTTGTTCCTAAATTAGTACATCGCGTCAGAAGTAATTTAGGTAGGGAATAGGGGTAGGTATCTCCAGACAATTTTGATTTTAAATTGAAAAAGGGGGGAGGTACCATGGTGCATGGTGGGACTAGGGTACCTGTAGGGGATCCCAATTTTGGTTTTTAATTTCAAACTAGTGTCCCTTCCCCTTTCCCCTAGCACTTCCACTTGTTGCCGCAGTCGTGGCAGGTGACGTAGGTGGTCATAGGCTCGTCGGCGCTGCGCGTCTGCATCTGGTGGTAGGTGGTCCTCTTGCCCTTGCACTTGCCGCACTTGAGCATCCCCACATAGTCGGGGGCGAGCTTGCCGTTGTTCTCCATCTGCAGCTCCTTGGCGCGGTGGGCGAAGATAGCGGCCGCGTGGGGCCCGTCCGGCCGCAGCAGCTCCGGGCTGTAGTCGGCCAGCTTGCGCGCCTCCAGCTTGTTCTGCTGCAGGAACTCGGTGATGCCCTCGCGGGGGGGCTGCGGCGGCTTCAGGAGTGCGCGCTGCACATTGATGCGGCTGTCGCGCTTGAACTCAGCCAGCATACAGCACAGCTTCTGCTTGTAGGCCACCCTGAAGTCCTTGCAGTCCCAGCTGCACTCCAGCGAGCGGCGCCACTGCGAGGTCACCTTGCTCTCCGGGTTGCGGATGGTGTTGTGTGAGGTGGTGGCGCAGCGCTTGATCTGCTTGATGGTCCAGTTGAAGAGCGACCGCTCGATGTTGCGGGCCACCTTGGGGTACCGCACGTGCTGCAGGAACTGGCCGTATGCGTACTCCCGCAGACGGTGCTCCGCCATAGCTCTGGCTTTTTGGTGGCTAGCCGGTACCGGCAGGGTGAGGCCCGGGGTCGGACGCTTTTCGTGGCTCAGTAGGTAGACCTAGGTCGCGGGTTCGAACCCGGCTAGTTTTTCATAGATTTAGCTAGGAGTGCCATAAGCTTCTTTTTGGTGCTTGCGCTGTCTGCTTCTCTGATAGCCTTTACTATTACAAGACGGTTGAACCGTCTGAATGCGTCTGGATCCCTGACTGCAAGGTATGCAACTTCAGTTGCGAGGTCCTCCAGGGACATGCTATTGTACATGCCCATGCCCATGGGCTATGGGTGGGGCCGGGGGCTGGACGCTTTTTTCTATGTTACAGATCCGCATACGCGCGGCGCGGTCCGGCCCCTACTCGAGCGCCGGCGCGTTGCTGTCGGAGTCGGACTCGTCGCTGTGGCCGGGCGTCACCGGCTTGATGGGGCCCGTGGCCGGGCCACGCGGGTACTCGCCCTCCTCAATCTCCTCAACCTCATCCGGCTCATCCTCCTCATCCTCCTCGTCGGACACATCGGACTCATCCGACACATCCTCGCTGGAGACCTCGTCCTCACCGGCCTCCTCCACGGCGGTGTGCTTGGTGCTGATGTGCGAGTCCTCGCCGGCCTCCTCCTCCGCCGGGCGCTTGGTGCCACGGCGCTCCTCCTCGAGGCCCGTCACAGTTGGGACCAGCTCGGCCTGGTTGCCGGTCTCGGAGGCGGGGGCGCTGGTAGAAGACATAGTGGCTATGTTGGTTTTGGATGACTGACCGGTACACCCGGGGTGAGGCCGGGGGTCGGACGCTTTTCGTGGCTCAGTAGGTAGACCCAGGTCGCGGGTTCGAAACCGAGTGGTTTTTATATTACAGATGCGGCTACTCCTTGCCCTGCCCCACGGCCTCGGCCATACGCGCCAGGCGCGCCAGCGCACTGGCATCCTCCTCGGCCATATAGGCCATCACCTGGGGCAGGTGGCGCACGAGCCGCGCAGCCTTGGCCGCCGCCTTGGCACTCTTGGCGGCGCGCGCATCATCGGCGTCCTCCTCGGCGGGGCGCTTGGTGCCGCGGTACTTCTGCACCGCCTCGTAGTCCTTGGCGTCCTTCACCACGCACACGCCGTGGCCGAACACGATGAAGCCGCCCGGCAGCTGGTAGCCGTCCTTGCCGTACGAAGTAACACCCTTGGGCAGCGCCACGCACGCAGCCTGCATAGCCTTGGGGATCTGGACGGGGGCAGTGGAGGCCATTTGGTAATATGTAGGCTGTGTTGTTTTGGATGGCTGACCGGTACACCCGGGGTGAGGCCCGGGGTCGGACGCTTTTCGTGGCTCAGTAGGTAGACCCTAATTTTTTTAATAGGGTGCAAAGGGGTGTCTTTTTTACACCCCGCTCACCACTCCTCGCGCTCCTCGAGGTCACCCTCCCACTCGCTGCGCTCGCCAGGGCCCGCGCCCGCGCCAGCGCCGACAGGCACCTCCACGAAGTTGCCGTCCTCGTCCTCGATGAGGGTGGTCTCCTGGGGGGCCACCATGCGC